CCATCGGTGACACTTACGACATCGATAGCAAGACTGAAGAAATTGTCAGCGTCTATAACGTCGAAAGCCTGATGACCCGCACGGATACCATCCCTAATCTTCGTTGGCTGGTGCAAATGGCGTTGTCTTTTGAGTATGGCGAGTCCTCCGAAAAATTTGTTGCACAGGAAGTCGCTCCAGTCGGTATTACTCAATAAGCTCGCAATGAGCCCACAATTCAACGAGGAGGCTTCAAGAGATGTACGAAGCGCAAAGTTTTCGCAACCAACTCGTCGAATGGATGAAGGAAATCATCCCCTACTCCAACTTCGACAAATACGCTCGCAAAACACGCGAGGGTATCGAGACCAACCCACACAACACCGACCGTCACGCTAACCACGTGAACTACGTCATCTACACCGCACGACACAGCTACAGCATTTCGGCTACGCCGACGTACCTTGGCTGCATCGCCTCGACCACATACTATCGCCCCGGTGAGAACTGGACACGCGGCAACGATCTCCCGGATGGCAAGTTTTCCCGTGAGACGTGGGAAGCCATCAAAGACGCGATCATCCGCTTCGAACTGGAGAAGATCGAACAGACAGTAGTGGGCGGGGTTCCCGATGGTCCGCCAAGCAACTACAAGCCGACGCCCATCGACGAGGAGTATTTCGCGGCTCGTCATGCGGCTTTCTTAGCACAGGAACGCCTGAGCAAGGCCGAGCGTGCCATGAACGGGCAGGACAAGAAAGACCCCGAAATGCCGTCCACTCGTGCAGCCGTAGAGCCCGAAGTGGATATGGACGCTTTCGTAGTTGTAAAAACACCCGACAACGAACCCAAGGTCAGCGCATGAAAATCGAAAGCAAGTTGATTCTCGCAAGCAAATCAGCGGTGACAGGCGTGAACCTGTACACCTTCGTTCTCACCTATCCCCGCGTCATCCTTGCGGAAGTCAACACGCATCGTATGCTGAGCCGCAACACTGCGTCTTCGCGTGCGATTCCTTCAAAGAAACAGAGAGAGCGGGTCTTACAAGACCCGTTTCTCCCTGTCACCATCGGGCAAAACCAGAAGGGGATGCAGGCCGGGGCGGAACTTTCCGGCTGGCGTCGTACTGCCGCCTACAAGACGTGGGAGTACACCCGTTATGTTAACGTCTTCGCCTCCTACTTGCTCGACAAGCTGGGAGCCCACAAGCAGGTGGTCAATCGCATCGTCGAGCCGTGGACGTACACCCAGCAGGTAGTCACCGCGACCGACCTGAAGAATGTATTCAAGCTCCGCAACCACAAGGATGCTGAGCCCCACTTCCAGATCATCGCTAAGCAGATGCAAGAGCAGGTTGAGTACGTCGAGCTTCTGTTTGAAAAAGCTTTGCCGCCTGAGATGTGGAAAGATGACAAGCTGTACCGCCGCCGTCTGGAACTGTATGGGATGCCGAAGGGTATCGGTGTGATCCAAGTGCTTCGCCCCGGTGAGTGGCATCTACCATTCGTCGATGACGATGAACTCTGGCCCGGCCACAACTACGATTTGGCGATCAACTGGGAAGAACTCAAGCAGGTCTCAACCGCCCGTGACGCCCGTGTCAGCTACTTCCTGCCGGAGAACGGGCAACGTTCCGACTACAGCCGTGATCTCGAACTATGCGGTCGCCTGTCCACATCCGGGCACATGAGCCCGTTCGAGCACATTGCCACGCCTCTTGAAACTGCCACATATATGGGCAATTTCAAGGGCTGGAAGCAGTACCGCAAAGAATTTGAGCAGGAGGCTGGCGGCGACCGCTGAGTCGCAGTATTACTCCGTATGGCAACCTTGTTTGTACCGGGGCTTTACCCCACAAAAGACGTTACACCTTCACGGTGGGATATCTTCTACCTCAAGATGTCCCATCTGGTCTCTCAAATGTCGAAAGACCCCTCGACTCAAACTGGGGCGGTTATTGTCCGCCCGAACAAGTCCGTGGTGTCGGTCGGCTTCAACGGCTTCCCCAAGGACATGCCGGATAAGCCGGAATACTACGCCGACCGCGAACAAAAATACTCTCGCATCGTGCATTGCGAGATGAACGCCCTGCTGTTTACGAAAGAGTCGGTGCTGGGTTACACTCTCTACACGTGGCCGTTTGCTTCCTGTGACCGTTGCTGCGTATCCATGCTTCAGGCTGGGATTACACGTTTCGTCTTTCCGGAACTGCCGGAAGACAAGAAAGAACGCTGGCAGAAGCCCTTGGATTTGACCAAGAAGTACATTGAGGAATGCAACCACCAGTGGCTTGAGATTGGGCTGAAGGAAATCTATCCTGATGGCACGGTGTAAACGGCATCGCTTCGACACGTTGATTCGCAGCGCAACACGCCCGTGGATGTGCGGCAAGTGCGGATACTGGCCCCCAGCCAATAAACAGCCGAAGAAATGATTAAGAACTACCCCAACCACCGCTGGCAGGATGTCTACCGCCATGGACGCATCTACAGGGAATGGTACCGCTTAAAGCCGGAATACGGCGAGAAATTGCACCTGACGCGGGCGGACGTTTCCAAGGGGCGGGCATTCTTCGACACCTTCCAGTTCTGGATTAACCTCAAGCCTTGGAATGGGTTCCGCAATAAAGCAGGAGAACGGCACGCCAATACTATGGTCGCTCTGCCGTTATGGTACCGTTCTAAGTACGATTACCACGATTTCGGACAGCACCGCTGGGAGATTGAAATTTGCTTCCTGAATGTGCTATATATACAGTGGCACCGAAATCGGGATTTAGATACCAAGGTCGCCCTGCGATTCAAGAAAATTTTTGGAAGGGATGTACACCCGTATGCCAGAGTCCAAACCGAAGCGGAAGCAAGACAAGCAGCGTCCGTATAGAATCGACTACTTCATTCACGATGAGATGTTGAAGGATCGGGCGCTCGTCCGTTCTATTGTCATCCGCGATGTTACTGCCGATGACGCGGAGCAGAAGTTGGCTCAGCATCTCGGTTTCGACCGCACGTTCACCGTCATCCGCTCCTACCGCTTCTACAAGAAGCTGACAGCCGAACCCAAGAAGAAAGTCTACAAAGCAGTTGATGAACTGCTGTCGGCGAAGAAGGCCATTGAAGTCATGACGGAGATCGAGAATCGCAAGGCTCCAATTGTCATTCGCCCCGAAGACCTGCAAAAGGAAGAGCGCGTTGCCAAAGTCATGGACGCAATCGCTGCTGTTGATCCAACCACGCTGCCTCCCGATCATCCGGAACATGTCTGCTCTGACGAGTGTTACGACATCGTGGAAGTCGCACCCAAGGACGTGAAACTGCCTGCTGAATATTTTGACACGTCCGATTGTTCTGCTGGTCGTCCGGCACCCATGCCAACGGCTCCAACGGGAACTTGTGAGGCAACTGCCGCCGCGATCAAGCTGCTATCCACGCTGAACGCCTGCAAGTGGCATGGCGAAAAGTACGTCGATCAGGATACGGGTCGATGCACCGCTCTCGACTCCGGTTCTGAGTACCTGAAAACCCTGTACAGTGCGAACTTCTATCCGACGAAGGCGTTGCCGAAAGAGACGGAAGTCCGCACGGCATTCGGCGGCCCGGTTGAACATTACGCGGCAGCCGAAGCCGCCGCACTGTCTTTTCCAGATAAACCAGTGGTGCCGACGCAGCCTGCTGTGTTCGATGACAACGATCTGGCTGCCAAGCTGGACGAACTTGCGCCAATTATCCATCCTCCGGCAAAGACGGAATCGCCGTTCGAGGTTGGTTCCGAGTTTCCGGCTGAGGAAGTTGTGCAAGAAGTTTTGACGGGTCACAAGAAGGGTGCCCTGTTTGCGGCTGGGGCGGCGATCATCGCGATCCTCGGCTGCGTGTACGTTTACCTTCACTATTTCGCGAGGTAGGCATGTTGGGTGACGATTGCAAGAACCCGCAAGGCCGACACGGGCGAAGTTACTAGCCAAAAGGTCCTAGTCGGCAAATGATCTACCCACCAGCCAACGCAGAATTGCGTGACTGTCCAAAGTGTCGCGGCAAAGAAACCGTCTGGGCTCGGACAGTCACGATCTGTGGCATGGCGTTCAGTTACAAAGCGTGGTGCTGCTCCGAACTGGACTGTGATTATGAAGAGCCCTTGAAGCACACCCATCTACCCGGTACTCGCGACGATTCTTGTCCAGCTTGTGATCTTTAGACTATTCGCCCCTCTTAGGTGAGGGGTGATGTGAATTACTACATCGTCGAAGCGTCCCACCTATTCCGGGCTGGGGACAAATTCCAAACACAATTTTTCGTTGTGGACGTTGTTGGCTTTCTGAACCGAGAGTATTTCGATTCCAGAGAGTCTAAAACAATTGTTCTCCACGGCTCCGTAAAAGCGGAGCAGGCGGACCGTTACGCCGCCGCGTTAGAGCGCCATGATGTGCGGGTCATCCGCATGAAACCGATTGCCAGTATGACGGGCAACGGTAAGTGGTATTTCAAACCGACTTGGTACTGCCACAGGATGATGGGTACCGATATTCCGAAAGGAAATCGGGTTGTACTTGTGGGTTTTCATAACCCGCGCTACAAAACCTTCATCGAAAAGTACGTGAAGGATTTTGAAATTTCAATGGCTGCGTTCAAAACCCCGTCGAAAAAGCAGGGCTGGATGTCCATTCCGGAAGATTTCAAGCCTCTTCTCAAGCACGCCATCGATCTCGACGAATGCGCTGCCAAAATCAAGGCGGAATTCCGCCGCAATCGCAGTAGTAAATAGTGGGGCGGCTCCGAGCCTAAAGTCTCGATAGGAGCTAGTGACTCCCCTGACTGTTGATGTCTGGCTCATCGATTGGTCGGGAGAGAATGCAACTCGGAGCCGTTCTACTGAGGATTGAATGCCACTTACACGCAAAGAAATGTTAGAGAAGTTCCCGCTGCTGGACATGTACCAGAGCCTCTCTGGTGAAACTGCCGTCTATGACGGTCAAGGTGAATTCCAAGGTTTGTGCTACTGCCTGTTCAAACTGGGCGGCGAGGCTGGCGAAGTCTTGGAGAAAATGGGCAAGTTGCTCCGTGATCGTGGTGTCCGCTGGAACTCCGATCCAAAAAGCTGGCCTGACGATGTCCAAGAGGCGCTCAAGAAAGAACTGGGTGACGTGCTTTGGTATGTTGCCGGGGTCGCCCGTGAACTTGGTTTCTCACTGCAATCGGTCGCCGAATGCAATCTGGAAAAACTTGAAGACCGTGAGAAACGTGGTAAGATTCACGGTAGCGGGGACAATCGTTGATAACCTGCGTCACAGCGCCGAGCCGGAGCGGAACTAGCCTGACCATGCAGATGTTGCTGGCGGCTGGCTATCCTTTGGCTTGGAACGGACTTCCGAATCGCAATAAATGGAATGAGCGCGGTTTCTACGAAATGGATTGGAATAAGGGCACACTCGCCGAGTGCGAGGGTAAAGCGGTGAAAGTCATGCCGTTCGATCTCTACCGCCTGACGCCGGATCACGAGTATCGGTTCATCACGATTCTGCGGAATATCGCCTGTATTGAGGCGTCGATGGAGCACACGGTGCAGTGGCGCGGTAAGGAAATGTTCGACGCTCATCATGCCTCGGACTGGCAGGCACGCACGCTGGACTTTATCAAGGATTATTCGCGTGTCATCGTCGAATTCAGTGACCTTTTCAACGGCAAAGCGCAGCAGCAGATTGGAGAATTCTTGGGGTTCGATGAATTACAGATTGCGAAAATGAACGACTGCGTGGACCCAAGTATGTGGCACTTCAAGCCGGGGGAAAACCAATGAGATGCCTGCGCTGCGTTCGCGAGAATTTGAAGAATCAGCAGATCACCCTCAGCGTTGTTCAGATGGCGGTTGATGGGGCCAGAACGGGCGTGGTTGTCCGTAACGGAGAGTCCATCTGCACCGAGCATTTGTACAACATCGTCATCGAAGAGGCGATTCCGGTACAGTTCAAATAATTCCATTTTTCATGGGATTTTCGACTGCTACCGCAAATTTCATCTCTCCGACTCTTAATTAGAGGGCATCGATAGTGAACACGGAATACATCGAAACTACCGAGGAACAACTACTCGGACTTCGCGACAGCCTTGACTTGCTGGGGCAGCTTAATCGCGACAAGATCAGAGAATTGGACATCTATCTGTATGGCACGACCACGGATCGTGGTCTAGTCGATGCCGCCAAGGAAGCCATTGCCGACAGTTCCTATGAAGTCGAAATCACCGAAGAAGACGTAAACCTGACTGAGATTGCGGTCGCCATTCCGATCTCCGGTGACACCATCTACGCCCTGACTGGGTCTGGTTTTCGTGTAGATCGCCACATCAGTTTTGCTTACCAAAGCGAGGGTGAAGGACCGAGAGACTTGAACTACGGTGCCTCATCCTATCGTCCGAATATTAGTTTTTCAGTCCTCAAAAATCCTGCTCTCGCCGATTCAGACTTGAATCTCGGCGAGTACCTGAAGCAGTACGGAACCGGGGGAGCCGCGCAAATCAAACCAAAGGTCAGACGGACAGAAGAAGCCACGCAACCGGGCATACCCGCCCCTGCGCAGGCTCCGGAGACTCCGGCACAGGCTCCCCCAGCAACTCCCGCCCCGGCACCGCAGGGGCAGCCGAAGCGAACCTCGGTGAACATCCCCTACTTGGTAGAGAAGTTCCTTGGTTAAAACCGAGCCCAAACCCGAAACGGTACGTAAGGAAAAGCTGGTCGCACCGCCGCTCACCGCCGCCAAGAAAGCGAACTACCTAAAAGTGCGGCTCTCCTATCTGACACCGGAACCAAAACACATCCGTTCGGTCGCACTGGAGCAGCAATGCCGTATCAAGCCGCCGTTTCTTGAGGACGTGTGCGTTTTGATGCCACGGCTGAAAGTCTTCACGATCCTCGAAACCTATATGCCGATTTTCGAGAAATTGCAGGCTGCTGGAATTGTCTCAAATCAGGCTAACCTACAGAGTTTTAAGGTTTTAGAGGAAGATACCACCACCCTCGCCTACATCTTCAAAAAATCCTAGCCAAACCACCGCTCGTTGTTGTAGAATAGCCCCTGATTCGCATTTTCGCGATTGGGGGAAACATGAAACGAACCGCGTTGATTTTCCTGATTGTGGGGTTATTCGCAGCCGCCGCGCACGCCGCGACTGTTCACGTGCTCATTCCGAACTACGACAGCTACAGCCAAGGCATGATCTGCGTCGTCGATCAAGAGTACAACTCCCAGTTCGAGAACCTAATCCATGCCAGCGATTTCAGCGTCAGTCGCACCAACAAGAACTCTGCGCTCACCTTGATGGGCTTTTTCAAAGATGTCGATTTGAATGCCTGCTATGTTCCGAAGGGAACCTCGCAGCATGTCGATGTGCCGAACGCTGAGACGGTCTATGTCGTGACTATCGTGATGAAGGTCGCAAACGGAGCGGCGACTAACGTGTACTGGAACATCACCAACCTGAACACTGTCGGCATTGTCGGCGATAATCAGTACGTGACCGTGGACGCCCCGGCGCTATAGGAGCCTTATGAAATCGTTTTCGGTACTCACCCTGATGTTCGTTTTGTCCTTGGCGGCTGTGGCGCAGATGCCTCAGCTACTCCCCCCGCCTCCCCCCGTGGTGCCTTCGGCTCCGGTAGTGACGCCTCCTCCCGCAATGATTCCAGCATCGCCCAACAACCCGGCTGCCGTTTATCCCCCGGACAACGTCATCGTGGTCACCGTGAAGCTGTTTGACTCGGATAACTACTGGTACGGTTCACAGTTCGAGTTGACGAGCACGGTGAATACGGACATCTGCGTGATGCCGTATGTGGTGCCCGGTTCTGCAAGCAACGTCATCGGTTCTGTGGTCCAGATGATGCCGATGAAGGCATTCGAGAAAAACGTAAACATCGGGCAGTACAAGACGGCTGATGAAAATCAACCGTGGAGAGTCATCGTGAAAGCGAAATGGCGCAAAGGCAACTGCGCCGACAAATAGGAGAATTCATGAAACGCACATTGATTATTGTTCTGCTCCTGCTGACTGCCAGCATTGCATGGGGTCAGACCATCGGCGATCAAATCAACGATCTGACCAAGCAACTCCAAGATGCTCAAGCCGCGTCAGAAAGCAACGGCGCAAAGATCAAGAAGCAAGCCGCCAAGCTGGACGACATCAAATTCGCTGCTGAGGCATACAAGAAGCAGAGCGCCCGTTTGCAGAACGACATCAACGATCTCAACATGCGAATTCAGCAGCACAATAACAACCGCTGCACCGAAACCTGCGATCAAAATGGCGGCAACTGCACGCACAACTGTGGTGCGTACAACGCGGAATCGGCGTCCCTCAACAACGAAGCGGCCTCGTTGCAGCAACAAGGGCAGCAACTCGATCAGATTCAGCAGACCGTTACTCAGCAATCACAGGAGTGGGTTGCGGAGACGAAAGAATTGCTGGCGGAAAATGATCGCCTGAACGCGCTCATCGCCAACATCCAATCGCGACTCGCTGACCTACGCGGTCAGTACGATCAGTGTCGGGGTTCCATTCCGGTGACGTGTGACGCTCCGAACGATCCAATCCTCAACGAGAAGTGTGAGAAAATGCACGCTTCTTGTGGTCGGCTGTTCGACGGAAACTAATGCGAAAACTCGACAACAATTTTACGGCAGCGGTACGGCGACTATGGCCTATTGGGATCGTTTTCGCCATCGTCCTTGGCGTGATAGTATCGTTTGCAGTGGCTTGGAGCCGCTAGGAGAAAACATGAAATTCATTCGCAACGTCGGATGGTGTATGTTCTTCATCGGGATCGGCTGGTCGATTCGCAGCTTTTCCGATCCTAGCTACAACCTCGGTGCGGCAGTGATGGGCGGTCTTTTCGGCTTGGCTATCGCTCTCGGCTCCAACTACGTTATCAACAAACGAGCGGCAAAATAATGTCTAACAGGCCAAAGAACGATGCTCTCGGCGACCGGATGAAGCGGTACGAAGACGTTTATCGTTTCCGTCTCCCCCGTCGCACTTACACCATTGTTCGAGTTGATGGTCGTGCGTTCCACACGTGGACGAAAAGATTGCAGCGCCCATACGATCTCGAACTGATCGATTGCATGAACGCAGCCGCCCTTGCCCTCTGCGAAGAAGTTGCCGGAGCCCGGTTCGCCTATGTGCAGTCCGATGAGATCAGTCTGCTGGCGACCGACTTCGACCTCACGACCACACAGCCGTGGTTTGATGGTATCGTGCAGAAGTGGTGCAGCGTAGCGGCATCTATCGCGACGATGGCATTCAACGAAAAGGTGAGACACTACCGTAACTGCGTTGATGGTTCGATGCTCATTAGCAAAAAAGAACCCAACGCAACGTTTGATGCTCGTGTGTTCACCATTCCTGACCACGTGGAAGTGGCGAACTATTTCGTCTGGCGGCAGCAGGACGCTGAGCGCAATTCGGTCGCGATGTTGGCGCAGCATTATGCCAGCCATAAAGAACTGCATGGCAAGGGCCGGGAAGAGCAGCATGAGGTCATCTATAAATACGGCGATAACTGGGCAAAGCACCCCGTTCGTTTTAAGCACGGTGCAGTTGTACGTCGTCATGTTGAATCTCTCTACTCAACGACCGCTTTCTCAGGTGGGTGGGCGGTTGATGATGCAACGCCGAAGTTTACGCGCAAGCGTGCGTACCTTGAGAACCTGATCCCTATTGCATGGGAAGGCGATTTGATTGAGCGCAAAGCCAAAGCGGAGGGTGTATGAAGAACGGAACACTTCGTCAGGTGAAAGTCAACGACCGTACCTACAAGTACCGCGTCGTCAGCGAACTGTCTACCGAAGTCACTATGCCGGATGGCAAGACCATCACCGCAACCAATTGGGATGTCAAAGGGGTGCGGGAAGCGTTCTATCGCGACGAGTACCTCAACCCGGAGATTCATTACAATCTGCCGAAGGGGGATGAAGTCGTGGAGTTCGGCATTCGTCCGGCAGACGTGACGCGGTTCATCACCGATGGCATCGAACGCAACCCGGATTTGTTCGATCCTATCGAAATCGCCGAGGGAGCCAATGCTTAATTTTCTCTTGCTCATGATCGTGCCAGTGCTGATCGCTCTGGCTACCCTGCTGGTCTTCAAGGGCAAGATTCTGCTTTGGGAATTCGGAGCGCAGGTCGGCGTTGTCGCCCTTGTGATCGGTATCGCTCTTGCTGCGGCGTATGAGGGACGGACCGAGGATGTCGAGGTTTGGAATGGGCAGGTCACCAGCCGCCAACGGCATGAAGTTTCTTGTTCCCACTCCTATTCCTGTAACTGCACCCCGGAGTACGACAGCAAGGGCAACTATACGGGAGAACACTGCGACACGTGCTATGAACACAACTACGACGTGGATTGGACAGTGTACGCTTCGACCGGAGAGTCCGTTGATATCGAACGCGAAGATCGACAGGGTTTGATCGAACCGAAGCGGTGGGACGCCGCGTACCCCGGTGAACCGTGGGCATCGGAACATTCGTTCACGAATTACATCAAGGCAAACCCTGATTCCGTATTACTCGGTACCAAAGGCGACATGCAGAAGTGGGGCAAGCTGGTGCCGAAATACCCGGCAGATATCTACAACTATTACTACAACAACCCGGTCATCAACATGGGCGTCCCCGGCGTCAAGGTTGAGGAGTGGAACTGGCTGGTTCGTGAGATCAACAAGACTCTCGGACCGAAGAAGCAGGTTCACATCATCGTGATTCTGGTGCCGACTAACGACCGCAGTTACCTGTATGCCCTCAAAGATGCGTGGCTCGGCGGCAAGAAGAACGATGTGGACGTGGTCATCGGTTCACAGGACGGACAGACAATCGACTTCGCCGACGTGATGTCATGGAGCACGAACAAAGCTTTGACGGTGGAACTCCGTGACGACATCCAAGGCATCGGCAACCTGCTTCGCAAGGACGATATCGTTGCAGCCATCAATACGCGAGTCAGTGCTGACTTCGTCCGGATGCACATGAAAGACATGAAATGGATCATGCGTTCGTACCAGCCCTCCTCGTCCACAATGATGTGGATTTTCATCGTTGGTACGATCCTGTCCGTTGGAATTTCAGTGTGGGCAGTCTACGCGGATTTAGGCGAAGATGATGTTGACCACGATTGGGGTCACCGTCGCTACGCCGCACGTTTCAAATTTGGGAACAGCTACTTCAATTAAATCGAGTTCAGGAGAAAACACATGAAATACGCTCTGATCGTAATCGGGATTCTCGCGACACTTCTCGTCGTCGCCGGGATGGGTCTCGCCGTGGGTTACTGGAACTGGTCAAACGACTGCCGTACCGCCGAGCAGGAGATTCCGGGGCAGTACACCGAAATGCAGAATGCTTACGACAACGGCTGGAAGAAGGTCACTGAGATCGCTCAGGTGCCGCAGCAGCAGATGGACAACTACAAGACCATCTACGACGGCGTCATGAAGGGTCGCTACGGTGCTGACGGTTCCAAGGCGCTGCTCCAGTTCATCAAAGAACAGAACCCGACGCTTGACCCGGTTCTGTACACGAAGGTTCAGCAGACCATCGAAATCTTCCACGACAGCTTTCAGGCGGCTCAGACAAAGTTGATCGCCGAGAAGGTCGCCTACAAGCAGTTGATGGACGTGGGCGCAGGTCGCGTTTACAACATCTTCGGCAGCTATCCGCGTATCAAGATCGGCTACCCGGCTGGAACGCAGGATGACTTCCAGATTGTGACGAGCGACAAGACGCAGACCGACTTCCAGAATCACAAGTCGGCCCCACTAGACATCCGTCACCCTGAGAACAACAAGTAATGCCTACCGTTAAGACGCCTGCCAAGGTCAAAGTTTTCACGGGCGGTGAGGATATCGTCCTCGATGGCACAGTTGAACCCCTTCTAATCGAAGGGGTTCAACCCATCTATGACGGTGCGAAAGTCCAACTCTTTCACGCCGGACGTGTTTGGTGGTTACACTACGGGTTCGACCACAACACTGGCGGCTTCAAATCAAAAAAAGCTGCGATTCATTGGTTTGAGCACGGCGGCAGATAGTATTAGTCAGTGTATGAGCACTGACGTTGGATTCAAGAAAACCGCAGAAGCAGAACACCACTACAGCACAGGGATGCAACGCGACAATCGCGTCGGTAAGGGTGCCCTCCATTGGCTCCCGTGGGACGCCGTCCGGTTGGTATCCACCATCTACGAGCACGGCAACAAAGGTCGCAGCAACGTAAACCTCCGTCCTAACAAGGACGGCAAGGACCGCAATTGGGAGAACGGCGGCGACATCGATGACTTCTACCAGTCAGCCCTGAACCACATTTCAGCCTTTCTCGCAGGTGATCGAAGCGAAGCGCATATCCCGCAGGCGATATGGAACCTGCTCAACGGGCTCCAAATGTCGATTTGGGTGTATCTGGGATACCGTTCTCAAGAGCACAACACTTTGACGGATGCACGCCACGGCTGGAAGCCCGGTGACCCATACGTCTCTGTGTTGGCACCCATTGAGATCGAACGCCTCAAGTTTTTCGGCGTAATCCCAAAGGACTATGAACCCGCTCCGAGTGTCAATGAACCTGAATCTCAGCCGGAGGAACCAACCCCGGCACCAGAGCCGACACCCGCACTCAAGGAATTGATGCAGGAACCTGCTCCGACCGTGGTCAAGAAGAACATCAAGAAGTTCGAGGAAGGTGAGGACGAACTGTAATGGACGGCATCGAACTCACGCAACCAGCAGCAACTTACTGGGTTGTCGCTCTCTACAATGAGAAGTCGGAGATGATCTTCGGTGTCAAACTGGATGGTTCAGTTGAGTTCGGACCGGGGTTCACAACCAAGGACGAGGCGGCTCGTGAGTTCTGGAAGCTTTTAGGACGGCATTATCCGATCTACGTCAACGAGACATACATCAAGGCAGGCGCATAAATGATAGAAAATGAAAACTTACTGGATGCTCAACGTTACCGATGGTTGCGAACCCATTTAGAGTTCATCAACTTTGCAGGAGGTCATGTTTTTGACGAGATTAAAGGTTCAGTTCATTCGGGCTTCTTAACTTGTGACACCTGTGATGTGGGGCTTGATTATGCGATTGACAAACGAATTGCAGCCGAGAAAGGAAATGCATAATGGGATTCTCTTTTGAAGAAGCATTCAAACATCTGGACGGCACCAAGCTGACCTACAGCACCCTCATGGACGAGGTTATCGCTGTGCGTCGGAAATATCTTGGCGACCTCGCTCCGGAGATCAATTCTCATGACATGTTTTTCCAGCTTATGCAAATGGGCTGGATCAGCTTCCCGGACGACGGAAGTTCGGGCGGCAATGAGACTTGTATCTTCGCAATCTGTGAAGATGTCCGTAAGGTTCGGGAGCGCATCGAGACCTACAAGCGGGACTTCATCACTGAACAGGCGAAACGATTCCTCCAAGAGGAGGAAGAGGACGGGCAGTTTTACCCCCACGATGTCAAGGTGGAGGAATACCGCACGGCAGTCCAAGAAGTCGCGGCTGGAAATTTCTAGCTTCTGGAGCCTTTATTGAGGGCTCTCATGGGCAATCCCCTACTCGATAAACAAGCAAATCCCGCAGCTACCGCTGTCAACAACGCTGGGACCGGACACGAAGAGATCGAAGGCAATCCCCTGTTCGATCACCGGGTGGGTGTGGTTGATGGTGGGTTGGGTCGCCGTCCTGATTACGGCGAGAAATCGGCTTGCGGCAACCGGGGCGGCTATACGGGCTGGTTCGAGATCGAAGCTGAAAAGGAAGCCTCCGATATCAAAGCAGAGTATGGAATAGCGGTACAGGCGGACGCCAAAGTCGCCTCGATCCAAACCCAGATGTTCGTCTCCGGAGCCGACTGGGACGGTCTAAAGCTTAAGCAAGCCCACCTGACAGCCGACCTGACCAAGGCCGTTTATCTGCCGTGGTTTACTGCTCGTCAAATCGCCCGTGAACTGCCCAAAATGAACTCCGGGCTCCGTACATCGTTGATTTCTAAGGCATAAAACCTAGACTTTTACCCGGCGAAGCTGGTAGAATATAGGTACATGACACGTTTAGAGAGAGCTATCCTCTTCGCTACCACCGCTTTTGACACCAAAGGCGGAACCATCAAGAAATACATCGATGAAGATGGGATGCCGAAGATCGTCCACTGCCTCGAAGTGATGTTCGCGGTGAAGCAACTCATTGAGCGCGATCCTTCCATAATCCCTGACGGCTGTACAGCCGACGACCTTCTCGTCGCTGCCGTCCTGCACGACGTTGTCGAGGACACCAAGTTCACGAAGGAAGATATCGCACGCGAGTTCGGCGACGTGGTTGCGGAACTGGTTGATGGTGTCAGCCGCCGTGAGCACTCTCATTCCACTTGCAAGGTTGCGAAGTGCTCCGAGCACAAGGAATTCTATCGCGATTTCATCTATCGCGCCGGGGAGAAGGTCGGGACGACCATTATCAAAATCGCCGACCTGACAGTGAACCGTAAGCGCACGCACAAGATCAAGGACTTGAAGTGGCGCGACAAACTGGAGTTCAAATACGACACCGCCCTGAAAGTTCTCACTGAGGAAATTTCGTGGGAAGAGGCATCGTGGGGCTGGCACTGCGGTGATTTCGGTGGTAAGATCGGTTCCGAAGGCGGTTACTTCACCGTAGCAGACCCGAATGGGAAGAAGCTGCGGCTGACTACGGAAGAGTTCGAGAAGTACACCGGACGAAAGGTCACAACATTATGAGAGTCGTACAGCTTGGCGGTCTCACAGTCGTCGGCATGAGCGAAGAGCAAGAAGTTTTCATGCGCAAGCGTGAAGCTTTCGTCGAACGCTGGATGAAGGAACACGGTCTGACAAAAGAGACCGCGACCATCAAACAGATTCTTGAAATGCGCCAAGAAGAAGGGTGGAAGAATCCCCAATGAAAACCCTGAGCGTCAACCGCTTCATCTGTCAACGTACCGGGCGTATCTTCGATACCGAAGCGGCCTGCCGCGTGTCTGAAAACAAATTCCCCGCCAAGAAAATCAAACAGTTGTTCGACCGCATCATGCGAGGCAAGTATTGGGTGCCGAAAGTCGGCGATCTTGTCTATGTGCCGACGATGATGTCCATCGATCATGGCGAGGATGACGTGCAGGGTGGACGTGCAATGGTCACCCGCGTTTACAAAAACATGAGCGGCGGCGACAAGGACTGCATCTTTATCGAAATCGCGCAGCATGATCGCGGCGGCAATTGGACGCAGTTCCTTTTCCCGGAACAGAAGCAACTGATGCATCGCTTCAAGGACATGGTCGCCCGTCCCGATCCTGATTACGGTCCGAGCGATCCCAACGGAGGATGGAGCTAATGGAAACTCGTGAACAACATTTGAACTGGTGCAAAGAACGTGCGCTGGCGATTCTGAACACTGGTGATATCGCCGGAGCCTATGCTTCAATGGCATCCGATCTCCGCAAACACCCGGAAACCGAGGATCACATCGCTATCGGTCTAGGGATGTCGCTTTTGTTCGGTGGACACCTGAACACAACCAACGAGATGCGCAAATTCATCGAAGGCTTCAACTGAGCCTGCACTGGCAGAAAGACCTGCCGCACAAGTTCGTCTGGCGATGGGCGACTTGGATGCGCCGGGAATACAAACGACAGCAGAGAATGCGAAATGAGTCGAGGCAGCAAGGTTCATCCGAAGGGCGAATTCGATATCCGCTATCCGGCTGTCGAGAAATTTGAGCAGTTCTGCGCTAACCTGCGGTCGCACATGAGGGCGCACGATAAGGGCGATCTCAAGAATGCACAGATCATTTATCGCCGAGCCGTGGGATACGCTTACGAGCGAACCAAGTCGGCGGTAGAGGCAATGAACCCGAACGATTTTACAGACGTGATGACTCCGGCGTGGAGGCAGTTCCGATTTAATCACGGCGAGTTATCCCGGCTGATTAGCAAGTACAGATTCATCAAGCAAGAGGACATCAAGATATGAGCCATCTCGCCGATCCCGAAACACAGCCACTCTGGAACAAGGTCATCGACATGTGCGGCGGTGACTATGACCAAGCCGTGACGTTCATTTGCCGCCTGCGGGAGTTGGTATGTGTTGTCGATCCGTCACGTGGCGAAGATGTCACCAATGCGATTCGCCGTGCGCAGTACGAAGAGGCTCTTGAGGAGGCTCTGTTTGACTAACTCAATCGACAACCCGGCAGTCATTGCGCGTATTCGGCAGCTTAATACCGAACTGGAACTGGCACGCGAGGCTTATTACAAGTCGGCTACGCCGATCATGTCGGACGCTGAATACGACAAGAAGGAAAAGAACCTTCGCGATATCGTGAAATCAAGCCCGTGGCTGGCCGAATTTGCTCCGGTATTGACTACGGTCGGTAACGATCTGATGCCTGCCGCAGGGCGTATTCGTCATAGCCGCCCCATGCTCTCCATCGAGAACAAATACGAGAAGTCCGAGATCGATGATTTCCAGAAGAACGTATTGCATGGCGAAGCAATGCTTCTGGAGCCGAAACGTGACGGCATTTCCTGCGAACTTCGCTACCGCGAGGGCAAGCTGCAACTGGCATTGACACGTGGTTCCGGCTCCGAGGGCGAGGATATCACGGCTCAGATTCGTGTGCTGAGAGACATCCCGAAAGAGATCAAGTATAGTGACGCATTCCCGCATAGCCTTGATGTGCGCGGTGAACTGGTCATGCGCAAGTCCGAACTGGAGCGCCTGAACAAGATCGCCCGTGAGAAGGGCGGCAAGGAATATCAGTCCACTCGCAATTTGGTTGCTGGCACCGTCAAGTTGAAGGACATGAACGAAGTTGCCAAGCGTGAGATTCTGTTTATCCCGTGGGAGATGACCGGGGATGGGCAACTGTCGGATAGTGGCTATGTCCGTATGACCATGTTGGCAAGTGCAGGCTTCGCCAAGTACGAGGGCTATCTGGTCGATCCAGCCGACAGCACCGACGTTATTAAGGTGCTCGATCACATCCTGAAAGAGAACGAGCAATCACAGATCGTGGCTGATGGCGTAGTCGCCAAAGCTGACAGCATGAAGCTGCGCAAGGAACTCGGCGGCGGCACCAAGTTCGCTAACTATCAAGTTTGTTACAAACCGCAGACCGACTTCGCTACGACCTACTTGCGCAAGATCGTGTGGCAGACCGGGCGCTCCGGCAAACTGACCCCGGTCGGCGAGTGCGACCCGGTTCCTTTGGCGGGGGCGGTGGTGACCCGTGCAACCCTCAATAATCTCAGTTTTATTGAGGAAATGGGACTCAAATTGAACGCCAAAGTGAAGATGCTTCGCTCTGGCGGCGTAATCCCGGAGATCGACGGAGTCATCGAAGAGGGCGACACCGCAATTAAAGCACCCGGACATTGTCCGGAGTGCGGCAGCATTATCGTTGCCGAGACAGATGAGCGCAGCGGCATCCTGACGCACTGGTGTCAGAACGTCGAGTGCCCCGGTCGCGTCTCCGATCTGTTCTATTTCATCGGCGGACGAGGCGTGCTGGAGATTGACGGACTCGGCCCGGAAATGGCTTTGAAGATCGTCAAGGATGGCTACGCCCGAAATATCGGCGAACTTTTCGAATTCCAGACTGAGGCAATGGAAGGCATCAAGACACACGGCGAAGAGAACTTCGACCGCCGTATGGCGAAACGCGGCTTCTCTGTCGTGTTCCGTAAGATGGTGCAGTCGATGGAACTCGCCAAAAAGAAAGATTGGGATCGCTGGATTATGGCTCTCGGTATCCCCATGATCGGTGGGTCGCTTTCCAAGGTTCTGGCGACGAAGTTGGAATTGATGCCGGAGTCGATGAAGTACCTGACCGCCCGATTGCTCGATGTTGAGGGCATGGAGATCGAAGGCATCGGTTTCCACAAAAAGCAGATGATTCTGGATTGGGCGAAGGATAGTCAGAATCGCAAGATTTGCGAGGCTCTGTATAACGCCGGGGTTGCTCCCAAGGCTCCTGAGAAAGTACAGGTGGTTGCCGGGGAGCCGCTTAAGAACGTGGTGTTCGTCATCACTGGCGAGTTCAGTGAGGATCGTGAGAAAATCACGGCAAAACTGGTAAAACTTGGTGCTACATCAAAGTCTGGTGTATCATCGAAGGTGAACCTGTTGATCGTCGGGGAAGCCCCCGGCAAGACCAAGACAACCAAGGCGAAAGAACTTGGGATTCAACAGGTCGGCAAGGACTGGCTGGTCAACGTGCTTCGCGAGAACGGCATGGAATTGTCCGGCTCCGGGCTCGATTTTGAAATGGACGAGGCGTAACATGAAGAGCGAAAGCACATACGTTGTCGGCACGACGGACTACTACGGTGAGTACCAAGCGGTGATGAAGCAATCCGCCGTGGGGAAAAGTTTCCATGAGTTCACAAAAGAGGACACGATCCCTATCAAGAGCGGTGACAAACTGATCGTCCGTTGGCCTGACGGCAAGTTCACGACCGAAACGATTCGTGTGCGCGACTATCGTAGTTCGGCGAAAGTGGATATGTTCGCCCCACCGGATCAATTTACCGCCCGTGTGTTGGAGGTTGTCCGCAATATCCATGGGCAAGACGTGTTCATTCCTTTGAAGAAAGGGCAGAAAGTTCGCCTTTCCCGGAGCTAATATGGCAGAAACCGCCACATACCCGCTCACCGCTAAACTCCAGAAAGAGGGGGCCGAGTGGTATTCCATGAGGGGCTTTAGCAAGTTCGATGACGCCCGTGATTTTATCCTCAAAGAACTCCGCGAGGGCCGAGCAGATAAAGGCATCATGTTGGCTGAGGTTCCCGGCGATCCCACTCCCACCGAACTCCACTACCGGGCGTTCACCGATCCCATGCGTGGACGCACCGTGCTTGGCGGTGTATGCACGGCTGAGGACGCCGATCAATACATGGCGGAAGTCAAAGCGGCTTACGTCCGTCCGGTGTTCTCTCCTCGCGAACTCTTCGAAATGAAGGGCATCGACAAGTACCCGGCTGGCAGCCTACTTGGGTTGGAAAAATACCTCTGCGAGGACGGCATTGACCTGCCTTACGACGCATGGGAAAAGATTGAGACTGAGGGTCGCATCGATATGCGTTTTCTCGTCTCCGAGGACATGGGCAGCGATGAAACGCTGGAGATCGCCACGGTTCGGTTTATCCCGGAGGAAATCAGCCGTATTCCGGTGATGATTTGCACTCATTGCGGAGAAGATGAAGCAGACCGCTACATCGTCAATGCGGACGCTTTTGCCCGTATGGTCTCCTACCTGCGCTCGTTCATGGAACGGGAGGAAGATCAAAAACCTTATGTGACCGACATGGACAAGAAACTCCCGGTCTTAACAGAGTTTGGCGGCTACACTATCCACGACTGGTACGACACCGAAAAGCAACAACGAAAAGAGACGAATCCCCACTCAAGACTCCGTTGACGAAACCACCCCTACGACGTTAAAGTGGGGTATGGGAGCCTATAATGTTCAAAGTCAGCTATCACTCTTGGCACTCGGAACTCTACCACTGGTGGTATGAGAAAAAATACGGGCATCCGAAAGCGCAGCCCGTCAGCAACCTCTGTCCGTACATGCGTGTCGTTCTGTTCTGGGCACCGCTGCGTATCCTGTTCTGGGATTGGGTCGAAGTGTTTGGCATTCCGACTTACCTGATCTCTTTCCCGACAATTCTTGCTGCGATCCCGATCATTGGGTACCTGCGAGGTCACCACAAATTTGCTGCCCGCATGTGGGAAATCTACGGGCTCAGTATCGCCATAATTTTGGCGTTTATTCTGCTCATTTACATCATCGCTTCCATCGAACGTTGGGCGAAGCGCCGTAAGGCTAATCGCGTAGAGAAGCCGCCGAAACCGCCCGGAGTTTTCTGGCCGATGGTGGGTGCTTACATGAAGTCCGGGCACGACCGTATCTGCCCGGAGATTTGCTTTATCGGTGCACCTGAACCCCCATGTCCCGATCCCGGCCCGGAGCCATATTGCGACTACGGCGACGAACCGCCCCATGAAGGTTGTGGCTGTCCGCTCTGCCTTGAACAGGAAAAGAACAAAGCCATCGACGAGATTCTCAACGACAAGGATAAACCGCAAAACTGCGGCGGTGAGGGGAACATCGATTAAATGGCGAACTACACCGTAGGATACAAAGCGTTCCGTGTGGGAGAAGATGGGCAGCTTCGTTTCCTATTCCACAGCTACCGGGAGCCCGGTGCCGACAAGGGTTCCAGCATCGTTCCGCTTGATCGTTGGATCACGACCAAACGTCCGTGGGGGCGTGAGGCTCAGGGCAAGAAATATCGCCTTGCCTTCCACTTTCTGCGATACGAGAGGGACATCGCCGCGTTTCAAAAGCTGACAAAGCACAAGTATCTAGTGCTTCCCGTGCACGTCCGTAAGATCGAGCCGAAGCCGCGTACCAGCGTAGGATCGTGGTTAGCGGTCGAGATTCGCGTGCCATCCGCCCACGTTGCCAAGGCGAAAGCCGAATGGCACCTGACGCATACGCCTCGTCCCGGTAAGCGGGTGAAGGCGATAGGAGCAGCAGCATGAACACTGAAGCGACGAAAATTCCTGAATTCAACGAAAGCGTCGTCATGAAGTACGCCGGGGATTTCATGCATCTCGGCGATGTGGCACAATACTACGATCCGACAGTCTGTCCGGAGTTTTTCGCACTGTCCGCCCAACTCAAGTTTTTCGCAGGTCTCATGCCTGCGGATATCACGGCGGCAGACTTACACAACCGTCTGACGGAACTGCGTCAAAAGGTGTTGGTTGCACAGGATCGTCTGAATGCGATTCTCGATGCGGTCGATACCGCACGTACACAAGTTCGCAAGGAAATCCAACACTGAGGTTACTATGCCAGACCTACGTCCACGGGTAGACGACCAAGAGTTGTCGCCCAAAGCAAAACGCAATCTCCTCATCACCATCGCTATTCTGTTCGTAGCGGTTGTGGGGTTCTGCCTGTTCTTAAATAAGGACACGCGCATCATCGGTCAGGGTACACCGGAAACTCTAATTATGAAGCCGATTCAAAGTGCAACTATCGGAGCGAATGGTCTCGTCTGTGTTGAGATGCTTCCCGACCGCACTTTTTATGACCCGACCGCAGAAAAAGGGATTGAACAGCACTGCACACCCATCGAAAATGCATGGGTCTTGGTCAACAAGAAACCTGAGGTCGATGGTACTGTCGCCACGATTCAATTGCTCCATGACGCCCCGAATCCTTACGGCATGGATCATTACACTGCGACCAAGAGCATCCTGATTCTGGTGCGTACTGAGAAAGAACGCGAACAGTATCAGGACGTTTTGGACGCGGTTCAAACTCGTCTGTTTAAGGAACGGGATGTTGCTTTGACAGACCTGACCCAACAGTCAGCGAACTAATGTCCAAAGAGACCAAAAAGAAGGCGCAATGCCCGTCCTGCCGGAATGAGAGCAAGGGCGAGAGAAGGTACTATTGCCACGCGGTGAACTGCACGTGGTGTGGCGGCAGCAACTTTCACATTTGCTACGATCCTTGGCACGGAGACGTGAGTGTCGTGGTAGAGTCCTCGGCTCCGAAATCGGCCCCGAAGAAAAAGGTTAAAACAGAAGCGGAAGCCGTTTTGGATATGGACGTAGACTACTTCTTAGATTCGGTGATCTGATGCGTGGGTTCTTTCGACAAGTCGCAATCCTGATCCGGGAACTCCGCTCCCGAACCCGCTGCATCATCTGCGGCGAGAAGTACGAGGGACTGGCTCAGGACTGTAGGTGTACAAACTATGAACGAAATTAAGCCATGTCCGTTCTGCGGCGGTGTCGGGTCAGTGAGTAACGACTATGACGCCAACTCCAAGCTCCCCGACGATGAGCAATTTTTTGTTCGCTGTTTGAGTTGTGCCTGCGAGGGTCCGTGGGCTCGACTCGCAAGCAATGCAATTACCCTCTGGAATATGAGACATGAGAACGTTCAAGCTGCTGCGCATTAGAGACGTGTCGGGAATCAGCGGCACTGGGTATGTTGCGGAAGGTGTCGTGTTCAGCGATAATCAGGTTGTGCTTCGTTGGTTCAACACCGGAGCCATCACTGTGTTTGAAAATCTGGATGTGCTTGAGCGTATCCATTGCGGCGGCGGGAATTCCCGCGTGGAGTTCGTGTAATGGCAAATTACATCCATGTAGAAGCGAAGGGCGGGGGCACCGAGGACATCGATTTCGGTTTCACGACCGAAGAAGACCCCATCGATGTAATCAAGAAGTGGCGTGCCGAAGGTGGGATTGACACCGGAACCTCTCAATCAGGCAGGACACTCCAGACGGGGTCATTCATCCCGTGGCATAGGATTCGCGATATAAAGTTTGAGCGAAATTGGAAGAACACGTATCAGGGGGACGGCTTCTCATGAGGATGATTACTGGCTACATTGTTGCCGATCCGAGCAAGCTCCCACCGGGCACCTGTCAACGCTGCGGTGGTTGGTCACCGGGCTACGGGCCGTGCCATGATGGTGTCACCGGGATCGAGATGCATCACGCAGGCGGCGAAGTCCGTTGCGCGATCTGCGGTCGTTGCGGCGGCACCGGGAAAGAGCTATACTGGAAACGCATTCCACAATGGCGTTGGTACAAACCACAGACATGGGGCAAAGGTTGGTACGTGGACAACACAGGCACCGTCCAGAATCCACGATTCGGGCAGGAGTATTATCCATGAAAGAACGCACCTGTTTTTGTGAACTCATCAACAGCGGTATGGTGGATGGCAGGAATCCTCCCCTAGTATGTCCGGAGCATCCAAGAAATTTCAGCATTCCGCCTGAGGGATACGAGCCGCCCAAACTCCACAAGTGGCAGTTCTGGTTTAGCAAGCACGCACTGTGTTGGGGCGACCGGAAAAGCGGAACTACCTACCACGAGATCGGATACCTGTGGGTCTTCGTGATCGTGTGGGGCATCGGACATTTCGTCGTCCTGCCGCTCCTCCCAAAATAAATTGTTGACAGTTTTCCGACTTTCTGGTATTAGTATAGTAGTAGGAACACAAACTCGAATGGTTCGCATACACGCATTATCGTCGTCCTCAAGTAGCTCCCGTAGCGGGAGCGGCGGCGTTGGTGTGTGCTTGTAAACACTTGAAAACAAGCAAGTAAGAAACACCGATGAAGCCGCCTAGAAACTTGGGCGGCATTTGTGTTTTTAGGGTAGTTTAATGGTATAGCTGGTATTGATATACCATGGAGTGCCAATATCACAGATGCGGTAAGGAACTCATCGGCAGGCAGACGAAGTTCTGCTCTCCGAACTGTAAGAACAAAAACAATGTTCACCTTAGCCGTAGGCGGATGAAGCGTCGAGCAGTCGATTATCTCGGCGGAAAGTGTGTTGGGTGTGGGTATTCCAGATGTCTGGATGCCTTGGAATTCCACCACAACTGTGATGAAAAAGAGACTGAAGTTTCAAAGATGATCGCCAATAACAGACCTTGGGAGGTCATCTTACAAGAATTGAAAAAGTGTGAGCTTAGGTGCGCCAATTGCCACGCTGAGTATCATACATTAGGTGAGTTGGGAGAGAGGCTTATCCCGCTCGGTTGCTAACCGAGAGTCCCCCGCGAGGGGGACCGCAAGTTCGAATCTTGCACTCACCGCCAAGTTTTGAAGTTTGGTGAGTTGGGAGAGTGGTTTAATCCGCCACGTTGGAAGCGTGGAGCACCCGTAAGGGTGCCGCAAGTTCGAATCTTGCACTCACCGCCAAATTTTTGAAGTACGGTGGGGTTGGTACATGTGGCTTAGGTCCGCTCGTCTTGAAAACGAGTATACTTCAGAGATGGAGTATTGCCAGTTCAACTCTGGCTCCCACCGCCAAGTTTGGAGAGGTTGGTACATGTGGCAAGTCCGCTCGCCTCGAAAGCGAGTCACGGGGTTAATCACCCCGTGTGCAGGTTCGACTCCTGTCCTCTCCGCCATTTTACGTGCGCACGTGAAGGGAATTGGCATACCTTTCCCACTTAAAACGGGAAGCTTGTGGGTTCAACTCCCACCGTGCGCACCAAGTTTGGGGGAGAGCACTGGCTGTGCGGCTGGGCCTTATAAACCCGGAGTAGCTCCTGATTAGAGCAGACGGTGGGGTTCGAATCCCTACTCCCCTACCAATTTCTTCCTTCCTGTAGTATCATTCCAGCATGGAACTCACCGACCGCGAATACTATCGAGCGCACATGGCGGAATATGCCAAAGACACGATGGTTCTGTCTTTCACGAAAACCAATCATCCCAGTTATCAGGCGATTCTTTCAATGGGCTCCCTTGCAGTTCCATTCTTACTTGAAGACGTGCAGTCACAGCACCCAGATGGATCATGGACGCCGGGAGAGCGGCAGTTCTCTTACTGGGGCGCAACTTCGTTGCTCTGGCAAATCACGGCAAAGTCAATTAACACACCGCCTGCTCCAATTCTGCCGGAGAAGGATCGTGGTCGGCTGGCTCCGATTCGCAAGTTGTGGGTGGACTGGGGGATCGCGAATGGCTACCTAACGCCGAATGACCCCAAGATTCCTCTTCGTTTCAATCAGGTTCACCGCTTTGTGCCGAAGCGGTTCTTCGGGCTCCGCAATTACATCTGGCGTCTGACCACGCTGCCGAACAAGCATCGCATGAAACATTCATGGGACTACTGGAGAGCGATTTAATGGGTAACTTCAAGCCGTTCAAGATTCTTTTCTCCGGGATGGGTATCATTTTTCTTCTCATCCTTGGCTACCTCTTCCTGCACTGGGTCGGCGTACACGTCAGCTTCGTTGAGAGGCCGATTTCCGACAGCGACTTCAAGCAGTGGGTAATAGTCCTCCTCGTCGTCATCGCCTGCAAGAGCGGCGGCGATTGTAACTGCAACTGCAAGAAGGGCTGATATGGCGCTCCATCTATACGAGACCAACGAGGGTTACATCTGCGACCACGGCAAGCCGGGATCGATGATGCTGGCTTCGGTCCCATTCATTGCTCACTGCGAAGAGTGCATCCGCAAGGCATTTGCTGAAGCTTTAGAGCGGACGTTGCGGGAAAACGGCTTCTCAACCCCTTAACTATAGGGGGTACTTTTCATGATCGCTGCTCTTTTGCTCTACTTTATCTCGCTGGCAATGCTCGGATTCACCGTGGGCTGTGGTGTTTATGCCTACAAAAAGTCCACCACCTACAACCAGTTCATGAATGAACATCCGATTTTGGGTTGGACGGCTACGATCACGACAGCCGGACTGATTCTGTATGGAGAATTCCTGTTCCTTCTCTTGACGGTCGCCACGATCCTCGTTATGCTTGGACTAACCAATCTCGCAGTTCAGTAATAGGAGATCGAATGCCAGCAGCAACGAAGGATCACCGTAGCAAGAAGAACGCTCAGTCCCACGAGTCGCACCTTCGTCGGAAGCGTGAACTCAATGCCGCCAATACTACGGCGATTCAGTTCCAGCGCATCTATCGCATCAACTGTCTCAAGCAGCGCAAGGCAGAAGGTCGCCTGACCGAGAAGAACGAAAAAGAGATCGTCTCCCTCGGCATCACTACGGAAGTGCATCTCAAGAATGGCATCTGAACTGGCAGTAATGCGGTTGGATCGCCTCCTCGATACTGAGGAGGGACGGCGGCTCCTGACTGATGCCGTGATGGAAATCATGCGGACACGCGCAACAGTCGATGTCGGGGCGGTTGCGGCGGATTTAGCTCCGATGCTGGATGCGCAGAAACTATCCTTCCTCGTGGAAGTGTTGCAGGAAGCCGCTCAACGTTCCGGAATCGCCATTACCCTCCCGAATCAAGCATGACCACCGTCGTCCACGTCCGAAAATGCGATCCGCCTTTCGTCCAATTTACGTCCAATTTCGTCTACATCGGACGAGACTTTGACGGGTTCAAAGATGAGGGTTTTGGAAATCCTTTCCATTTGGGTAAAGACGGGAACCGAAAAGAGGTATTAAGCAAATATAGGGCGTATGCCATTCACCGAATGCAGCACGACCCGGAGTTCTGGGCGCGAGTCAAGAACCTCAAGGACAAGACCCTCGGTTGCTGGTGTAAGCCTTATGATTGTCATGGAGATATTTTAGCGGAGTTGGCCTATGCGCTTTGGGTGTGAACCGGGTGATGGAAGCATTCATATTATCCTAGAAAATGGGGAAAAACTCCCCCCTCAGTGGAACGTTCCCGGCGTCTCCGTCATGGAAGAAGTCGCCCCGATTTGCGGCGGCACGCAATACCGGATGATTAAGCAGGAGGACGAAATCCTTGCAACGACGTAATTTTCTTCGCGGTCTACTTCTCGCTCCGCTTGCCGGACTCTTCCCCACGTTCACGTGGGCTGAGGTCTGGAGCAAGTTCACTAACTGGGTTCCGGTACGATCACTTTCCAAAACTGAGCAACAATCTGAAATGCTCGGTAAGCTACTCAAGACCGCTGGAGGTCGGCAATTGCTTGCCGCATCTATCGGACCATCGATCCGCCGTCGTCGCGATTACACCAGTCTTATCCGCAAAGCGTTTCACACCCAAAATGATCCTGTCATTCGCAATGTGACAGAACAGGATTTGTACGTTGTTGGTGAAGAGGGCGGCGATATTATCCGGGTGAGCAACCCCAAGATAATCAATTTCCCGACGTTCCGCATCGTAAGCAACCCGATGATCCCGTACAGCGATGTCACCGGCAAGCGGTTCGACCTCGTCGCTCGTTGCCTCAACCTGTCCAAAGCAGAGATAGGTGCTTGCGAAGAGGGGTACATGTTCGCCTTAATGAACGCTGCCGCCGAGGGAGCAAACGCCGGGGGTGCGGGGAATCCCGATCTCCAGTATGAAGAGAGTCTCGAATTCCTCGAACCGATGAAAGCGCAATTCGCCAAACAGGGCGTCAAAGAGATCAACTTTGCGTTTGTCCATCCTCGCGATTTCGTCACCTTACTCAAGAACCAGACGTTTATGAATCACTTTGACCGGGAGACCAAACGTAGTTTCCTCAAAGCTGGCGTGATGGGTTACTACCAGTTGGCAGATAAAGGCGCAGTCACTTTCATTCAGAACCGTAAGGTCACATACGGATACATCTACATCACAGGCAACACTCCGGCGACCGAAACAGAACCAGCCGTTCACACTGGTTATGTCGTCGATCACGTTCCTCTGACCGTGCAATCGACAGATCGTCTTGATCTTGAACAGATCGGTTTCACGATCAGCGAAAAGGTCGGTTTCGCTTTGAATCCCATCGCCGTTCAACGTGTGAAGATTGCAACAGACAAACCTGTTGTTGAGCCCGTGGATGAAGGTGATGATTTAGACAAGATTATCGACAAAACGGGCATCTACCCGTGGGCTGAAGTCAAAGCTTAACGGCTACCTGTATCTCTGATGAGGGGGTACAGGACCGTGTCAATCATTCGTATCGACAATCCAAAAATCTTCATCGGGCTCAGTCCCGATGAAGCCTCTAGCCAGATCAAATCGTGCGAGTACGACGTTCGCATAATCAACAAACTGGTGCCCTATAAGCCGGACTACGATCCGCTGCGTATCTGCCTCATTGTGGAGAAAGATAAGGTGATCGATGCTTTTGTCGGCTAAACTGTTGATTTTTAAGCCATAAAATCCTAACCAAAATCGTCTCCAAGCTGGTAGGATATGGGCATGAATGCTTATGTTCTCACCCAGATGGAGATGACGGGCGATGGTGAACAAGCTCACGTCGTCACGCGCAACCGCAGCGTTACGTTTGATGTCGAGAAGGCTCAGGCATGGGCGAATCAAGGTGTCGATTTCGATTACGAAACCTTCGACATCACCACCGAGTCTATCGTCGCCGACGCGACCGGGCAACTCTCTCAAGCCATCGGTGAGGTCAAACAGCAAGCCATCGACTTGGGACAGGCATTCGATGAGGTAAATCGTTTGATCCGGGAGTTGAAATGAGAACTGCGTGGGCAATCCTCTTCACCTTCGGAATTTTCCTCGCCGTCGCTGCCGTCCTGTTCATGATGGGCTTCGGCGCTTCCCGGTTGCCGGGCCCAGTCGGTGACCCCTTCTATTTCCGGCGTCGTAAAGCCGGGAATATTCTCTTCGGCATCGGCCTCATCTGCATCACGATCTCAGCGGCAATCATTTCTTTCGGGGTGCCGCGATGAGTTTCGCACGCCAAAAACTTCTTGAAGTCAAGAAAGAGTTCGGCGAACTCGTGAAGGTACTTCACGACGATTGCGTATGCGTGCGTCCAGAATGCGGATGCGAAACATCTCGTCCGATTAACCGTATCCATGATCTGATCCAAGAACTTGAGGGAGAAATCCATGAGTAAACGCAAAGGAAACGTCCACCCGATTCTCGATCAGTTCGGTGAGAAACTTTCGCCGTTCTCATTCGACCGCCTGTACGGTGAGGAGAAGTATCGCCTCCAGAACATGGTGCTCAACATGGCGGATTTCCCGGCTGAGTACGAAGAGGGTGTCGATCAGGTGTTCTCGATCTATGCCGACCGTGCGCACACACAATGGTGGGCTGCCGCAAGTCTGGTGGAAAGTACGTCATCCGGCGATGCGTGGTTTAACGGCGTCTCGCATGACGACTTCCTGAAATTCGCAGGCAAGCTGTTCGGCGCTCTGAACAACCACCGCAAGTGCACCGGGGACGCTCTCACCTACAAAGCGTACCAGTACGCAAACGAATACGAACTCCGCTACAAGGAACTCTACGGCTCCATCGCCCTATCGGGTATGTGGCGTGGGCGCGAGGACGAGTTTGAAGGTGATGAGTACCGCCGTTTCCTCGACCTGAGCATTGCGACTGACAAGTGGGCACAGAAGCAGGCGATGGAGGAAGTCGTACCATTGCCCATCACCGGGGCACTGATGATCCGCATGACCAACGTATCGAGCGGCTATCCCTGCCCGGTGCTCATCGGCGTGATCCAGAAATCGAAGCTGCCGCGATACAATGGCGGCGGGCCGCTGATCGAATACCCGAAGATGCGCTACGGTATGGACATCTACGGTGGGCATCTGGACGAGTTAGAAGGTTTCTACCGGAGGGGTTAAATTGTTCCGATTCTTCGCTCTTTCGCTGATCTATCTGATTTTGATTTTCATCGCCCTCCCCCTGTGGTTGGAGGCGTTGCTGACACACAACCATCAGGAGTTGTGGTGGGCGAGTGTCGTAATCATCGCCGGACTTTTATCGTTGCCGTTCGAGTGGCAGCGTGCGAAAAAGGTCGGAATTATTGGCTGGCGTCCTCGGTAGGGATGGTATAATCTGGCTGGAGGAAACGTATGGAGATAGCCGAAGCATACCGCGACACCCGCGAGTTGACGCCGGAACTTCTGCTTGAACTCACGCAGTCGTATGAGTACCATGAAACCGACATGCACACCGGGTATCACACCGATTTGTGCGTAACCGAACGGGATATCGAGGTCATGGCTGAGTCGATGAAGAGCATCCTGTTCTTCGTGACGCCTGCATGTATGAGAGCGGCGATGGAACTGGCGCGGGATCGAGGTAAGCTGATCGGCAGCCGCCGTTGGCTTAAGGAATAACATGGCAAACATCAGCGAGGTCGGTCGCGACATCGGCTCCATGCTGTTCGGTCTGGGTGTGGCGATGGCCGTTGGCACCATAGCGGGGCTGCTTTTCTATCGGGCATACCCGGCGTTCGGGTCTGGCAATGCGGTAGGAATCGGTTTTGTGCTCGGCGGCGGTGCGGGGCTGGCTCTCGGTTCCCTGACATGGATGTTCATTCAATGGTCGAACAAGGAATAGCGATGGCTCAGATGCGAGTAGCGAGGAACGGCTGGATCGACGATCAGGGGCGCGTTCTTGCTCTGTTCGGCAATCCGGATGCCTCCCAGTTTCTTTTCGACCTTCTAACCGACGAACAGGCACAAAAGTTTCTGGAGTTCATGAAAGAAAACGCCTTCGTCCGGCAACAGGTTTGCTCTGAATGCCAGACCGAACTGTTCGCCGGAAACAACATCTGCCCCAAGTGTGGGCTCGACAACGAGGACAAGTAATGGCGATGGAAGGCTGGAACTGGATACACGGCTCCCCAAAGTGGCACTATTTCTTGGAAGATGGTCGAGCGATTTGTCGTAAGTGGATGACGTTTGGTGATAACTCCGACGCTCAGCAGGGCAACGATACCAGCCCGGACAATTGCAAAGCGTGCCGGAAGGCTCTGGAGAAGAGGGCGGCAAAGGCGGCGAAATGAAGCAGACGCAAATTCAGGAAATGTCGCGGATGCGAAAAGCAGTCGAACTTGCCGAGCAGAACTTGGCTCGGAAGCGCACGTCTCTCATTATCCTGCGGAACAAATGCGATCACCGCTTCTCCAATCGCCGGAGCGCAATGAAAGTCATGTCCACGCACAACGACCGCACTTGCGGGGGCTGGAAAGAGTGTGCTGTCTGTGCCGGAGAACTACCGGAGACCTTCGTCGAGGTCTGTCGCATCTGTCAACATCATGGCGAAGAATTCAGGGAACAACCGCCGCTGGCAAAACCAATCAGGCTGTAAGGGGGATTTATGGGAACAAGGGCGAAAATCGCGGCAACCGCGAAGCTGGCGAAAAAGGGCAATACTCTGGTCTATGAGAACCGGAAGCAAGACCCGATTCGTTGGGATATTTCTACGCCGGAACTTCGGGCGAAAGGTTTTCTCGAACTGTTCGAGTTCCTCAAGCGAACATGGAAGGTTTATACCTGCGGCTTCTGGGGAACGTCCGACCGCGAGAAGATCGTGCAGAAAGATTTGTATCAGCAGGCGTGCGCAGGAGACGCCAAAGCAGCCGAGAAGTTGCTGACCATGCGCATCGACTATGAGTACGAAAACTGGTACATCCTCGACGCTCCGGCTGCCGCCAAGGGTGAACCCAAGAAGGTGCTGGCACGCCGTTCAAACCCGGTCTACGTAAAAGACATTCGCCGTCAGGATTCCTCCGGACGCTACTCGTTCGAGTTGAGCAATGGGGAAGAGATCGAGATGATGTATGTCCCGGTCAACACGACCCGTCAGAATTGGGAGAACGGTTGGCTGATCCATCACTTCCTGATCGACAGTTTCTACGAGAAGCTTGGTCGTGACAAGGACAACGAGAAACTGGTTGAGGAACTCCTGTCGCACATGAACTACATGCGCATGACCCTCTACTACACTCTGCATCCGGAGCAGATGCCTCTCGGCAAGTCGCTTCCGATCTGGCAGAACCGTTCCATCTCGGCGGCTGAGGGACTGATCGAGCGTCATGGCGGCAACCCGGTCGAGAAGTTGAAGGACAAAAAGGTTCGCCCGACCGATCTCCAGAAGGCGCAGAACGCCGTCAGCGGCTTAATTCTCCAATTGGAGAGCCTGATTGGTTGCGTAAAGCGCATCAAGCAGGGCAAGTATGATCTGGACACCTTCCACGATCACGATCTGAGCCGTTACGAGGAGAAGATCGAGGAAATCAAGAAGGGCATGATCGAGGACTAATGCCGGACCGGAAGTACGAGCCTCGCGATTTCGTGATTGTCCGTGTCTCCAAGAAGCGGTGGAGAATCGCAGTCCTCCGGCTATCCGGGGAGAAGCTGCAAGCGGACTACATCACCGGGAAGTTCAAGTCGCAGGCTCGTGCTGCCGAAGCACTGAAAACGTGGAACAACAGTGCGTATGGCATTCAATACGGAGAGTACGCGGAGGCGTGATATGGGTCTTTTTCCGAGCAACATGATCGCAGAAGAAGTTAACGGCGGTGTCAAGGTGTTCGCCAACGTCGCCCGTCGCATCGCACGCGACAACCCGGAGTATCCCTACAAGTCCATCCTCCTGCCTGAGGCTCCGCAGATCGTTCAAGAGGTTAAGGACATCATCATTGCGGAATTGGTTGAGGCTGGCATTCCGCACAAAATGAATGGCGAAGGCGTATGCGGGATGTTCGACATGTCTTTTGACGACGTAGAAAGTCTCCGTATGTCCAACGGCTACTTCCCGGAAGTTCCGTCGAAGCTGATCGGTTTTTACAACAAGTGGAAATTTGAGCGACGTTGGTATTACTATGTAGCAGAGGGTGCCGGAATCCCTCCGGAATTCGCCATCCCGTTCGACAAAGAATGGGGTCGTCAGGTCAGAGTTCACGGTGACTGCGGTTGCCGTGGGGCGGAATTTTGGGGAGAAGGCTTCGGGATCGACATGTATCACATCGATACTCCCGCAGGTTTGAAAGCATTCATCGGGCTCCTCGATAAGGTTTACAAACCACATCCGCGAGAGTAACGTGAAGCTGTCTAAGATCGGTATAGGTGCAATGATCGTCGCCGCTGGCGGCGGTGTCCTCTGGTTAATCTCCCACTGCAATCACAAATTCACCCGCCCGTTCAGCAACACCCCGTGGCGTCGAAAGCAGACCTACGTGGTATGCATCAAATGCGGCGGGGAGTACGAGTACGACGCTGAACTCATGGAAGTCGGCAAACGGCTACCGAATATCGTTGACTCGGCTCCGAAACATACCGTAATCTAGGGACATGTTTCCCACAATCAACATCCCCCAAGCACTCAGCGTCTATGACGATCTGGTTAAGGCGTACTACGGAGACAACCGCTACGGCGGTAACGTTGCTGAAATCTATGCCAGCCGTTGCACGGAGTACAGCGCCTCGATCTACTGTGCAGTCGGAGCCGCTGACCTTCACAAAGATGGGTTTCTTTACGACGCTCTGTTAGAGTTCACCAAGAGCGCCGGGGACAACCTGTTCTCGATCATCGAACTGTTTAAGCAGCACTACCCGGACGCCAAAGTCCATATTCAAGGGTGGGTGGGGCCGAAGAGTCGCGAAGTCTGGCGCATTCCCCGTATCGGATTACGGGGCGGATTCAACCATCGAGTTCATGTCCGGGTCACGCATCCGGGTCAGAAAATCCACGGCGAATGATCTGGCTGGCAAATGTTGCTCTCTTTCTCGCGCTCTGGCTGATCGGGAGAAAAACCTTCCGAACGGGCTATACTTTGGGCGTAATCGGGAGTATCCTGTACGCAGTGGTTTCGATTCAGATTCATCGTTGGGATTTTGCGTCATTCAACATAGCGATGACCCTGCTTAATGGGTGGAATTTATGTCAGAACTGGAACAAGACTGGAAAGACCGCTGTGACAAAATCGGAGTTGATCCCTTGACGACATCAGGAACCCCGCAAGATCAAATGATGTTCCCGGAGAAGGCGACCTATGAGGTAATGCCTTCGCGAGAGCCGCAGAAAGAACCTCGCAAGCTAGAATTTCTATTCGCTGACGTTATGGGCGTCTGGTATTCCGCCCCGGAGACGTGGGTGCGCATGGATGGCTCCGAGAAAAAGCATGTAGAGCCGGGTCAGATCGGACTGCACATCAAGTGGGGAGCCAAGAACTACGGCTTCGGCGAGTACATCGTGCGGTTCATGACGGACGGTACGATCAAGGTGCATGACGAGTATGGCGGGCCGAATTTCTCGCAACAGCTTTTCGCATTCATCGGTGAACAGATTGCCAAAGGCGAACACGACCGCGAGAGAGACGCGAAGGAAACAAAATCGCTGGCAGAACTAGCGAAGGAAGTCGAAGAATCGAATGAAGGTTCTGGAACAACTCAAGGCGAATAAGTTCCCCTACGCGGGGAACCTGATCCACCTGTTCAAGGCTGGCTCCGAACTCCACGGTGCCAAGGTCGAGGGCAAGCAGGATGAGGATTGGATGGGTGTGTACGTCGAGAGCCCCAACATGGTGATTGGGCTGGACGAATACCCCCACTACGTTTGGTCATCGGCTGGCGACCACGACAAGAACAAGCCGGGGGACATGGACATCACTCTTTACAGCCTGCGCAAGTGGGTCAAGCTGGCGTGCACGGGGAATCCTACGATCCTCGGCTGCCTGTTCGCTCCCAATGTGCTGGATAACGCGCATTGGAGCAAGGTTGTGGCGAAGAAGGATTTGTTCCTCGCCAAGTCCGTGGCTGAGCCGTTCCATGGTTTCGCCGATCAGCAGCTTAAGCGGGTGCTCGGCGAGAAGGGCAAGGGCAAGCATGGTCAGCGTCCCGAACTGGAGCAGAAGTTTGGGTACGACACTAAGGCTGCCATGCACGTGCTGCGGCTCCTCGGTGAGGGCGTGGAATTGTTGATGGCGGGTAAGATCACCTATCCTCGTCCCAACACCAAGATTCTGATTGACTGTCGGCAGGGCAAGTTTGATTTGCCGTCTGTCAAGGGAATGGCGGATATTCTCTTTGCCGATCTCGAACGGGCTCGACGCGAATCCGGACTGCCGGAGGAGTGCGACCGTGCGGGAGCTTCTCAGTTCTTGACGGATTTCTACCTTGACTACTGGCAGCAACAGGAATCGCAGATGAACCGCGTTCTAGCGAAGGGAGTAAATCTTGCTTCCCGCTGGATCGCGGGACACCTGCGCGTGTGCCCTCTGACTGACGGTCATCCGGCGTGGGAAGAGTGGAAGGAAGAAGATGTCGTGAAGATCGCCATGATCGATTTGGCGATGCGGAGCAGTGAATGAACAACGTCTACATCCCCGTATCCAGCGACACCATCGTGAAGATGGACGAACGCGGACTGCCGATGATAACGACCATCAGTCGGTTCAAAGCACCGTGCGAAGGGCCGGATTGCTGGATGTGCAAATCACTCAAGGAAAATAAAGATGGCGGCGATTCAAGGTAATACGGTTTGGAACAACCGGGGAAGTAGCTGGGACTTCGAGAACAATTCCGACGCATGGCAGGCTTACGGTTTGATCTGCGACTATGAAGCCTACATCAACGATCTGATTGCTGCTGGTATCGTCGAGGTTCATCGTGGTGAGGCTATCTCGACCGAGATCAAACATCATCCCTTCGAGCGGCGAGAATCTGATGTACGAGTGTGACGGCGGCGAAGTAGTCGTTAAGGACTGCAATGAGGGGCGCTTCCGCCTCGGAGGTCTGCTCGACTTCCATACATGGCGATGCGAGGACGTGTACGTTTGGCCGAACTCATGGGGTGATCGCACAATTACCGAACGTTGCCGGGTCTGCGGAGCCGAGCGTCAGTATGATCTTCCCGGAGGGCCGTAGTGAGTCACGGCACCTGCTGCCTCTGCGACCGGGAACGAGGCGACATCACCCGGCACCATCTGATTCCTCGCACCATGCACAGCAAGAAATGGGTGAAGGAACGTTTCCTCATCACGACCCTGCGGATCACGGTGCCCATGTGTAAGCCCTGTCACAAGCAGATTCACGAGTTGATTACTGAAAAAGACATGGCACGGGAGTACAATACTGTGGAAGACCTCAAGGCTCACCCGGAGGTCGCTACTTGGGTCGAGTGGGTGAGAGACAAGGCATTCTAATGTGCTTTTTCGCGATGAAGCCGGAACCGAAGGGCGATGATCCCATCCCCTACACCTATTGTCCGCACATCATGACTGAGTTTGAAGGACGGCCTGTGCTCTGGTCGCGGACTGGCACCATCGGCATGTGCTCGTGCTGCTGGCATTACATGTGCGGCAAGTGCTACAGCCATCACCCGAAGCCGGAGAACGCGCCTCACGGGATTCTCCCTTGCCATTGGGATACGCGACAGTTTATATTCATGGTTGAACGCTTCGGTGATCTACCTCAGAGCGAACAAAGCAGAATTTGGCGAGACCCAGTTGCACGGGCAAAGTTTTACCACGAGACGCCGATAAGGGGCTGATTATGAATTCTTTTGGTCTTAGATTCATTGCTTTTGTGTTCGTGTTAGCCGTGCTGTTCGGTGCCATCAACGCCAATCGACTTTATGAGTCGCACGTTACGACGACAGCGACGGGACGTGAACCCGTCCAGCCAGAGCCATACAAAGCGGTGTCCTCGATCTACGTTTGGCATCAACCCCTGAAGGACATGCCCGTGGGCGCACAGGGCTGTTACGAGGTTTTCTACACGTCAAGCGGAGAGCCGTTTGTTTGGGCGTGGGAAGATTCAGACCCGATCTGCCACACTATCGTCCGGCGTGATAAGGACGGCTGGCACGCCACACAGCAGGGACCGACAGACCATGAGCAAATCACCGGGTATGTGTCGGTCAGACAGGCTGAGGGCATCCCGATCTCGTAAAAAATTTTTTCGATAGTTGTTGACAAACCGACTACCGATATGGTATTAGTAGTAGTGAGCTTGAGAAATTCATGACCTTCATGACAGCCAAATCGAGCCGAAAGCATCAGCGCCGGAATAATCGCTGGTTCGGCACGGGTCTGTTCTCTGAAGGGTGGGGCGCTTAAAGCCTAGAAACCCAAGAGATTAACGAGACCCGGAGCCAAAAGGCTTCGGGTTTTTTGTTTTGGTCTTTGAAAATTTATAGGGGCGTAAGACTATCTGGCGTCGTCGGCTGGTCTCCAAAACCATGCAGTGGGGGTTCAAATCCCCCCGCCCCTGCCATTGGGCGATGGTGTAATTGGCAACACACTTGGCTCTGAACCAAGGGACTGATAAAGCTTGTGGAGGTTCGAGTCCTCCTCGCCCAGCCAATATTGCAATAGGACTGGATACTTGCCGAGAAAGGGTACGGCGTTCGCGTCGGAGAGTATTTCGGGTGTCGAGAAGCCAGCCTTACGGCTACAATCCGTGAAAGCCGTTTCGATGGTGGGCGTAGTTCAACTGGTAGAACGCAGGATTGTGGCTCCTGTAGTTGCGGGTTCGAATCCCGTCGCCCACCCCAAGTTTAGATGTGGTGTCATTAGCCAAGAGGTAAGGCAAGAGGTTGTGGCCCTCTCATGCGTCGGTTCGATCCCGACATGACACCCCAAGTTTTGAGGAGATAGCAGATTGGATCGACATAGTAACGGGCTTATAGCTCAGAAGGAAGAGCACTGGAATCCGAATCCAGAGGTCGGCGGTTCGAGTCCGCCTAAGCCCTCCAGAGTTTTGCAAGTGATCGCTGGCAGTCCGATTGATTTTGACTGCCCTCTTTGCGGCAAGCCGAAAGGCGTACCCTGCAAAGTCAGGATCGTGGAAGAGCAGATCGTAGAGATCGACTTCCATCTTGACCGCAAAAAGTTGACAAGATTGTCCGCATAGCTCAACTGGATAGAGCGCGTGCCTACGAAGCATGAGGTTGGGGGTTCGAGTCCCTCTGTGGACACCATATCAGGGGTGTATTGTCGGTTCGAATCCGGCTGGTCGTGGGTTTCACGATCATAGGCTCAAATGGTCAACCAACGCCCCGTCGTTTTTATGCCTCCGTGTCGGCAACTGGATGCCACCCTCGCTACGAACGAGGAGCCCGAAAGGGAATGCAGGTTCGAGTCCTGTCGGGGGTTCCATTTTGAAGTATTGAAGAGTATGAGCAGACTTGAAGAGTTGTACGCGCAGTTGGAAAAGACGGAGCCCGGATCGCCGGAATCGAAAACAATAGCGGAAAAGATTCTGGAAGAGGTCTTCGGCGGCGTCCCGGAAGGGAAAGAAGGCGCGACTGTTCATGCTCCGGGTTGTAAGTGTGGTTGGTGTTTGATGGGAGATACAAAGTTTTAACACTGGGATGTAGACCGTAATTGGTAGCGGGCGTGGCTGTTAACCACGTGCAGAAATGCCTTGTAGGTTCGAGCCCTACCGTCCCAGCCAGATTTTTCCGGGGTAGCTCAGCGGTAGTAGCGTCCGGCTGTTAACCGGATGGTCGCAGGTTCGATCCCTGCCCCCGGAGCCAAGATGTAAACGTGCGGTTGGGGAGCGGAGCCCTCGGCGAGGGTGGAAAGCCTAAACTCCGCTCCCCGCTGTGGGGGCTGGGTCGCCTGTATAGCGCCACTCCTCATGCTTAGGGCACGGGATGTCGTTTTCGAAGACTTCTAGGATTGGAATTGGGATGTGGCACTCGCAAAGCAGGATCGCAAAGTAGCGTTCCTCACCGTCTTCGGTTTTTGCGTAGGCACCACAGACCTGCATACTTAAAGAATACCAAAGTTTGGGTGCGTCGTATAGCGGCTGATTATATTCCCCTCTTAAGGGACTTGACGTTGGTTCAAATCCAACCGCACCCACCAAGTTTGTGGTATTGTGTAGTATGGCTTTTACCAAGGAACAACTCGAAGCACTGGCTGCTCCATTGCGGCATGTGATTTTCGACAAGGACACCATCGCGTACCTTGAATGGGTTAGAGATAACCCAAACGAGTGGGCACAGATGATGCAGCAGCGCGATAAAGAACGACAATTGGGGGGTTAGCTCAACTGGCAGAGCAGGGGCCTCTTAAGCCTCAGGTTGCGGGTTCGACTCCCGTGCCCCTCACCAAATCTAGTTAGGAGTTTGCTATGTTCGGTCCAGCGGAAGATGTACCGGGCGAATGCAATGCTCGGTTGGAGATCGGCGACGATTATGGCGACAATGTCGCCACGATGCGTTGCCAGCGGGAGCCGGGTCATCCGGATCGGCACCGCGAAGAATACGTGGACGTGGACAAAGGTGTTGTCACCGTCCAGTGGGGCAATCAGCCCGAATAAGATTGGAACGTGTACACGTTCCATCGTCCTCGGCTCGGCGACGGTCGGGTAGCGGGGACAGCGTACCGTAGCTTAGTTGGCAGAGCGTCCGCCTTGGAAGCGGAAGACGCAGGTTCGAATCCTGTCGGCTTTGTGTTGGCTCCGGCAGTACCTCGACGGAGGGAATAGTCCGGAGCCGCTTACGTTTATGATACCAGCGTGTGTGACATGCACCGATTGCGGGTTCGCACCATACGGGATGTACATGGTGACGAACGAGCTTTGGGCAGCGGCGGGACTGAAGCGTGACGATAACGTTTGTCCTCTCTGTCTGGAGAAGCGTATCGGGCGACCGCTGACACAAGAGGATTTTACGCCGTTCCCGTGCAATAGGATCATCCGAGCCCACGGGGTTCAGGCGCACATTGATTTTTGGAAGCCTTTAATAGAGGAAGATTATCGTGAACGACACATTGGTACTTGACATGAACTGGCAGCCTGTCGGCTTCTGCTCTTGGCAGAACGCCGTGAAGCTCTGGTACGAAGGGCGTGCTCAGGTCATCAAGGAAGACGAGGCGGGCCGCGTGCTGCGTTCTCCATCTTTCACGATGGGTATGCCGCGAGTCATTGTCGTTCGTAACGCTTGGACTCGTCGTCGCCGTCAGGCTGTGCCGTTCAGCCGTCGCAACATTGCTGTTCGTGACGACTCGACGTGCCAGTATTGCGGCAAGATACTGCACACCCACCAGTACACGCTGGATCACGTACTGCCGCGTTCGCAGGGTGGTGTGTCGTCTTGGACGAACCTTGTTCTGGCTTGCATCCGTTGCAACAAGTACAAGGCCGGACAGACGCCGGAGCAGGCAGGCATGACTCTGTTGAAGAAGCCTGTCGAACCGAAGTCCGATGATCCGAAGTACAACTTCAAGCTGCACATCCGCCACGTCCGTGCCGAGTGGAAGGAATGGTCAAGCTGGCTCTACTGGAACATCGAATTGGATCGTTAATGCTGCACACCGTCTACAAAACGGTTTGCCTGCTAAACGGCAAATTCTATGTTGGGTATCACAAAACTAAAGACCCGTCCGATGGATACCTCGGCTCCGGCACGTACATCCGCCGAGCAGTTCGTAAACACGGACGGGTAAATTTTAGAAAAGAAGTGCTTTTCATCTTTCCGGATGTTGAATCCGCGATGGAGAAGGAAAAAGAACTGGTTGAGTTGCATCGCACTAACCCGCTTTGCATGAATCTGAAAGACGGTGGGCTCAACGGGAAGATGCCGCCTCATGTCGGGCAAGCAGTAGCGGCAGCCAACCGAAAACGGGTTGGATGGCATCATACAGAGGATGCCCGAAACCGGATGCGAGCGTCCGGCAAAAAGGTGAAGACGCCACGAGGCGGTTGGAACAAAGGACGAGCGTGGTCGGCTGACGTGCGGGAAAAAATCAGTGAGGCGACTGGTGATCGTTCCGGTACAAGGAATCCGAATTTCGGAAATAAAGGCTTGAAGAACCCGCTGTTTGGGACGATCCGGTCGCAGGAAACACGAGATCGCATAGCCGCTGCGCAGCGTGCGCGGTGGGCGCGGAGGAAAAATGGAATTAACGGGTAAGTATCGCATAATTCGAGAGAATGCCGTGGTAGGTGAGGCTGAGGTAGGACCTGATGGTTCAATCACTGCAATCTACCGACCTTCTGAGAAGTGTGTGTATCATGGGAAGGGCAGCGTTCAATACGGCGGCGTACAACCCGGTCCTGTAAATGGTACGGTGAATTTCGCCATCCAATTCGGAAGTCAACTTCCTGTGGGCGGTCCGGGAACAAAATTCGGATTCTCGTTTAACGGCAACAAAGCGGCTGATGGGTCGCTGGCGTTGCAGGGGCACCTGAGCCCGGTTGCCCCCGCGTTCCGGCAAGTTTATAAGTTTTCGGCTGAAAAAGAGGCGACCGATGGGTAACGATTTCATTTGGGCACCGAAAACCGGACTTAGCAGTCTGTTCACCTTAGAGTGTTTCTATTGCGGCATCGAGCTTAAAACTGATGATTTGAGCAAGAAATACGCAAATGATGGGGCTACGGTGGACCACAAAGACCCCGTGAGCAAATTCGGGTCTGAGTTGCCAAGCAATAAAGTGGATGCCTGTCGAAAATGTAACTCGGAGAAGAATGATCGTAGTCTCGAAGACTACCGTCAATGGCTCATTGTTCAAAATGAATTGAACACGGAAAAACCCGCAATGATTATGGGGCTTCTGGGTTGCTGGACTAGCGGTCAGTTGCGTCGTAATCCAAGCCCAATGGCTGTTCTATTCGGGATGGAGTGGTTGTTCCCCGGAGAACTGAAAGGGAAAGTATGAACGTCAAGCGTTGTTGTGGGTGTGGGCTTGTAACATCTCGGATCGGACCGAACAGCTTTCGAACAACGATCAACCCACTTCAGCTTGTGGGAATTACCGACGAGCATTGGGCTTCGGGCACCTGTCCTGTTTGTTATACCCCCACATTGAAAGACGGAGCAGGAATAACGATTCGTTTGGTCGGCAACTCCCTTTATGAGGTTGTGGGACAAAATAAAACTCTTGATCGAAATGAACTCGTTACGTACCTGTGGGAGCAAGGTCTGAGTGCGCGAGAAACGGCTACCGTTTCTGGTATGATCCACGGGTATCACGAAGCAACGTTTTAACGGTATTCCCGCACGGTAACATTCACCGTGTGATCGTGCGGGAAACCTGATTTGTTACCGGACGGGAATATGCCACACGTGCAGGGTTGCTTGTTTTGTTTGCTGGAAAAGCTAACTGTGATCTTCGGCTTCGCGGCAATAGGGCTGGTGTGCATCTTCGGGATGCTGGTGGACGCGGTTCATTTTCGCTTCCTGATGGCAGCCAAGGATTTGATCGGTTATTTCATCGCTATAGTAGGGATCAGCGTGGTACCGAAAATGATAGATCGGTTTCACGGTTTACTGGATCAGTGGGGATTATGAAGGTCAACCATCAACGCGGGTATCGGGACGAGCGGGATTACAATGCAATCCTGCGTGGTGGTTGCTGGACATGCGGAAAGCATGGAGCCGCGAGAAACAGACGCGGTCGCAAGAAGTTTTTCAACTCTCGTGAGCGATTCCGGACGCACATGGAAACTCGGAAGCTTGCGAAAGATGGTGTGGTAGAGTAGGATTGACCCCGTAGCTCAGATGGAAGAGCGGTGCGGTCCTAACGCACAGGTCGAGAGTTCGAATCTCTCCGGGGTCTCCAAGTTATGAACTGGATGTGGCTTTGCAGGATTGGTTTTCACGATTGGGTGTATTCAGTGTTTCGTCCTGTTGCACCTGAATGTGGTGGTGCCGTACCTTGCTACTACGAGAAACGCTGTGAGCGTTGCGGTCTCGAAGAGAAGGGCGAGGGTTGGTTTTAGGGGGCGTATGCCTACTTTGGTGATTGAGTTCAATCGCAAGATGAATGACATCCTCCAGCAGATGGCGGATGAGAAGGGCACGACCAAGGTAGATATCATCCGGCGTGCCGTGGCGTTGTACAAGTACCTGACTAACGAACTAGCCTGTCGCCGTAAGGGTGACACGCCGAAGAAGTTGGTCATTCGCCGGGGCGATCTGATCTTGAAAGAAGTCGTATTGCCGTGAGTCTTGAGTGCAGTGAGTGCGAACGCGATCTGCGCGGTCCTCATGCTGAGGATTGCTCAAGATACACGCCGCCAAGGGCTTGCAAGTGGTGCCCTCATGATGAATACGACCATGATGAGGAAGATTGGTGCTGGAAATGCGGCACCTTCGGCCCGTGTAGATTCTTTGAACCAGCTTCCTGAACCCTTAAATAGGGGGCATGATGAAGCTGACGGAGTACGTGATTATCGCGGAACCGTTCGATACCTCAGACCTGACCTCGACGTTCTATGAGTCGGGCATAGACGAGGAAGACGCTCTGAAACAGTTCCGCAAGAAGCACCCAACGATGCGGGTGCAGGAAGTTCGGGAGCGGTAAATGGGCAAAAGGAAGCCGCAACCAAAGATCAAGTTTGTGTGCAAGTTGTGCGGTAAAGATGCGCCGAAGGATGAAGCTCAGTCCAATGAAAATTGGACAGTAGTTAGTACGACCTGTCCATGCGGCGGCACCATGAAGATTGTTGTAGAATAAAGTTTAGCCCTGTCGTTCAACGGTAGGACATCTGCCTCTGGAGCAGAGTATCGGGGTTCGAATCCCTGTGGGGCTGCCAAGTGTACTCATGGGGGAAGCGAGTCGCCCCGTCCTCATGGGCATTAGAGGCGGCAGTTATCGCTCACTGTCGGAGCGGCAAAACGTCAGGATGTAAACGTGACAGCCCGGAGAGACGGGCACTTAAAGAGACCATGAACACTGCAATCAATCTCGTCGCAATGGCCTGCTTCGTAGCGGGTATGGTCGTATTCTATCTTGCACTGACCTCCCTTCCCCTCAGACGAAAACGTTAACCACAAACGTGGGGGCGTAGTCGGGGGGCTCTTCTAAAGCCTTAGCCGTAAACCGGAACTGCGAATGCGAGTTCGAATCTCGCCGCCCCTTCCATATTTTTCTTTGGGAGTATCGTCTAATGTCAAGACCCCCGCCTTTTAAGCGGGCCGATCTCGGTTCGAATCCGGGTGCTCCCACCAATGGGGGCGTAGCTCAGCGTAGAGCAGCGGGCTTTTAACCCGAAGCGCGTGGAATCAATCCCCACCGCCCCCACCAAATCTCTGCTATAATCCTTCCGTGACAATCTATCATCTCAGCGTCATGACATGGTGGGGCATGTGCCCCGGTGCCATCCATTATTTCGGCACTATCGACTCTCGCGATATGGAAATGAAGACCGTCCACATCGACGGCGACCACGATCTCTACTCCGAAGAAGCCGTCATCAAGGAAGCTCGCCGCTGGTTCCGCAAGAACGCCAAGCGTGGCGACATCATGCTGCTCGGCGGTGCTGCCTATCGCGATCCGCAGAAGGTTCTGTGCGGCCCGGCAGAGTTCAAGAAGAAAGGCAATGCCTTGTACGCCAAGGCTGAGGCGATTGATTTCTGGGAGAAAGATGAAGCCCGGATGCAGAAGCTTTCCGATCAATGGGACGTACTCATCGAAAAGTATGGGACAAGTCACAAGGCAAAATAGAATATGGCTGTTCGGCTACTGTTGGAAGTATGCGGTCGCTCTGAACATGCTCAAAGGCTGGCGGATTTGGATGTGCTCGGAGACGCCCGACCCGGATGACGGATTCTACCATGCAGTCGTGGAGCGCGACGACGGGATGCTGTATGACGCGAGCGGTGTAGTTACGACCGAGGAATTGATGAAGCGTTACAAACGTCGGGAATGCTTCCTGTGCTACCCGCAGCAACACCACTACTACCACACCGACATGGGAGCCGCGATCAACGATGCAGCACAGCAGTTGCAAAAGGTCGGTTTGTATTGACACTTTTTTACCGCTACCGGGTTATATAGTCAGGAGGGTCTACCTCATGAAGAAGTTAGCGTTGATTTTCGCAGTATTGATGGCATTTTCACTCCCCGCTCTGGCACAGCATCGCGGCAGTGGGGGTGGTGGGCACTGGGGCGGCGGACGTGAACCACACGAGCACACGCAGGCGATCCGTCAGAATCACCAAGCCTATCGCGGACATGGCAGCCCGGAAATTCGCGATCACTGGGATGGTCGCCGCTTCGACCGCGCCTATTTCGGAGCCCACTGGGGCTACGGTCACCAGTTCTACTGGTATCACTGCCGCTGGTGGGGACCGCGTTTCGTGGTCGGCAGCCGCTTCTACTATGGCGGTGCGTGGTTTATGATCGTCGATCCGATTCCGGATTACTGGGGTGATGAGTATGTCTACATCGACGAGATCGACGGTATCTACTACCTTGTCAATCCGCTGTATCCCGGCACTCACATTGTAGTCAACGTCGTGTTCTAAAATGAGGGGGAGAAATCCCCCTCTTCTCTTCCCAAAACGACGGCGGTCGAGGTATTATTCCAATATGACTCGTCACCCTTCCGTCATCGATGTCCGCATCAAAAACTCCGAGAACAACACGTTCTACTATTTCGCCGCACGCGAAGATCGCTTGAAGGCGTTTTACCAATTCATCGTCGCCGACCGTAAGACCGTTCCCGGCCCATTCATTCCCGGCATCTCCGGGATGGCACTGGAAGGAAGCAAGTGTCTTTTCACTAGCCAGTTCAACAAATTTCCATCCATGGACGTGTTGGCATGGCTTCGCGATCAGCAGAAGACTTACCTCGGCGAATACCCGAATCCGAAAATCGAAATCCCGGAGATCGAGAACGCACTGGAACGTTTCGGTCTGGTAACACCACAGTTGCATCAAGACGGCAGCGGGGAAGAGATCGTAGTGGAGCCTGCATCGAATGCTGAATGAGTTGTTGCAGAAGCTTCGACAGTTGAAGCGAGATTACATCGCTGGTAAGCTGTCCAAGCAGGAAGTCGTCGATCAGATGGGGCTGTTGCTGCGTCAACGCGGCATGATGGCTCCGGATGCCACGATGCATATCGAAGACTTGCCGGAGGAATTCTGGCTACCGTGCGACTGTATCCTGTGTCGTGCTGAGCGTGGCGAAGTGCCGCTGCCAGTAGACGCTGTCATGGAAGTCGAGGCTCTGCGTACCGCCTACCAGTTCGGGATGATGAGTAAGGTGGAAGCCTTGATGAAGATTCAAGTCGTATTCCGGCGTCACGGTGTGAGTGAAGCCGATGCGACAGCTTATTGGAAAAATCCAATGAACAAGAGGACGCCACACGACGTTGAAATCAAGCCCATGTCCGACAGTGAGAAGGATTTCTTCGCCGGGTTGGAAAAACAGATGAAGGACGTTCCAAAGGATGAAAAATGACTAAAGGTGCTTTAGAAGTTCTCCGTGTAGCCTTACGAAATATCTGTGCTCTCCCACAACCGGATGGACACGACTGTGATGACGACATGGTAATCGACACCCTGTCCAAGATGATCGGGGGCGAAATGTTTGGTTTTGAGGTTTGGGCTACCCAAGGTCAGGGTGGGGTTTTGGATGAGACCTACCCAACGTTCGAAGAAGCTTTGGCTCACGTGGAGCAGCACAAGGGTGATGCTTCCTTCGGTATTAAATACCCCAACGGCAACTGGCATAAATGGGCATGAGAATCGCCAAGATCAAGTTCAGCGAAGAGCAGGTTCGAATGATGGTCGATGGTAAGACCGTCGTTGTGCGTACCACCGAGGGCGAGATGCATCTGACCATGGATCAGACTCGTGTTGAACTTCGCCGTGCCGCCGACAAGCTGAAGGACATCGGCAAAACCAAGACCGGGTTCGAAGACCTGTTCGGTGACGGTTTCGATTTTAACGGCAAGAGTGGCGGATTCAAAGACATCTTCAACGACATCATGGGTAAGAAGAAATGAATCTCGGTTACGGACTAATCGAACGCAAGAAACGATACACGCTGGAGGAAGTTCTTGCGTGGAAATATCCGGGCTTCAAGATCAAAAAGACCTACAGCGAACGAGAAGTGCTGCGGATGAAGGGGATGCTGGGTGGAACCGGACTATATGCTGGTGCCCTCATGATCTATGATGACTGCCCTACTGAAGTGGGACACATCATCGACCGTCAGCTTCGCAAGCACAACATGTCATTCAGTTTCCGGAAAGGTCAGCGTTCCAAGGTGGTTCAGCTTGATGACGCCAAGCCCTTGCCGACGAATTACTTTTTCATAGCAGAGAAGATCATCGGAGAGGCATACGATGAATATTTACGACGAGAAGAACAACGGTCCGGTAACGGAAATCGCTGATCCCGGTTTCCGCGATCAGGACATCGAGGTCGGCGACGTAGTCACGATTGTGGCTCCCCCCATTCGACGCATGGGCGGCTGGTTTGCGCACCCGCATGTGGGGCGCTCCGGCAGGGTCGTGGATTACCAGCGACGTGCGAATGGCGATCCCTACGGTCGTGTGGTAGAATTGGCTGGGGGCGATCTCCGCAACGTTCGCGTCTGCGTATTTGATGACCGCGAACTTCGCAAGGGGCGGATGTAAAGGAAAAGAAAAAATGAGCGTTTCTCTGTACCGACGAATACGTCAAGCGGAAAGTCTGCGAAGCAGGTTGATTGGCAGGGTGAAGCGTCGTTGCGTGTACGAACCTCACACCATTCGGTGCTACTATCCCGCGAAACGCGGCTTCATTTACTGCCCACTGCACATCAAGGAAAATTTACAAGTGGCGCTCATATCGAGTACCATGAAACAAGCCCTTGATGCCCTCAGGGTGAAAAACAATCCTTGGGCCGTAAAGCGGCTCACCGAACGGGAGTAATCTATGTACGGAGCATTTCTCGAAACTCTAGCGGACATGGGCTTTCGCAGTTCTCTGGAAAAGATGGGAGCTATCCCCAAAGGTCCGAAATCCAAGCCCCCGGCGTTGCCGCCCGATCCGATTCTTGAAGCCCTCGGCACTCTTCATATCTGCCCTGACTGCAAAGGCAACACGTTCATCATGGGACCGCAGGGCGGCATGAGTCAGAACATCAAGTGTGAGAACCGTGAGTGCGGCTCTGAGTTTTCCGTCGCTCCGTTCGAAGATGGGCAATGGCTTGATGTGCCCATGATGGCGAAGCGCACCAACCGCAGTGAAGCGGATAGCATATCACTATACGGTTTTGGCTATGGACGATTTCATTCAAATTCCACTTCAACCTCTGCGACTGTCTGAGTTGGACAGGCGGATGGAAGAAAGCCGACTGGCGCTGATACGCGACATCGTCAACGCTCTCGGAATACCACCGGAGTATTTTGATGGAAAAAACAAAACTTCAAACCGTTATTGACATGATCGCGGCGTCAGTCCGCGAAGGTATCACCACGATGGAACTGGAGCAACAGGCGGTGCGTGCTTTCAACCTCCTGAACGTCCAGCCAGCGTTTTTAGGCTATCAGCCGCGAGGCGCAAAGGGCGGCTACCCGTTCGTCACCTGCATCTCGATCAATAACGAAGCCATCCACGGGTTGCCATCCGAACGAAAGATCGAGGAAGGTGACATGGTGAAGATCGATACGGGACTTATCGACAATGGACAGTACGATGATGGAGCCACGACTGTATTGGTCGGCAAATGCTCAGCCGTTGCCCGTCGCTTGTTTTGGGCTACGCAGGCGGCACTGGAAGCCGGGGTCGATCAAGCGAAGGCTGGCAAGACCAATCACGATATCGCTCGTGCGATTCAAGAGGTCGCCGAAGACAACGAGTTCGGCATTGTCGAAGGTTTTGCTGGTCACGGCATCGGCGAGAAACTGCATCTGGAGCCGACCATTCCGAACCGTGTCGAAGGTCCGGAAGTCAAGCTAGAGTCCGGAATGCGCATCTGCATCGAGCCCATGTTCACGTCCAAGAAGGGAAACGGTCGCGTGTATACGGACGCTAACGGCTGGACAGTCAAGCTGGTCGGCGGCGGTCTGGCGGCACATTTTGAACGTTCGATCACAATCGCATGAATAACTACTGGTGCCATTGCGGGTGGGGAACATTCGTTGCGGACGGCATAGCGATGGCCGATCCGCCGCAGTGTCCGCTGTGTGAGTGCTATACTTTCTGCGAAAGGGAGAAAGGAACGTTCTGGGATTCGGACAAGCACTGTGTCGTGAAAAAGCAGAAAGAACGCTATCCGTATCTTGAAAGCGTGGTGTCGTACATAGAGTCGCTCCCGCATCGGCACATAGATTTCTACGTCAGGCATAAAGTCGGGAAACAATTCAACCTCACCCCGGAAGAAGTTTGCGGCGTGCTGGATGAAATTGAAGAAATGAAGGAATATGCGAAACGCTAAGAGATTTCTCGAATTGCTGACAAAGGCATTTCCGATTGACGTGAACCACCGCCACAACCTCACTGTGAATAACAACGGTTTGCTCACAATCACTATTTGGCTTCCATTCCATGGCGGGTTCGCAGCCCAACCCTTCACGCTTAACGACGCCGATTTGGAAAAACCTTTGGAACAGATCGTTGAAGAGACCATGAACTGCGCACCAAAATTACTATGAAACTGATTCGACAAGGCACCAAGCACGAACGCACTTTCCGGGGAACCTGTCACCACTGCGGTTCTGAATGGGAAGCTATGGAGCAAGAGCTTCAGGGCAAGATCACGGACGATCAACGGGACGGTGAGTTTGCTCGCACTAAATGCACCGCTCGCAACTGCGGCCATGAACTAATTTTGTATCCGGTGAAGGAAGAAGCTCCCGGCAGTCCGAGTTGGATGCAACGATGAAGTGCCCCTACCACACTTGGAGTTGCCCGATTTGCTGGACACTTCGTGCCGCCGTTGTCTTGTTCATCTTGGCGGTCGTTGTCGCTACTTGCAGAGCGGATATCCCGCGTGATCCCTTCATCAAGCCTCGCACTCCAACTTTCAAAGAGGCAAAGCACAAAAACGGCGGTCGCTGGTACATGGCGGCGGACGGCCATGCAGTCTACTGTTACGGTCCGAAAATGCTTGTGCGCAATGCGGTGGGTGACATCGAGCCCGTCGCAACATTTTGTCGCGATGGTCGTTCCATCGTCCCTTTGAAACAATAGCGAAACATGGTATTAAACATCAGGAGCCTTTTCCTGATGCGAAAGAAGATTCAGAAACTCACCGAAGAAGACCTCGAACGGTACGAACGCGCTCTTCAACTTTGGGAAGTTGCACTTCAAAGACAAGAAGACGAACTGGAACAACGGGAAGACAACCTCCTGATGGAACTGACGGGCAAGTCACTCATCCGAACAGCCGAGATCAATCAACTCGAAGCACTCTACAAACTGGAAGACACCCGGAAACACGAAGACCCGCCACAAGGTGGGACGGGTCTTTGATCGTGCTAGATTTTAAGATCACCCCCTCTCAGAATTGGACTTTTGTTGAGATGTAACCTCCGGATGGTTGAAGCTGCGTTGAGTCGGAAAGATTCATCGGCAAGTCCTCCTGAGGGGAGTATTGAATTGTATACCGGGCAGAGCCCTCAGTAAGGGGTTCGGTAGCGGCGAAACATGGAACGTAGATCAAAAGTTTTCGGAGCGGTCTTCGGGCAAGCAATTGGCGATGCTCTCGGACATCCTCGCGAATTCGCTAACTCCCGTATGGTCAAAGGGGTATGGTCGCCCGTAGTTATCGAAGACCTTCCAGAAAAGAACAAATTCACCGACGATACGCAGATGTTCTGCTGCATCGGTGAGGCTCTCATATCCGACCCCCCACACGTTGATGAGAACAAGTTCATGGAGGCGGTCAGCCGGAATTTCGTGGTGTGGAAAGACAAGCCATTAGGCGGTGACCACCGGGCACCGGGCGGCTCCTGTATGGCGGGAGTTCGGAAATTGAGTGCCGGAGTGCCGTGGCTTGAATCCGGAGGGCTACAAGCGAAGGGAAACGGCACTGCCATGCGTTCTGGCGTGGTGGGTGCCTATTACTGGAGCACCCCGGACTATGCGTTCAGGATCGGGGCACTGACTGCCGTCAACACGCATTACAACTTGGAACCCATCATCGGAGCCGGGATAGTCAGCTACCTAGTTGCGGCGTCGATTAAGGGAATCGAATTTTCGACTGCGGTCGGCTGCGCCTTCAAGCTGGCAAGCGAATTCGATGACTTGACGGTCGTGGCTCATTATCCCCAGCAAGTGCGCCTCGGACCGGGGGAGGCGAATCAAAATCCATGGTACGCCATTGGGCATATCGCAGCCAGTTTTGCCTTCGGAAATGGGAAATCGGTCAATATCAAAGCCTTTAATAAGTGGAATGGGGATGACTTCGCGGTCATTCCAGCGGTTGCCGCAGCCGTGTTTTACAACGCACGGTACAGTACCTACCGAGACATCGTCCTGAACTGCGTGAACAACACCGGGGACTGCGACACCACCACTGCCATCGCTGGCACCATTGCCGGAGCCCGATTTGGGACGCCGGGAATAGATCAAGAGTGGATCATGCGGGTGGAACTCAGCGAGTATTTAGCGACACTGGCGGATCAGATTTATCAGGGCAGTATTACGTTAGTAGGACAGGAGAAAGAAACGCATGGATCGCATTCGTAGCATCCTCGGCATGTTGGACGAGGGCAAACGTATTTACCGCGTGCAGGAAGGTGAAGTGCAACGCGAGGAGTTCGAGTATTGTCAGGTCATCGACCAACTCGTCTTCGGACCGAAGGGCTATGTGGAGACGCTCGGTCCGACATGGAACATGATCCATGACCCGCGCTTCGTCAAGATCGAGAACGCATTCATCATCGACCGCAAGTCCATCTTTGGCGGCGATGCCCGTGTGGGCAAGCAATACATCTCTTCGGACGGTACCTTCTCATCTACGGTAGCCGATCTGGAACAGTACGCTGAAATCCTCGGCGAAGGCCGTCACTTCCACAACGTGCTTCAGCACCCGGATGTGAAGTGTCCGGTGCGTGCATGGCTGGAGCGCACCTTCAAAAAGACCGAGGTCAAGCCGGATGAGACGCTGGCGTGCACCTGTCCGGAAGGAATGAAAATTGATCCCAAGAAGCTGACTCTCTGGACGGACACACAGCTTTGGGGTTTGATCCGCACCGAGTGTCCGAACTATTTCACGCAGAAGGGTAAGCCCAACAAGCTGGCTGTCCGCCTGTTCGATTTGTTCCGTGCCGATCTTGTGGGATTGGTTGCTGACTACTGCGAGACCCCGCTGATCGATGAGTGGCAAATGCTCGACACTGGCGACGTGGTGGAGACCACCAACGCCGAAAACGTTCTGGATGTGCAGCCGCAAGTCTTCATGGAAGTCGATATCCTCGAAAAGGCTCTGACCTACCGTGCGACCCTGCGTGCGACCGCAGCCAAGATTCTCAAGCAGTGCGGCTTCGCAAGTTATCTGAAGAACATCACAAAAGACCTGCCGGATGGGACGCCTATCCTCACCGATACGGAGACCGACACGTTGCTCCGCACCATCTATCAATCGGATTGGCCGAACGACAAGCCTTTGTTGATTACCAAGCTCACCACAATCGTCACAGAGGCTCTCAAGGCTCCGTATGAACAACGTTTGGCTGAGCAGACTGCTCGTGCTTCAGAGGAGTCGAAGAAGGTCGTACAGGAACTCAAGACTGGAAAGACTCTCTGCATCAACCAGTACACTGAGCCTGCCGCTGAAGTCGATCAAGACGCCTACGCCGCGTTGGTGGATGCGATCATTAAGAACCCACTCAAGCAGGGACTATTCTTGATTTACGCCGCCGCCGAAAAAGAAATGATGCACAAAGGCATCTCCGGCGAAGGGCTGCTGGCTACCTCCGCTCTCGCGGTCGAGGAAGCCATCGGTGAAGAGTCGATCTGCAAGGATAAAGAATGCACGGAGTGTGCGCTGGCCCGCAAGGTCGTGGACATTCTGGCTCCGATCTTCTCTGCACCGGATTTCCCGTTGTCTGAGGAAGGCTACGAGAAGTTCATGAAGGACGTGCAGGCTACGGGTTGGTTCAAGAAGAACCCACTCACTTTCGAAGGTGAGTTCCATTCCGACGAAAGTGGCGAACGCGGCTGGGAGCGTCCTATTGACCCGGATGCACCGACGCAGTAAGCTAAAACAGTGCCGCAGCTAGTCAAAACCGAAACGGGCAGCCTCTACCTGATTGACCAAAAGAAAGGTACATGGAAGAGGGTGTCCGCCACTGAAAATTCCGGCGATTTGCGTACCGATGAGGGCACGTTTTACGAAATATCATTGAAGGTGGGCGAAGGCATGGCGATGCTCGGTCCGCCGCTCAGCGATGACGTTGATGGTCGATTCCTGTACACCAGTGACGTAGTCGAAATCGAAGAGGTTCCCGAAGCCTAATGGCATACGTCACCTACAACGTCAATCATACGACAGGCGAGATTCGAGAACGGAAGTACCGATGGAGTACGGAGGACGATCTAATCGGTGTCTGTCCTGCTGGAGAAGACCCGATTCAATTCTGCCTTAAGCTCGCACATGAGGAACTTATCCGGAGACATAAAGAAGAATGCCGCTAGTATTCAGCAACGCTACATTCACCCACGGCACATATATCATCTTCCTCAACAAGGGAATTATTCCCGGAGGGAAGACCAACGTGTACGAGGTCTGGTCGAAAGGTGCTGAGGATGAGCTAGGCGATTTGCTCGGCGAGATCAGATGGTTCGGTCGTTGGCGTAAGTATTCGTTTTTTCCGAAAGGCGACACGATCTACGAGGAAGTCTGCCTGCAAGAGATCACGGACTTTCTCAAGGCAGCGAACATAGCACACCGAGAGGCGAAAAAACATGCTGCAAACGTTTAGATATTTCGACGTGCAGGGTGACTGTCGCGGTATTGCGGTCGGCACCCATAAACGCACCGAGACCGAAGAAGATGGCACCACGACAGTGTTCATTCTGAATGGTGATGCTGAAACATTTGTCGCCTGTTTTTTGCTTCTCCCCGGCGAGTTCGTTTCTGCCAATGCACCCGATTTGGAACTCACCACAGCCTGACTTTCGTATCCCTAAACAGGGGGTACGAATGGACAAGGACTGCCCACATCTCATCCCTGATGAGAACTGGAAGTGCGAAGACTGCGGAGCCGACTACCCGCAGCCAGACCTACCACCCGACTGGAATCCTGACATCGGCGATGTAAAAGGCATCTGCACTCATCTAAAGCAGACCTGCAAGGAATTCTCCCTCATAATCAAGGCCAATACCGACGCGGATGGCAAGCCCAAAATGCGCATTATCGGCGGTCAACTCTTCCGTCTTCCGCACGACATGATTATCCGGGCGATGATCGGTCCGTCATTCCTGAAAGCTCGAACCCTCGGCTATCGCGGCAGCGAAAGCAAATGGCGGGAGATGGTGATTGAGGAAATCTCCAATCCGAGCAAAAATTGTCAGCCTGCAAAATAGGGGCTAATCTACAGAAACCGAAAGATTTAACTTCAAAACCACCCGAAAAATTGCAAATTCAAAAAATATTTTTGGAAAGTTAACCAAATCACCGATTTTGCTGGTAGTATATCGGCATGAAGCTAAACACCCGTGGGAACGACAAGGCGACAGTCGTCGGCGGCAAGAGCCTCGGCACCTATCGCATCAACGCCAACAAAGCTGCTTTTGAAACTCTCTCCAGCCGCCTCTACTCCGATAAGATTCGGGCCGTCATTCGTGAACTGGCGTGCAACGCATACGACGCCCATGTCGCCGCTGACAAAGAGAACGTGCCCTTTGAGGTTCACCTTCCCACGACGTTTGAGCCCCATTTCGAAATGAAGGATTTCGGTACCGGACTGGCTCACATCGACATCGTCGATCTGTTCTGCACTTATTTCGGCACCAACAAATCCGACAGTGACAAGTTCATCGGAGCCCTCGGTCTCGGATCGAAGTCGCCGTTCTGTTTGACCATGCGCAACGAGACCACTGGTCGGGAAGAAGCGCAGGGCTTCTCGATTACCAACCGCTTCAAGGGTGACTCCGGTGAGTGCCCGGTCTGCGGCAAGTTGGTGCTCCTCGTCGATGAATGGATGCGCGATCAGCAGCGAGGTATCCGTTTCACCCGCAAGCCAATCGAACACGAAGTCGGTCGTATCAGTGAGAAGTCGGCGTTCGACCGGGTCGATACTGACGAAGAAGATTCGCATGTGAACTGCGAAGGCGTCGGGCTCCTGCCGAAGCACGGGGAGTATGAGGGTTGGGAAGCCAAGCAACCGCTGGTCGTGCGCATGTACGACGCGATGATCGAGGACGGCGAACCGAAACTGATGCTGATGGCTGAGCGCATCGTGCCGGAAGAGCCCCTCGGAATTACCGTAAAGTTCGATGTCCAGCAGAGCCAGATTTGGGAGTTCGAAAACAAGGCGAAAGTTGCATTCGAATTCTTCGCCCCACGTCCGATCTTCAACATCGAAGATTTTTCCATTCCTCAGGTCGAATACAGCGTCAAGACGGCTCTGTGGGGAATGCGCAAGGTCGCCGCCACGCCACAGACAAACACCGTGCGTGCGATTCAGGGCAAGGTGCAATACAGCGTCGGCAACATCGACGTGAGCCGCACGACCGACTGGCAGAAGAAACTGCTGGCGATGCCGCTCGACCTGTTCTTCCCGATTGGGCAACTCGATCCGGCTGTCAGCCGCGAGACTCTGGAACTGAATGAGCGCACCATCAAGAACATCTTGGGGATGCTCGACAGCGTCTACGAGGAAATGCTTGCCGAGATCAAGAAAAAGATCGACGCCTGCTCACAGCCGTATGAAGCCCGGTTGCTGGCATGGGAACTGGTGCACTCGGAAGGCATCGGCAAGATCGTCAACGACGCATGGAACAAGGGCGACCTGTTCGGCAAGTACCAGAATTTCGTTCTGTCCGACAAGAAGCCCTTCCTGAATGATCTGGACATGGAGCAGACCATTCTCGTTCGATTCTCGAAGAACGGCGAGAAGAAGCGTGCCAAGAAAGAAGTTCTTACCAAAGTCTGCGAGAAGTGGAACAAGCAAACCGTCATGAGCGATGTCATGGCGGGCCGTGCGAAAAAGGAAGAGTACAACCGTGAGATCGATGTCGAGCCGAAGGTTGCGTTCCTCATCAACGATCTGAAACAGGGCGGCGACAAGTACGTCCACTTCCTGATTCAGGAGTGGACGGAACAGGATCACAAAGATTTTGGCTTGAACTGCGAGAAGTCCGTGGTCTACATGCTCAACCGTGTGGACAAGTTCGCTGATCCGAAGGAAGTGGCTAAGGAAGCCCGAAAGATGTTGAAGCGCATCGGCAATCCGCCCTTCATTCTCATGAGTGAACTCAAGGCGAAGTTGAAGCCGATCCTCGATGTGGAGAACGACAATCCGCGCATGTCGCGTGAGCGGCGTACCATCATCGAACTGAATCTGAACCTCGGCAGCCGTCGCCATCAACGTGGTAAAGGCTGGCAGGAAGCTTGGGATAAATCGGAAGAGCAGCCGGAGGGGATCAAGTATTACATCCCGGTTGAGCGCCTCAAGGCGACCGAATCCGGATTCAACCGCTCTTATGATCTGGTCGATTTCATCAACACGATCATCAAGACTGGTATGTTCGGAATCGATAACACTACGGTGATCTACGGTCTGCGCAAGAACAGCAAGCTGCGACAGAAGGCGGAATGGGTTGATCTGATTCCGCACTTGAAGCGTATGATTCCGACCGTCCTGAACACGGACATCGAAATGCGCCTGTCGTATCTTTTGTCGCCGTTCCAGTCCGATCACAGTTCGCTGTTGAGCCGCATCGCAGATAAAAAGCTGCTTTATGCTAAGAGCCCGTTGCAGAAATTCTGCAACCAGCTTAGAGCGGCACAGAATTCGCAAACGCCGGAGCAGGATCGCGCCCTGCACGAGATCATTCGTCAGGCGCGTATCTGGGGCATCTATCACGTCACCAACACAGTCACGTTCGATGCGACGTGGAAGGAATTGAAAGAACGGTACCCACTGCTCAAGCTGAGTTGGTATGGTGCCTATGATGCGAACAAGGATGATCGTCTGATCGTGGATTATCTTCTGATGATCGATGAGCGGGACGGCATCACCGCTCCGGTCCGGGTTCAAGCGGCTGCGGCGTCCGGCGATGGTATCGTCACCGCCCCATCCGAACTAACAGTTTCCGAGACGGAGGTCTCAAATGTCTAAGTGCTCAGTTGTTTCATACGTGTCGAAGCCCTCATTCGTTTCACTCTACGTGGATCGCGGCAAGGGTGTTGAGAATTTCCGCCTCAACGATACGCACCCGACTTTCAAGAGCCTGTTGCGTGCGTTGAAGCGTGGCGAAGATCGTCGCGTTCCCAAGCTGCTTTCGGCGGCTGAGAGCATTTCCAACGTCACCCACGGCAACGTGACGGTGATGAAAGACGGCGTGTACTTCAAGGGGCGCAAGGTGGAAGCCGCTCTGACTCGCCGCATCTACGAACTGGCGTCCCAGAAGGCATCGACTCAGGCTCTCCTGAAATTCATGGACAACCTGTTCCAGAATCCTTCCGAGGAAGCGCAGAACGAGTTGTACGAATGGCTCGTGAACTTCAATGACGGCAAGTTCGTGCCGACCGATGATGGCTGTTTCGTCGCCTACAAGGTCGTCAACCCGGACTACACCGACTGCCGTACTGGTACGGTACTGAACAAGCCCGGTGAGCGTCCGTGGATGCCCCGCAAGGATGTCGATCCGGACCGCCGCAACGAATGCAGCCGTGGGTTCCACTTCTGCTCACGTCAGTATGTCGGCGTGTTCAATGGTTGGCAGCGTGGCTCCGGCAGCAACCGCGTGGTCGTGGTGAAAGTCAACCCGAAGGACGTGGTTGCGATCCCGAAGGACTACAGCTTCAACAAGGGGCGCACGTGGACGTATGAAGTGCTTCGCGAACTGGAAGAGTTCAACTTCAAGAACGAGCAGGAGCACCCGTACTTCCAGCAGTTGTTCGTGCCTGAGATGAAGGAAAAGGCCGACATTCTCAAGGCTCTGTACGAACTGCCGAACGTGAAGCGCATCCTCAAGAAGCGCAAGCTGACCAAGACTTCGCTGCGCAAGGCGTCGAAAGAACGTCTCCGCAACTGGTACGGTCAGTTGCACGCGATGCTGAATCCGCCTGATATGAGCAAGCTGTTCGAGAACCCGTTGAAGGCGACTCTGACGGCGACCAAGGGCGGCATCACCATCGGCATGGTCGCAGCCGAACTCGATGTGCCGTACAAGACGATCTACAACGCGGTGAACGGTAAGCCGCCGCAGGAAATGATTGATCTGATCGGCGAAGCCATTGCCAAGTTGCGTGGCACCAAGGGCAACACGTCGAACAACTCGTATCCGACGCCTGTTTCTGAAAAGCGCACCTACGCGGCGGCAGCCTCGCTGTCCGGCTCGACGGTGAATCAGGAAGGCGAAGAGTCCGAGTTCGATGGGCTGTACGACGAATACGGCTACGGAACCATCGATGACGGGTCGGAATTCGACGAGACGGAAGAAGAACAGGATCAGGACTAACCGTCTCTTAAGTTAGAGGCGAAGCCCGATCTGTTAATCTCTCGACCAACTGACTAAACACACGGGTGGAGTCTCTAAGGGGAGCACTGGATATGGAAATCCAATCGCTCCCCTTCTCTTTTTTGGTATTAACCGGGTATGAACACCATATTCCGGTGCGCAGAGCACAAACGATTCGAGACACAACGAGAAGCCGAAGAGGAACTCCCCAAGATCGCCCTGCACGGCATGAGAAAGGGCGGCGGATCGTGGCGTTTACTTAAGGCATTCCAGTGCGGTGACCACTGGCATGTGGGCCGAGATTGGAAGAGCCGCAAAAAACCCTCGTAAGTAGCTGAAAACACGCCAATAAAAACTACCCAAAATCCCTTCCCCGCTGGTAGAATGTAGGCATCGGAGGGATTTTATGGCGAAATCCAAGAAAGCTGCTCCAGCCGTTGCCGTTGCAGAAGCACCGATCACCAAGGAATCGGCTATGAGCAAGCTGGCAGCAATGCTGAGCCAGCCCGGTATCACCCCGGTCGTCGCTCCTACTCCTGAAAAGAAAACCACCAAGAGTTCGGTATTCACTGGCGAACTGGTCATCCTCGAAGGCCGCGCCACTCTCGACATCAAGTGCTATAACGCTGCCGAAGCCGACAGCATCGAGCGCAACAACCTGCACGCCCATACCACCAAGCAGAAGAACGAGAAGGGCGAGGACGTTGAAGTCACCACCTACAGCAAGGTGAAGAACGGCACGCAGTTCTGCTCCGGCTGCAACAAGACGATCTCGAAAGACGAGATCGTGAAGGGCGTCGAAGTCGGCAAGGACAAATACGTCACCTTGACCGATCAGGAAATTCAGGAAGTCGCACCGCTCAAGGCGAATCAGATGTTCGTTACCGCCTACGTCAAGCCGGAAGATGTCAACCTGACCTACATCGAAGATTCCGAGTACGTCTGCATCGACCCGGACAGCAAGAACCCTCGCAAGGAAGTTTTCGACACGTTCGTCGATGCGATGTTCAAGCACGGTCGTTACGGCAAGGGTGTGCGTGTGAAAGGCAATCGTGAGCAGTATTTCATCATTCGCCCGGTCATGAACAAGCTGGCGGATGGCTCCATCGCCTACGGCATGATGCTGCACCACCTGTTCGCGGAATACGAAGTCCGCGAGTGCAACAAGTTCCAGAAGGCTGAGCCGAACTCGGAATTGTCGGCAGTCATCGGTCAGTACATGGAAGAGACGACCGAGGGTTTCGTCCCGGCAAAGTACGACAGCTTCCTCGGCAACACGCGCAATCTGGTGTTGGCGAAGTCGAACGGTGCCGTTGCGTCGATCAAGCAGTCGCACATGGCGCAGGCTCCTGCGACCGATCTGATCGGTGCTTTGAAAGACGCTCTCAAGACGAAGAGCGCCAAGGCTGGCAAATAAGTTCGTGCCGTGCGTAGTCGAAAGGCTTACACCAAGTCCGCTGTAGTCGGCAGCCAGTGCCCACACGGATTCAGGTAGCGCACGGCACATAGATTTCAACCCGGTGTAAACGGGAAGGGGTGTAAACGGTTCGCCGGAATGAAGCCCCCGGAACATCGCCGGACGAAGCCGGGTTGAGAGGAAAGAGACCACGCCCTATATAGGCGTGGCGGTGAGGCGGGTTCCGTAAAAGAGCGGCCCACGATGTACCTGACAGCATAGGGAGGGCTTAGCGACAAACACTGGTGTCCGGCAGTAAGCTACGCCCGGAGAAACAAAACGGACGCCGGAAGGAATGGTTGAGACCGAACCGCCTCATGCAGATTTAGGAGGGAAGCAATGGCGAAACGATATCTTGGCAGGCCATACATCATCGGCCTTGATCGGCGGCATGGCACGGCTGGTCTGTTGGATGAACTACGAAGGGTCGCACGAGCGACTCAGAAGGCCGATAAAAAAGCTGACGTGGTCACGAGGGGGCGACATCCGAAAAGTTCTCCGAATGCGCTCAGAAAGGCTCTCGACGAACTGGCATGAGATACTTCAAACTGGTAGCTGGTGGACGCGGTGACTCAGCCTACGGCGAGTATCAGGAAATCTCCGAAGGCGAGTACAAGTTCACCCTTGAGAAGTGCATGAAGCCTGCCTATCACGAGAAGCTGTTGCAGCACATGAACGGTTTCGTCTACATGGGTATGGCGTTTATCGCTCTGGAATACGTGAGCGATGAGACTGACATCGACCGCAAGGCGGAAGCTGAGGATCGAGATCGTGGACGATAAACAGCGCAGGGTCGCGGAACTGGTCGGACTGATCGAAGTTTCGCGATTGACAATCGCAGGGCACAAGCGCAATCTTAAGATTGCCGAAAGCCTCATCCTGCAATGCACCGGGCGACTGGCGGCTGAGGAAGCAACGCTGGAACGCCTGATGAAAGAGATCAAGGCACTTGGGTTTCACGATAGTGGACACGCCAAGGGAGAGATGAAGAAATGGACTTCTTAGTCGGACAACTCGTAAGATGGTCGAGTCAGTCTCGTGGCTACCAGACAACCAAAGAAGGCATCATCTGCTGCGCCGTGCCTGCTGGTGAGAAGCCGAGCAAAGAATACAAAAACCTGCACACGGGCGCGGGATGCGGCTCCAGCCGTAAAGAAATTTCGTATGTGGTCTGCGTGGACGGCAAGTTTTATTGGCCTCGTGTCGGCAGTCTATGCGCGGTGGTGCATGACCCCAACCGCAGTATTCCTGCGGAGAACTTCGTGCAAACTGTGGCGGCGAACGTCCACAATCCGAGCCTGACGGACAAAGGCTTCCGGGAATTCGTGAAGAGCACGTTGCCGATAGTGAGGTATTGATGGAATACGAAGTCACATTCAAGAAGCGGTTCAAGGTCCGCGAAGATCAGAACCCGGCTGACATCGGCAAGAACTACATCGAGACGATGGGTTTTGAAGTCGTGTCCACCGAACTGGTTTACGATCCGACCTACGGTGACGATGTTCTGTGCGAATGCGGTCATGCCTATTACCGCCACTTCGACACTTACGAGGACATGCGTCCGGTCGGCTGCAAGTATTGCGGCATGTATGTCGAGGGCATATCGCATCGCCGGGAGATTCCTGTTCCCCCCGATGCGGATGTCTCGAAGTTCACTTTCGAGGACTGGCAGAAATACGCTAGTATTTGCACGGGCTTCAAGAGGGCAAAATGAGAATCGATCAATTACAACCCGGTCAGCGAGTTTACAACGTCATCCGCCGCAGGATGGGCAACACGACCCTCCGCGATACCGCCGTGTTTAGCATCGTGGTCAAGGAAATCGACCCCGCTGGTCGGTGGGTGCTGGCGTCGTGGAACTCGAATCCGCCTGAGAAGTTCCATGCCACTCAAGTTAGCAAATGGAAAAAGGACAAACCCGTCACGGTTGCTATCGGGTTCGGAGCCAGCCGTCTGGCGACACGCGAGGAACTGAAACTCATCAAGGCGCAGAAAGAGATCGACGCCGTCCAGCCTGAGGGCGACAATTGCGGAACGCATTTCACTCGTTACCGCACGCTCAAAGTTGATGGTGGACTCACGATCAAGTATTGCAACGTATGCCGACAGGAGCAGGGGTTCAAAGAGATATGAGAAACCGGGAAGCAGTCCTCAGGGAACTGGCTCCACTGGTGCGAACGATCTATCAACGCGACGACAACGGCTGCTGCTTGCACGCGATGCTGGATGACGGGAATTGGGAACTGATCTACGAGGATGACCTGTTGGAGCACGATGACTGCCGGAAGGCTCATGAGTTGCTACAGGAACTCGCTCTGGAAGATCGGCTCCTGCTGGAACACGACGGCGGCAGGGGGCTGCATTTCGGTGAACTGCCGCAGTTCGATGACGAGTACGACCCGAACGAATACGGAGAATGGGGCGATGAGGAAGAGACTGAAACCAATTCGACTGGCGACTAAGGACGGCGGCGTGCTGAAAGTGGTCGGACAGGGCAAGGACGCCTGCCTGAATTTCCATGCCGGGAATGCGCCCTACGCCCTGATCGACAACAGCCTCACTGTGCGCAACTTCCTCCGGGATGCTCTGGAGCGGATGCGCATTCCAATCCACTGCATGACCTGTTCGGATGATCGCAAGGTACTGCAAGGTACGGGTGACCCTGAGCATCCGCTCAAAGCAGTACCATGCCCGGATTGCACAAAGCGGAGTCAGAAACATGGCAAATGAAAAAATGGAAGCATTCTGGAAAGCCAACCCGAAGCTGGCTGCTGAGGTTGAGGAGTTGAGAAAGAAGCCGGACAACGAGATCGATTTGTCCGACATTCCGGAGATCACGGACTGGTCGGGTGCCGTGGTCGGCAAGTTCTATCGCCCGAAGCGGAAACTCTTCGTCTCGTTCACCGCCCTGCTCCGTCACTTGAAAGACGGCAACGTCATTCAGAACGACCTGAATCGTGGGCTGTTCTATTTCGGCTGCACGCGCAGCTACGTGTTTGACGACATCCAGCCGAAGGAAGTCGAATGGTTCTTCCGCGACGACATGGAGGCGGGAGCCGCCGCCCTAGCTCAGGTGCGGGGTGCCATCGTCTTGGCTGAGGCTGAGGGTCGCTGCATCTGGCGTGAAGCACATGAGATGAATAGCTACGAGGCTCTGAACGACCTGCTGGTCAAGAGCGGCTATTCGTACAACCGTCACGGCGGTCCGGCGATTGTGTTCGAGAACGATAACCGCACCGAAAACCCGTCGTATGCGTATTGCTATCCCGGCGTCCGCGACCGCATCGCGGAAGCGGCAATCCCGCTGGAAGTGGTGATGTGATGCCGCCGCTCATGCGCAGGTTCATAGATCGTCTGAGGCTTTCGTTCAGCAACAACCAGCTTCCCCCGGCTCAACCGGATTTCGTGGGAACTCCCGGCGATGTGTTAAAATCGAGGCTGCTGGAGATAGGAGCGATATGCGAGAAGCAGGAGACGAAATAATCGGACGTGTAGTTCGAGTCGAACGATGTTCAGCACGAGAGCACGGCGATCACGATGCCTGCGTGTGCAAATTCATCGGCGAAAATGTTCTTGTCGGTAGGAAGATCGAAAGTGCGTTCATCGGCCTGCCGAGCTACTACATTCAGGGCACCAGCTTCCGAATTCGCCGCAATGAAGTGAAGTTGCTCAAGAACCAGAAAACCAAGACCGCTTTCGAACAACCACGTCTCGGTCAGAAGGTGTATTTCAGCAGCATTGCGCACGGCAAGGGCGCACGCCGCGACACCATCTATGCATTGGTAAATGAGGCCGACACCGGGGAATTGACTTTGAGCGCCACGCTGGACGATTGCCTGTTGAGAATCAATGAGCGTGGTTGGGTGATCGTAGATCGCCCGAAAAGTTTGTCGTAGCGTTCTTGCCAAGAACGTTCCCTCCGAACCAATGTGATTTTGAGCGATAACGTTTCGCCACGTTGGACTACGACAAGGGGCAGGTTGCCAAACCTGCCCCAACAGTTTAGGATAAAGTCATGTTGAAGAAGCTATCGGTAGCAGCGCAGGAATCGCAGTTCGAACAAACCCTCACCGACTACTGGAGGAAATTCGGTATCGGCACGGACACGATGGGCATTGGACATTGCTCGTTTTGCGGCAACCGGGGCATCATCGATTCACGCAGCATCACGACACCAGCCGGACAAGTTTGCGGTCGTCTGAACTGGTGCATCTGCCCCAACGGACAGACCATGCGGCGTCAGACCAAGCAGATGTTCCCGGACGAAGCACAGTGGGATCGAGCGAGGTAGCATGGGTTGGCCTACAGGCTTTCAGTTTTCGATGGCACCGTGGGGATACACGATCATCATCGACCGGGTGCCGGACACGTCAATGGGAAGTGTGCGATACAAGTGCCACTACGACCGCTGCACTCAGGATTTCATTTTCCCGTTGGATAGCTCTCAAGAGTCGGCGCAGCAAGTCATGCGGAAACACGTAGACGAGAAACACTGAGGAGGCTCCATGCAGGGTGAAGAGAAGCGCATCTACGTAGTCGTAGCCAACACGGTCCAGCATCCCCTATTCGAGGGACGCCGAGGCGAGGACACGCGCACTATTGTGCAGGTTCCCGGTCGGCAGATTGCTCAGGCGTGCCACGCCGTTCGCCGCATGGGGCACTACATGGTCATCCGTGCGGTTCTCGGTCTGTTCGAGGATATTCGGGGCGGCAAGTTCCGCAACTTGAAGAATCGTCTTGACACCATCCGGGCGACCATCGCCCATGAATTGCATTACGAGCCCATCACGACTATCGTGCTCTCATGCCGCGACAGTTTCGAACTGGAGCACGTCTACGATCTGCTTCGGATCGCGGGTGTGGACGTTTTCATGTTCTTCGACACCAACCCGGCTGTTTACGGCGAGGGCGAGGTTCGCACCGCGTTCGCCACAGACCCGATTGATCCCTCCAAGACGGTGGGAGTCATCGATTATCTCCCTCTATGGAGCCCGGAAGTGACTGGAAACAAAGGGTAAACAGGCTCAAAAATCCTACCTTTTTCGACTCGTTGACTGGTAGAATGTAGGCATGGACAACAGCGTACCGCAAACGATTCTCCAGCAGTTAGGCGGCAGCCGCTTTCGCACCATGACCGGGGCGCACAGCTTCACCGCTGACGGCAACAGCTTGATCTTCAAACTGCCCCGCACGTCCAACAAAAAGCGCATCGCTGGCGTCAAGATCACCCTGACGCCGCAAGACGAGTACGACATGGAGTTCTTCGCGTTCCGTGGTTCGCTGTCGAAGGGCAACTACCGCTGCGAGACAGTCGCCAAGCACGATGGTATCTATTGCGACATGTTGCAGGACATCTTCACGCAGGAGACCGGGCTGGACACCCACCTATAAACATGACTGGACGACTCCAACTCGAATTAGATCGCGAGACACAGCGGCACGAGAAAAAGGTCGCTGAACTGGCAAACCGTTGCCTGCAAGACTTCAAGGACGAATGGAAGCAGGGCAGCAAGGTGCGGCTGACCTTCGGCATGGGCGACGTGCTGGTCGAGGTCAACAACCTTCCGGTAGACGAAGAGGACTATCCGGAGATCGAGCAAGTCATCATGGACGTGTGCGAGATCACGGATGATTTCCGTATCGCCTGCCCGGACAACTTGGAGATCAATTGACGAGCAAAGAACTCAAGGCGGCGAAAGAGAGGCGGGAGCGCCCGAAGCGCAAGGCGGCTAAAAAGCTGCACGACGCCGGGTACTACCTGTACACCAGCACCGTCCCTGAGTCTACGCTGACGCCTGCCATGCGCATCCTGCGCATCTGCGAACAGGCGGCACGCCGGGGCTGGATGTACCCGGAAGAGATCACGAAAATGGCGAAGCTGACTGGAAGGGAGCATAAGGATGCCGCAGCCGTACAAACTGGCGGAAGATAGACAGGACGAACTGGCTCTGACCACGGAGTTCTTCATCGACGCCCCGGATGGGCGGATGTCGGTGCGACTGCCAAATTTCATCGCCCGGAAAGAACAGGAACGCCTTGCTGCCGTGGTCGTGTCGGCATTGAATGTAGACGCTCGTTACAGGAAGGGACAATGAATCATTTCGACGAGTTCTCCAATTTCATCGGCAATCTGGAGTGGGCATCCATAGAGTTCAAAACCGAACTCCTGCGCAAGTTGAATGCCGCCGCGTCCGAAGCATACGAACGAGGCAAACAGGCTGCTCTGGATACGCACGTCTGTCACATCGACGACCCGCTGACCAAGAAGTCGCTCAAGATGCAGAAAGGCGTCAAGGGCCTGACCACGGCTGAAAAAGCACGCATCCAGAAGATCGCACGCCGGGGCGAGATGATTAACGCGATCAAGCTATGCCGCGAATTGTGTTTCGTCGGATTGTTCGACGCTAAGAAGTTCGTGGAGAAGATTCGAGATCAGAGGAAAACGTTTTGACAGATACAGCCGACCTCGTCTTTCGCCTGCGCAAACGCGCTGAGATCAGGCGGCAGATAACCACTCGTAAGAGTGTGCAGGAAGGTAAACCTGATCGCATCGCCGACCTTCTGGAAGAGGCGGCGAACGAGATTGTTCGGTTGCAAAAAGAATTGGAGACCCATGAAAAGAGGTAACATGGAACGCATTTACGACACCGTCATTCGCTCTATTCGAGCCTTCAAGCCGTACTTCATGGTCGGCAACCGTCACATCGGCTGCGGTCACCGTCACCGCACGGCTCAGGCGGCACGCAACTGCTTCAAACGGCACGGACTGAGCGCGGGACAATACCGCATCTACCGGGTCGCCACACGCCCGGACATCACCGCACTGGATCGCGTATGAACCACAAAGTCGCAATGATGGAAGTAGAAGTCAACAAGCTGACACGGCAACTCGCGCTGGCTAAGAGCGACCTCGAACAGGTGCGCCGAACGTGCCGTCACCAGTGGGGCAAGACTCAATACACCCCCGACATTCAGGAAGCTTACACGATTCCCGCCGACCCTCCGGGTACGATGGGCGTTGACTGGCGTCCGGAATGCCACGTTCCTCGCCAAGTCACGCCGAAGTGGACGCGCACCTGCGAAGAGTGTGGCTTGAAAGAAGAAACGCAGCAGACTGAGGACAAGATCGAAAAAATTCTGGTATTCAGGAGATAGTCATGCTCGAAACCATCAACACTCTGGCGAACTCACTGGTCGAAAAGGCTCCGCAATATCTGCGGATCGCGTTCAACGAAGAAGACCGCACAAAAGACCCGCAGCCTGAGGCTGCTCACTTCCTCAAGTTCAATCTCGACGGCGACGAACGCCGCATGGGTCGCGACCTCGAACTCTACAATTTCATGTCGGAAGTTGCCGGGGAGCAGTCGGCTCTGGCTACGCTACTCGAAGAACTGGTACTGCCACTCAAGGGCTATTCCCGCGAGGCTTTTGATGCTGGTATCGCTTTCCTGCGGGAACGTGGTACGATCTATGGTGAATTGCAGGCGGATTGGAACAATCTGCTTGACTCGGTCAGCAAATAGGAGACTCATGAAAAAGCCAGTTATCACCCCCGCAGCCATCGCCGCACTTGCCGATGGCAATACGGCCAATTTTATCGCCGCCCTCACACCGGGCGGTATCGAAGCGCAGGAAGCCGCTGGACAGCGCGATATGGTCGCCAACACCCGCCTGCCCAAAGAGATCATCCACAGCACTGACGTGAACCCCATCGTCCTCGCATCGAAGGGCTTTGAGTTCCTCGGCGACTATGACGATCTGTTCTACAGCGTCAAGTTGCCTGCCGGGTGGAAGCTGGTTCCGACCGACCATTCCATGTGGAGCGATCTGGTTGACGACAAGGGCCGCGTCCGTGCGAACATCTTCTACAAAGCGGCGTTCTACGACCGCTCTGCGCACATGAGTTTCAATCCCCGCTTCTACGTCAACAGCGAGTACGAGGGCGGCAGCTATGCCCCGGACGCTCGTAAACGATACTTTGTGACCGACCGCCTCAACCCCGACAATCCGCCGTTCCGTGGCGAGTTCTTCACACGTCAGCGCGACAACTGGGGTCAGGACACCGAGGAGAGCAACAAGGTCTACGCTTGGTTGAAAACGAACTACCCGGACTACGAAAAGTCGTTCGCATACTGGGACTGAATCGGAGGGTTTATGGCTTGCAAGATTACCGACTTTGACGAGAGTTTGCCTGTAGACTTCGTGTTCGGCAGCAACGAACTCGGACAGCACGGCGGCGGTGCCGCTGGCGTGGCATGGCGCGAGTACGGCGCACGGTATGCGGGTCACGGCGGTGCCGGACAGGGCTTCGGTCCGCAGGGGAATTGTTTCGGTATTCCGACTTGCTCCAAAACCTGCAACCAGCCGGATCACGACATCGAGTACGACAAGCTGAAATACTACATCCAGTGCTTCCTGCTGTGGGCTCGATTGCAGATGGGCAGACGACAATTCAAGGTCACGCAGATCGGATGCGGACTCGCCGGGTGGAAGTCGGAAGAAGTCGCACCCCTGTTCAACGACGCCCCGCCGAACTGCTTCTATGATACGGCATGGCACGAGTTCCTCGGCGATGAGAAGAAGTATTGGGGGCACGTCGGATAGAATCAGGGAGTGATCGATCATGGGAGGTCGTGATGAAAACAATACTGCTGGCAGTTGGTTTGTTGCTTATGTCGTCCGTGTGTTGGGGTCAATCAGTCCTCGGCGGTGGTGGACTTCAAGGGCCGACAAGCAACACTTACGTGATGCCGGATCATCCGCAGCACGCTGATTATCATGCCATGTCTTCGGAGACGACGCTGGTCGGCGGCGGCTCGATTACCGTAGCTTCCGGCGAACAACCGCTGTGGCAGTTCGGCTCCGACAAGGTAGAAGAGCCCCTCGGCGATGTCGCCCGTCGTTACCGCCTATACGATGGACGCGAGAAAGCACGCATTCGTTGGGAAGCGCAGGGCGAGAAAAAGTAATGCATTTCTGGTTCCAACATTACGTGCTCTCGACCCTCGCGGTCTATTTGTTCTTCGCGGTGCTCTATGGGCGCAAATTCAACCAGATCAAGAAAGCACCAAACGTTTGCACTTTGATTGTCGGCGGCTTGCTCTGGTTCCCGATTGTGCTGGTGTGGGTGTACGGTGGGCTCTGGCGCGATATCAAATCTTGGAGAAAATCATGAAGCCACACTTCATATTCCCCTGCGATCCACTCAACGACCGCCGTGTTGATGCGGTGTTTGCCGATCAACATGATGCGCTGCTGGCGGCTGGCTTTAATTGCTCGGTTGTCGATCTGGACGATCCACGGATCACGTTCGGCAAAAACAAGCAGGCTGTGCTACGGGAGTTGTGTGTCTACCGTGGCTGGATGCTGGGCGAAAAAGAGTACGAGAGACTGTTGCACACCATCCAGACCTATGGCGGCTACCCTATCACCGACGAAAATTCGTATCTGGTCACGCATCACCTGCCGAACTGGTATCAGTATCTTCACGATGTGACGCCGGAGACGATGATACTGCCGAACGGAACCTACAACATCGCCGATCTGCCGGAACTGGTACGAGGTCTCTTGCCGCAGTGGGGCGGCATCGTTGTGAAAGATTACGTGAAGTCCCTCAAGACCGGGTACGGGCATATCATCAACGAGAACCCCGATATCCTGCCGAAGATCATTGAGCAGATGGTTCAATATCGCGGACGTATCGAAGGCGGATTGTGCTTGCGTCGATTCGAACAGTTTATCCCGGACAGCGAGAAGCGGTTCTTTTGTGTCAACGGGCACGCCTACACTGCGGCTCTGGACTCGAACATCCGCGTCATGGCGGAATCGACGTACCTTGCTCTGGCGGCGGAAGTCGCAACCCGCATCCCGTCCCATTTCTTCTCGGTGGATATCGCTCTCACCGAGAACCTGACTCCTCGCGTCGTCGAAATCGGGGATGGACAGGTGTCTGATCTGGTGGGCTGGACGCCGGAAGAATTTGCTGCTATGTGGATAGGACAATGACAGAAGAACTCTTTTGGTCTACTCTCGACGCCTCCCCCATCGGAACTGTAATGCAGCACTCCAGTGGGAGGAAAATCAGAAAAACCAGCAATTCCAGTTACGAGATCGAGTTAACCCCTGAGCAAGCGGAAAGACTCCGGGAGCACATTCGATCAGGCAAGCCTACCAAGTATCCGTGCAAGAAATGCAGCACGCTCATGCATGAGATGGATGTCATGCCAGACGGAACCCGTACACTTCGTTGCTCTGGTTGTAACTGGTGGGTCCTCACGAGAGAATCTGACCCGGAATGAAATTTGATACAGACGGCATTTGCGATGTGTGCCGCATCATAGACAACGATACTTCCCAAAAGAAAGTCTACTGGTGTAATCTGTGTAGAGCATGGATTTGCAAGACCTGTGAGCCTAACGGCGTCCGGCGTGCAGAAGCCATGTGGCTTCGAGCAACTGGTCAGAAGAAATGATAAATAGAATAGTATTTCGAGCCATTGCTTTTTTGATTCTTGTTGGCATCATAGTCGATGCGAGTAAGACGAACGGGCTCCAATGGGTGAGCATTCTCGGCGCGGTTATGGCGGCTTTCTTCTGGGAAATTGGTGAGCTATTCAAATGAGTTTCTACGTGCACATCCCCACTCCTAAGGTCAAGACGTACTACATGACCTGCTCAGCCTGTCCCTCACAATGGGAAGGCACCCTCGAAGGCGGCGGACACCTGTACATCCGATATCGTTGGGGCGGCATCAGCCTGTACGTCGGTAAAGACCTTCAGGATTGCTTCGAACAAGGGCCGATCTTCACCAACGATTTTGCCGACAGCTTGGACGGCGTCATGGATGATGAGACCATGAAATTTGCAACCGGGCACATCCTCGATTGGTCGGAAGCAGAACGCATCCCGGTGCCGGAGGAAGAGTGATCCTCGATTTCGACAAGCCGAAGAAAGCACGATCCACCGAAGAGCACAACGAGATATACAGCGCCGACTGTCCGGCAGCAGGCACCTACGTCCCCAATATGTCGGATGCCGACATGCTCAAATGGAAGGCGAAGGTGATCGGCGGCAAAGACCCCCGCGTCGAAATCCGTAAGAGTGTCCGGGGCGTTGACCCCACGTTGATCCGGGAGGACAACTTCAGCATCTACAACGGGCACTGTTCGGCTCAGGTGCTCATAATCGTGCGACCGAACAAGGTCATCATGTCATCCAATGGCAGGATGGTGTTTGACGGCAAGGTCTGGGAAGAGCTATCTAAAGCCGTCGAAGAAGCCCGTAAAGCACTGAAAACTAAGGCGTAAATCCTAACCAAAACCACTCCCGTACTGGTAGAATATAGGCATGGCGACTGGCATCAAGGCGCAGCTTCCTACCAACATCAGTCTCGATGGGTTGCAGCGTCTCGCCTCGGATTCGGATTGGGGCTGGCATTTCAAATACAATGGCGACCGCCGCACGGTCAAGAAAGAAGCCGGACACATTCAGGATTTCAACCGGGACGGCGCACCCGGCAAAGGTCTGCCGCAGCATATCGTTGACGCCCTCCTCAATCACCCTCTCCCGCAATTTCTGATCGACGTGGAGTTCGTTCATTTCGGGCGGCACGATACGATCTACGTGTTCGACTCGCTGATTCTCGGCGACGAGTTCGTTGCGGTCGAGCCGTTCGAGTATCGCGAAGCCCGGTACCATGCTGAATTCGACAATTATGCTTCCTGCATAGTTCCGGTGTTCACCGCCCGGACGCCGGAAGAAAAAACCCGGATGTTCGTACAGACGGCTCAGGACGGCATCGAAGGCATCGTGGCGCACAAGATGAGTGCAGCTTACGAAGAGGGTCGTTCAACGAATGTTTTCAAGTTCAAATTCATCAAGCAACTCGACGCCGTATGCATGGGCGACGATCCCAAGGGCAAAGACAGCGTTCGCCTCGGCTGCTATGACGAGCACGGCAAGTTGCATGAGATTTGCGGAGCCCGGATTATTGGCATCCACCCGACAAAAGGTCAGGTGGTTGAGATCAGATACAACAAGGGCACCAAGAAACGGCACGTGATGGAGATTCACATCGAACGCATCCGGGACGACAAGAAGCCCCGCGAATGTACTCTCGATCAAATCGTGGTCAACGCCGACTTTAGGAGATAACCGTGGACGAATTTAATGGGCACCAGAATCCGGAAACGTTCAACACTAACGGTCTGACCGAACATCAGTTACAGGTCGCCGCCCTTTGCGTCAACATGGCGGAAGGTGAACAGCGCCCGTGGGCAAGTGCGGAGAACCTGCAATTTTTCGTGAGGGATTTCGTTCGCGAATCCATTCAGAGCGCCATTGACGGCAACAAGCTGACCGAAGCTGGCGTCGAAGTGGCGAGGAGCATCTTATGAACAGCGCCGAACGTGCCGAACAATTCGAGATTCTGTATACTGCTTACATCGCCAAGCTGCGTCGGCTGGATGAACTGCAAGCACAGGGTCGTTACGGTTTCCAACTGCGGATGCCGAAGAAGGCACTGGCGATTGCGATGAAAAATTTGCGGGAGTTCGGTAAGAAACATGGTGTAGAAGTCGAGTCTCTGTTCTACTAAGGCTATGGCAACGGCGAGATTGATTCTCTGGATTCTTGTGGTTTTAGCGGTCATTCGACTAAGGGAGACTTTATGAACATCGACATTCTGGATGACGAGATTTTCTCAGACATCGCCCGGAACTGCGGCTATGATCTGGACAACGAGAATGAACTGGAGGCGGCAACCGCACAGATCGTGAAGATGTCGCCGGAAGAGGCATGGGAGCGATACTGCGTGTGGAACGGACTACTAGGTAGCTTCCACTACTCGCTACGGGAAGCGTACCAGAACATTTTTGAAGCGTGCAATCCCGATGCCCTGACGGTCGAGGATTATGACACAATCATGGCTGCCCTGAGTCTGGCGCAGTCAGGCGCGAATCCGACAGCTTACCTTGCACTGGCAACCGTTCGCAGCAAAGTGAGCAAGATGCAGGAAAAGGTGATGGCATGAGCAGAGTGAAAAAACCAAAGCGCGTGAAGTGTCCGATCTGCAAAGCCCCCGGCATCGCAGCCGAGCGGGTGAGTACCGAGCCGATCAAGCATGTCGATCTGCTCACGCCCCTGAAAGACCTCGTCCGCTGCATCCGGGACGGGCAACTCGGCGACTTCTCGCCGCTCATGGACGAGATTTTCGATGCGGAGCACGCGATCCGCATGGCGGAAGCCAGAATGAAGCTTTTGAAGGGCATCGACTATGGCGACTAAGGCAATCTCATACCATTACGTGAAGGTGCTGCACCCAAGCAACAAGGGGAAGGCGATTTACCTTGAGTTGCCGAAATTCATCGACAAGGGTGACATGCAATTCATCGCCGGGTATGAGTTCAAGTTGGACGCCAATGGAGAGCCGAAGCTGGCATCCAAGAAGGGTGATATCATGCACCTGATGCAGCTTGGCGAGGGCGTAAAGATTATCGGTCTGGAAGCGAACAAGTTCTACGGTAATCTTGAAGAGAAGGACAAGGTGGAATTCTAAATGAAAAATCGAAAGTTCAGTGCGGATGAAATGAAGCAGGTACACGCCGAAGAACGGCGGATGCTGGCATTTATCGCCAAGCGGAACGAGGAGTTCATCAAGGCGAAGAAGGCTGGTGAGCCGGAAGTCGGCATCTTCTGGCTGCTCCCGAACGGCAAGGTGTGGATGGATGGCACGCCTGTGTCGATGGCGGCAAGCTACGGCGATCTCAAGATTCACGAGGGTACTCACACGCAGTATTGGGACTCTCTCCAGCGCAACGGCATCGCCCCGGCTGATGTGGAATACGAAGAGTATCCGCGTGGTCGCGTGGCATACGACACCAAGAAGCGTCAGTTCTTCCTGTTCGCCGACGCCTGCATCCTCAAGGACAAGGCTGCGGTGAGCCGCATCATGAACCAATTCCGTCTCCCATCGAACACGAAGAAAGAAAAAGACCCGCACTATCGTTGCCCGAAGTGCATGAGCAGCGGACGTTCAAAGAAACAGCAAGAAAAAGATTGGGACATCTAGGAGGGATTATGAAGCTGATGCAAAGGAACCTCGGTATCTCGGCACAGATTTGGGCAGTGCTCGAAGTTCTCAGTGGGGGCGATTATGTGCTTCCCAAGATTCCTCACGAGTCAGAAGTGACGGCACAGTACGACATCGAAACCCGCCCGTTCTACAACGTGCCGGGACGAGCGCACGGCTTCGTCACCAACGTGCATCACTTCAACAACAACGAGTTCACCCTGTTCTTCACCATCACCGAAGCTGGTGGTGGGGATACGATCTGCGTTTGCGACTGGACCGGAAAGCGGCGGTACCTCCAGCCCGTGCTGACCAATGATGGTCGCCCGGAAAACTGCCGCATGGCGGAATTCCAGTACGGCAACGTGGGCGCAGTTCTGGAGTATGTTCAGACTCTCATCGCCAATTTTATCCTCAAGGAACCGTCCGCTGAGATCGCTGTCCCCGGCATGTTGGGCGTGGGGGTGCGTTAATGGCGAAGCGCATCAAAGTCAAGGCTCCTGAGACGTGGGATGAGTTTCTCGCGTATGAGTGGGATCAATTCAACTGCCACTATCGCGACTACCACCCGACGCCTGCGAACTACATCTTCAAGCCGGGGGAGGAAGTTGCCTTCGGGTCGATGGAGGAGTGCCGGGTCGAAGCTACGTTCCCGTTCAACGGCATGGAGCACTGCATCGTGCTCCTGAGCTACCATGATCGGGGATCGGTGTATGGCAAGCCGTTTGACAACAAGCGGCGGCTGCCGCGTCTGACGTTCTGGTTCAACGTAGACCCGGTCTCGACGGTCACCGACACCGATTTCGGTCGGGATCGTATCAACACCGACTATTCGCAGACGAGCCTCGACAGCCTGATCCACATGGCGTACAGCCGGGGCTTGATCGACAGCCCGGAGTACCAGCGCGATTACGTGTGGACGCTGCAAGATAAGCAGCGGCTCATCAAGTCGATCTTCGACCGCATGGACATCGGCAAATTCATCCTGCTTGAACGCGAGTACCCGGAGAATCGTCTGGAGATCATCGACGGTAAGCAGCGGTTCAACGCGATACTCGGCTTCTACGAGGGGCGCTACGAATACGAAGGCAAGACGTGGTTCCAGCTTTCGTGGCGTGACAAACAGCGATTCACTGACATCATGGTGCACACCGCCAAGATTCAGGAGTCACGTGTAAAGAAGTCCGACATCCTGTGGCTCTTCCTCGCCATCAACCGTGGCGGCGTGCCTCAGACCGAGGAGCACATCGCCAAAGCGCGTCGGCTGTACGAAGAGGCGCTGAAAGAGGAAGCCAATGCCAAGAAAAAGTAAGGCTCAGAAGCCGGAATTGAAGGTGCCGAAAGTCGAGGACGGCGACTGGACACCCGGCTCGTTCGGCTGGTACATCCATCAAGCCAACGTGATCGCCTCATTGAACTGTGAACAGAACAGTCTTGGGGCGATCTATCTGGCGAAAGTAGTCGAAAGGGCAAAGGGGCTTGGCAAGACCAAAGCCCCGCAACGCAAGAAGCGATACCAGCACTTCGCCATCATCAGCCAGTACCCGGAGATTGGGCAGATGGGCTGTACGACGGCATCTTCGCTGGCTGAGGCGACAACGGACATCCATCAGGAGGAGCCCGGTGCGATCCTGAAACGCATTGCCAAGAAAGATTGCCGGGTGTGCAAGGAATTCGGAAGTTAATGAACTGGACGAAGAGTGAGACAATTGGGGGAGTGAGATACACCCGGTCCGACGGCGCGGTCGTGAAGTGGGACAACTCATCCCCGCATCCCAACCCGGCAGAGCCTACGGCACGGATGTGGACGGCATGGGAGCCTGATCCCTCCCAGAAAGCCCTTCTAATGCACCGAGGGCGCTGGCGTAGGGCTCAGGACGGCACTAGGGTACGGTTGGGCTTCCCCCGGCGTTGGAAAACAGCACAGGCGGCAATGGATGCCGTAGACAGGGAGTATCCACTTGGGTAGGATTATCTGCATCGGACGGCGTGCCACGGGAGTCGATGATGACACCCGTGCTGTCCATTACATCGGCGACTGGCTCCAGAGGATGGGGCGGCTGGCGGACGTAGGCAAGCGCATTCAGAGCGGCGACCTCGACCTGTATGACATGAGCACCCTGCCGGAAAAGGGTGACGGCATAGCCGCCATTGAACGGTATCGGGATATCGACATGGTACTGGCGATCCACCTGTTCGGGATCGATTTCGGAACTGGATTGAACAGTCCCGCTCTGTACCAGATGACCAACTATTACTATAACCGTCGTAACTGGCAACTGCTGGACATCTGCCGGGAGCGCGGGGTAAGATTGATCGCTTGGGGAGATCAACCGAAATTTCACCCGGCCTGCTATCCCGACGTTCAGCAGACTCAATTGGTTGGCTCCTGCTATCTCTACGAACCGGAGGTCAAACATGCACGCCAAAGAAAGGGAACTGGAAAGGTTGCTGGAAGAGCACGGCTTCGAACTGCAAAGGGGACACAAGCATCTGGTGTACAGGAACCCCGCAGGGCTCGTGCTCACCATGTCCAACTCGCCAAGTGACATCAACGCCCGGAATCAAGCCCTGCGCGATCTGCAAAAGATGCTCGGTATGCGACCGGGTGTCGCAATCGTGGGTAGTCGCCGGGAGAAACGTAGGAAATCGTGCCCGATAAAAATCGATTTCACCCGGATCGAGACGAATGTGATTTCGCATCGTCCGTCGCTTGCCGATCAACTGGAGAAAGTCCGGGCAGAGTTGAAACTGGAAGGCAAGACCGAAACCGGACGGACACCGACTCAACCAGAGTTGCAGATCAACCAACCGCATCAAGAGCGGAGATATTTCGCCGAGGTCACGGTCTGCCGAGAGATTTTCGATATCATCCTCCGGGCTGGCGATGAGGGTATGAGCATCATGCTCAAGGACGAATCCAGCCATCGGGTGCAATTCGTCCGACGCCCGACCGCAACCCAGAAAAGGGGGAGTAAATAGATGGCAAGCATTAACGTATCGGAAAAAGAGTTCCACGCGGTCGCTAGTGCGGCAAACGATGCGCTGGACAAAAACGAGGTTGAGGCCGCTTACACGCTGGACGATCTCGCCCGGAAGATAAACGCCGCTTTATCGAAGAACACGGCGCGACGAGCATTAGGTAACTATCCGGCAGTCGGCGGGAGCCTGCCAAAATTTGAGGTTGAATCGCCGCTGGAATCAAACGGTCGGCGACCGAAGAAATGAAAGATCAATACGACTTTTCGGGTGGTGAACGCGGTAAGTATGTGCGTCAGGCGTTCAAAGACTTGGTGTTCCACCGAGATTACAACAAGTGTGTCAACTGCGGTCTTCCCGGCGTGGACGCGCATCACATCATGGAGCGGAGGCTATTTCCCGATGGCGGATATTATATCGATAATGGGGTTACAGTCTGTTCGACCTGTCATCAAGCGGCAGAAGCTACACTCATCGGATGCGATGTACTTCGTCAAAAGGCAGGCATCCACAACGTGGTTTTACCGCCCCATCTCGCGACCGATACCGACTACGACAAATGGGGAAACCCGATCCTTCCGAGCGGCTATCGGCTCCGTGGTGAACTTTTTGATGACGAAGCTGTTCAGAAAGTCCTCCGGCCTGTCCTCCACATGTTCATCAACCGGGTCAAATACCCCCGGACATACCACTTCCTGTGGTCACCGGGGCTCCAGAATGATGACCGCCAATTGCCAAGCACTGAAGGATGGCAGGGCCGACAGGTGGTCATAACCGAAAAGATGGACGGCGAGGGCACCACGTTCTACCATGACGGCCTGCACGCCCGGAGTGTGGACGACATGGAGCCGCACCCGTCCCGGACGTTCATTAAGGCGATTCATGCCGCCTGCAAATTCGACATCCCGGACAACTATCGGGTCTGCGGTGAAAATCTGACCGCTGTGCACAGCATCAAATACACCGATCTCCCATCGTATTTCATGGTGTTCTCGATTTGGAACGGACTCACCTGCCTGTCATGGGAAGAGACGATGGAATGGTCGGCTCTACTCGGCCTGCGTACCGTCCCCGTGCTCTATTGGGGAGAATACAGCGACGATGTCTGTAAGGCGATGTGCGATTTGCTAAACCCCACCACGCAAGAGGGTTTAGTGGTGCGTCCGGCTGCCCGTTTTCACTATAGAGATTTTCCCAAAGTTGTGGGAAAATACGTAAGGAAGTCCCATGTGCAGACCGACGAGCACTGGATGCGGAAGGAAGTAGAATTCAATGGTCTCGCAAAATCCTAGCGACATCCGGCATTATATGGCTCTGCGCAATACCGTAGCCGCCCGGTGCTGGAACATCCCGGCTTCGGAGAAGTACGGGACTCCGACGACATTCATCGTCGAGGACGAACGCGGTCAGGTGACGCTGGACAACAGTGCCGAAGGTTACCACCCGACTACGCCCCGCGAATTGTTGCTGTTGACGGCATTCAAAATTTGGCTGCACAAAACGGAGCAATGTGGATTATGAGCCTCTGCGAACGAGATGATGACTACCGCACATTCCGGGAACTGACGCCTGCCGAAGAAGCCGCATGGCGTCTATACTGCGACGAAACCAAGGGCGACATGGACGTGCGTGACTTCTGGGACGATCTGTCGCCTCGCGTCAAGGCGCACTATCTGAATAAGGTGCACAATGGGTACCAGCGGCAATTGCGGTGAAGACTGTCCCGGCTGCCAGTCGATTAAGCAGTTCGAGGAACGACCGAACGGATGCACCTGTCCAGCACCGCACGAATCCGCTTTGCGGTACTGTTCGATTCATTGCTGCTGCTGGATGAACGCTGAGATCAACCTGTACGGACTTTGCCGACGTTGTGGGAAGTATCCGCTCTACCACTAATGAAACCGAAGATCAACCCGGACTATTGCTACTACAAGCTGCGTCTCGTCAAGTCTCCCGTTCACGGCTGGGGCGTCGTCGCCGCCGAAACCATCCCCAAGGGCAGATTCGTGATCGAATACACCGGGGAAGTCATGAACCGGAAGCGGCACAAAGAAGTCTCCGCAAAGCGAAAGCGTTGCTACATCTACACCCTTGACAAATACTGGTCACTGGACGGGTTGGTGGGGGGCAGCGGAGCGGAGCGAGTCAATCATTCCTGCGACCCTAATCTTCGAGCAGACATCCGGGGGCACCGGGTTTTCTTCGTCTCCAGACGAAAGATCAAGAAGGGTGAAGAACTCTCAGTGGATTATTACTACAACTGGGATTTGAAAGACCTGAGCCTGTGCATGTGCAAAGCAAAGAACTGTCGTGGTACAATAAACTTCCCACCGCACGGGATCAGAAACACCCCGGCATATTTGGCATTGAGGGAACGACTTGAATCGCAAAGGAAAAGGGTTGAGAAGCGTGCCATACTTTGAAGACATTACACTCTACGTAGACGTGGACGATACATGGATCGCTCACATGGTCGAAGGTTCCGGCTTCGATCTCAGACCGAACGCCATGACCCAGCTACGTGGGCTGACAATGTTGTACGATGTCCAATGGCTCACCTGTTGGCCTCCGGAACCGTTGCGAGAGCTTCTGCATGGATTGTACGCCCCCGATGTATGGATGTACTCAAACTACTGCGCGTGGCGGACTCGCATGGAACTCAACAAGGGCGACAAAGTCGATGCCGTATTGAATGGCAACCCAAACTGGTACTGGATCGAAGACCCGCTTCCAAAGGATGAGTTTACTAAATTGGTCGAGGCCGGGGTGCAGGATCGATACATTCGTGTCGAGCCGCATGGAACATGGGGATTTCTCGACGCAATTCACAAACTTTTTGCCCTCACAAGTGTTGATTCTAAAGTGCTTTGGGCTGCTGGAATCAACCCTAAATGGTTCGAAAAATTCTGACGAAAAATCTCAGCGTTTTCTGTTGACTTCCTACGACACCCGTTATATACTTTTCTTGGTGTTAAATCGGGCACAACTTGTGCCTCTTGTGGAGCTAGTCCATGGCTAATGGAAATGGAACTGGTGCCAAGCTCAAGTTTGAGCCCAAGTTCCCGCTGTTGCGTTACCCGCTCGATGCTCAGTATCCCACCCTCAACCCCGACAATTACCCCTTGTGGAAGGAACCGAAGGATTTCAAGAACCTTCGCTCTGAATTCGTCGCCTGCACCGCAAAAGAAGCCCTCGAAATGCTCAAGCGTGCAAACCCGGCGAACATTGTCCGCCGCAAAGAAGGACAGGTCAATCAGATTCGCGGCTGGATCAACGAGCGCATTTTCGGCGTTCAGGATACCATCGAGTTCGACTGGAACGGCGTGTTGCAGAATGGTCATCACCGTCTGGAAGCCATCTCCAAATCAGACGGCATCGTCCTGCTGCACATCGTGTACGGCGTCAATCCGGAGAACTACTCCCGCTATGACGATGTGTACAAGCGCACCGCCGCCAACATTCTCGGCATCGGCTTGAAGCTGGAGAAGGGCGAAGCTGATGATTGCGCTGCCGCCTCCAAGTGGACGACCGTCTACTGGGATGGCACCGCGCTCGAATCCCGTCAGGGTGTTCATGGTCGTAAGCGCATCGGCTACCTCAAAGCGAAGCCGGACATGATCGAACACAACGCCGATCTCGATGCGCTGGTGAAGCGCACCAAGGCGGAACTACCTTGCCCGAAGAGCATCCTGCTTACGTTGCTCACTCTCGGCTGCGAGGTTGCCAACGGTAAGACTTTGACTCGCGACTTCATCAAGGGGGTTGTAACGGGTGAAACCGCACTCGGTACCCCGGCACGCGAATACCGCGAATTCCTGCTCCGCAACAAGGACACCAAGAAAAAGCGCGTGTACACGAGCCTGAAACTCGGTCTTGGACTGATCGCTCTGCGTGCTCATCTGGAGGGAGAAGAGAACATGGAACCGCTGCGCATGAACTCGTACAACCCCAAAAAGGGTGTGCCGCGTTTGTCCGCACAGCAGGATTCGTTCTTCAAGGAATTGGCGGAAGAGGCACGTATCCGTGCCAAGAACAATCTTCTGACCAAGGTCAACCCGACGAACCGCAACTCGACCCCGTTGACTGACTTCGGGTTCTTCGGGAAGCGCGTTCTCAAGGCATTCGGCAAGTTCAACATCCACACTCTCGGCGATCTGGCACTCGTGAACAACGACGTGACATTGCGCAAGATGGTGAACAAGAACGACTTCGATCAGGTGAAGGACTTCGTCACTTCGATGGAATTGCCGACCGTTCGCGTGAACTAACGCGGTCGATTAGAGACATAGATGGGCTCGGCTAAACGGCTGAGCCCATTTTCTTTTGTACGGCACGAGCGTAAGTCACGCCGGGAAGAGTACCGCCCGACCAATTCACTTCGCCAACCACACGCATTCCGTTACGCTCATAGAAATCACGTGCCGTTCGATTATCGGCACGGACGCTGAGATATAAATCGCCCTGCGATGGTTCCACAATCTCTTCGAAGAACTGCTGGAAGACCCGCCGTCCGGCTCCGTTGAATTGACCGCTGTTGAGAATTTGATGGAGCATGATCGAGCCAGCCGGAATTAACAGGTTGCCGACCCATGTGCGCTTCTTGTATTGCTGAAAGGTGATGACCACGCCGTCTTGATAGATGCATTGCTTCTTCTCGATGCGACGTTTTAGAGCGTCCTGCCGCACGTGCGGAAAGATATCTTTGAACTTCTGGAAGTGCCCGTAGATGTCTTTCAGGTCGTCGAGTGTTGCATATCGCATTAGCGTTTCTCCCACACGAACAATGGTTCGTATTTGTAGCCAGTCTTACCGCCTGTGGCCGTAGTCTGGCTGCCCATGATTTTGCTCAGCCCGTAATCCATGCGTCCGATCCAATGCCATTCGTTGCTGAGATCACGGTCGATGTGCTTTACTAATTCATCAGTCAGTTCCGGGTAAGTCTTGACATCGGCGATGTTGATCGCGAGAAGTCCACCCGGTTTGAGGGCATAGTGACAGTTCGCCAAGGTATCAGTCATGAAACCGTACAACCAGCCGTTCTTTCCCTCGTACTTCATGTAGCTCTGCGTCGGCTCGTCGGAATACTTCTCGGTGTCGAAGTACGGTGGGCTGGTGAAGCAGAGATCGACCCCGCCCTGAGGCAGTTTGTCTCGCATCTCCAGCGTCTCGCTGCCGAGTTTGTAGATGTCGATCTGGAGATCGCGGTTTGGGTCAAGGGTCTTGAAATCCCGGACCATGCGCTCCAGTCCATCGAAGGTTTCCGATGCCGGATCACAGCCGATATATCGTTTCACTCGCTGGCAACGCATAGCTCCAAGCAAGCGACCGCCGAAACCACAGGACATATCCCACACGATGCTGCCGTTGACGTGCTCCAGCAGACGATCATAGATACCAGCCGCCGAGACCGGGCGGAAATTACTAACGCACTGCGTCCCGGTGAAAGTCTTGAGTTGCTTGCGAATGCCTGAGTTAGTGATCCGGGCTCCATGCTCCAGACGCTTCTGAATCACTTTCATGAATATGGACTTGGTTCGAAAGGCTTTGTCCGGTGTCATCATCTTCCCGCACACCACTTTGGAATAGTGCGGGTGATACGTCCACGCCAACTCCAGAGCGTGCATCCCACCGGACTGCTCGAAGCAGAGGTTCGGCCATGTTCCGGTAATTTTGGTCGCATAATCAAAAGCAAGGAACTCGTTGTAGCTTGCTTGCTTTTCCTCGTCAGTCAACTGGTAATCCATGACCGGATGACCCATCGTATCGAGTTTGTAGTAGTGAAGGCAGATCGCATTCTTGAAATCTTCCGTCCACTCATCGCCCGGAACGTCGTAGTCGTGTCCACGCCACGTGATGTCTTTCTGATGGGCTTGGCTCTTGTGAGGCTTGCGAGTGCCGCGCCAATATTTCATGTTGACGTGGATCGGCATGTGCCACTCGCCACATTCCTCACACAAAACGGTCCGGTGATCTAGGGTGCAGTCGGGGCAAACGGCTGGGTATTTTTCAACGACAGCCGGAGCGGGAGAAGAAGTCATATTAGGCTAATACCAGCTTTCCAACCCTTTTTATGAGGGTTGACCCGGATGGCTGACGCATTCCAGATTCGTAAGATTACAGTTCCCGCTAACCTATTGACTAATCCGGACATCGCAGAGAATGCGGTGGGTGCCGTTTCAGTCTCAACTGGGTCTGCCGACGCTGGTAAAATCGTTCTCCTCGATGCTTCCGGTCAGATCGACCCTACAATGGGCGGCGGCGGTGGATCGACTACATGGGCATCGATCACCAGCGGCATCAACACCGGACAGAACCTTCAGGTTGGTAACGGTAGCGTCATCAACTACACGGGCACCGGGCTCATTAACGCCAACGAAGTCGGTGGTATACAGGTGGTCAACGGCAGCGTCCCTACGCACGCCGGAATGCTTTTGATCTCTCAGCCCGGAAACTCCACAATGGCATGGGCTGATCCTCAGGTCCAAGGTCTTTATGATGCCGGGTCTACGATCTCCCCGGCTCCGGCATACGTCGCCCCAACTAACATCCAACCTGTGATGATTGGTGGTTCGGATTATGCCGGAACCGCCAAACTTCAAACATGGAAGGTGGACTCCAGCGGTCTAGGCTACGTTAGCGTGACCGGATCGGTCACCGTGTCCGGATCGGTGTCCGTTTCGAACTTCCCGGCGACTCAGACTGTAGTCGGCAACCTGACTCATAACAACGCGGCACCGGGGGCAAACAACATCGGCGTCCTCCCGGCAGTGGCGTCCACTAGCGTGCCGACCTATAACAACGGCGATCAAGTCCTCCTATCGACCGACCTATCCGGTCAACTTCGCGTCACCAGTGCGGGTTCATTTACCCCGGCACTGACCGCAGACCGTACCGCAACAGGCACGATCACTTCGAGCCAGAATGTCATGGTTTCGACGGCTGGCGGCGGTACCTGCGTCTTCAATATCACAGGTACATGGACTGGAACCATCGTCTTTGAGGGCAGCATCGATGGAACGAACTGGGTAACAGCCAATGTCTCCCCATTCCAGTTCGGTAACCTCGTCAGTTCCGCCACGGCAAACGGGCAGTGGTTGCTCAACGTTGGCGGTCTGAACTCATTCCGTGTACGCGGCAACACCGTCGCGACGGGTACCGCAAACGTCTGGATCGAGGTCGGCGCAGGCAACAATGCCCTCGTCATCAGCGACATCATTCAGGGCTCGGTCAGCATCAGCAACTTCCCGGCTACCCAAACTGTATCCGGCAACGTCACATCGGCACAAGGCTCCCCAAACACTGCCGCCAATTCATGGCCCGTAGAAGTCACTGATGGAACCAACATCTTGATGACTTCATCGCACCCCGGTTCCGTAAACATCCAGCAGATCGCAGGCTCGACCGTCGCAACAGCGACGAGCGGCATCATGAAAATCGGCGTCACGGACGCTACAGGCACGTCAATCAACAGTACCAGCGACTCCGGAACTGCGGGTCTCAACGTACACGTCACCAACACTGGTGGATTGGGCGGCACCCAGTACGTTGAAGGCACCAACATCGGCGCAACTGGCACTGGCACATTGTCTATCGCCAAGAACCCATCCAATGCAGCGGAAGCAATCCACGTCGATGCCTCGAACAACCTGCTGACGAACATCAACGTAGCACTGCCTGCCGGAACCAACATCATCGGTAAGGTGGAAGTCACGGATGGCACCAACGTTCTGGGTACGACCTCGCACCCGGTTATTACGCAAGACATATCTGACGGCACGCCGGGTTCGACTGTCCCCGCAACCGCCATGTTTATGGCTGGCAAGGACAACGCCACGGGCTTCCTGCATGGATTGTCCACGGACTCCAGCGGCGTCCTGAACGTAAACGCAAGCGTCAGCGGCTCGTTCACCCCAGCTTTGACGGCTGATCGCACCGCAAGCGGGACGCTCACCACAATCAACGGCGCTATTACACTCAGCACTCAGGGTGTCAGCGGCGTCGTGTTCAACATTGTCAATGACACCACGGCATGGGCAGGCACCATTGTATTCGAGGCGTCACCTGATGGTGTCAACTGGTATCCCGTCAACGCTTTTGCAAAATTCCCATCAGGAGCAGCAACCCAGACCACAACAACAAACGGTCAATGGTCGCTTCCCGCTGGTGGATTGAATTCTTTCCGTGTCCGTGCAAGTACGGCAATCACAGGCGGCACGGGAGCCAAGGTTTGGATCGAAGCTGGCGCAGGACCGCTGATCGTAGAAGTAGCACAAACCACGGCAGGCAACTTGAATGCTACGGTTACGCAGGGTACGGCAAATTCAGTCGCTAACGGTTGGCCTGTCAAGATCACAGACGGAACCAACGTCCTCGGCACGTCCGGCAATCCAGTGGTGGTCAACGTCAACAACTCACCGACCGTTACACTGGCGGCAGGCACCAACAACATCGGCTATACCAGCTTCCAGCTACCGACGCTTTCGCGTCTGACACGGGCAGCTATCAACTTCAGTTCATCTGGGAATAACACCTTGATCGCCGGGGTAGGCGGTCAGACGATCCGCGTTTTCCGCATTGCATATAACTGCGGCGGCTCCACGCAGATCACATGGCTGGATGGCATTACAGCCATGAGCGGTCCACTTAGCTTCAGCAGCGGGGGCGGTGAGATTCTCGACTTCGACGGCGATCCGTGGTTCGTAACGAGCACCGGAAACGGTCTCGCCTTTAATTCGTCCAACGCTGTCCAAGTTGGCGGAACGGTGTGGTACACGCAAAGCTGATATGAGTCAAATTCTTGGTGGTAGCGGACAATCAGTAGCACTGGAAACCAATGGCGTGTTAAACGCCATCCAGACCTTGCTTAACCTGATCGCTGGCGGCAACATCACGTTGACACCAGACGGATTTGGCGGGGTGACCATTGCTGCGTCTGTATCGAACATTCCACAGATCGTCCAAAGCAACCAGAACAGCAGCGGTTCCGCGTCCAGTCTCACAAAAGCATTCACCAGCGGCAACGTTGCAACTAATGCGATCCTCGTCATCGCTCAATGGTCGGGCACCAGCAACACGCTGAGCGTGGCGGACACGAATCTGAACAACTACACCACACTGCGTGGTCCGGACAACAACGGTGCGGATGGGAGCGGCGGTTCACGTCAGCAGATTTTCTTGGCAACCAATATCGCGGCTGGCGCGAACTCGGTCACGATCACGCCTAGCTCCAGCACCCGCATGATGATGGTCATCATCGAAATCAGCAACTTGTCCGTTCTCTCCACGCTGGACACGAGCAACTGGAATGACAGTGTTTCAACCGTGACTTCGTTGAGCAGCGGCAACGTCACCACAACGCAAGCCGTGGACTTGCTGATTGGTTATGCTGGCACCCAGTCACAGGCGGCTGCCTTGACGGGTGAGGTTGGCTGGACGGTACTTGAAAATACGAGTGACGGTACAAACACAGAAGCCTTGCTCGTTCAAAGTCAAGTTCAAACTTCAACCGGGACTTATGACAGCACGGCGACAGCATCTCCGGCGACAACTTACGGTATGGGCATCGTCGCCCTCCGTGCCGCCATCAGCAGTACATCACCGAACGCCGCCATCGCCACATTTACCACGACCTCGCTCGCTAATGGGGCAACCGCAAACGGAACTGTCGCTATGGCGAAGACCTGTGCGCTCCTGCATGTCACGGTGTCACAGGCTGCTCGCGTTCGGCTGTATATCAACTCAGCCGCAAGAACTGCTGATGCCAGCCGCAGCAATCAGACACCGCCGACACCGGGCACACAACATGGCGTGCTCGTGGATTTGTACCTCGATACTGGAGACAAATTCACATGGCAGATGTCGCCGATAGCTCTGGTGTACAACTATGATGCCACTCAAAGTACGAATATCTACTACGCAGTGACTAATTTAGGGAGCACAGGCACGATCACGGTGAACCTAACCTACGTGCCGATGGAGTCGTAAGGTAATGAAGGCAACAGCTTTAATGGTGTACGACAATACGACAGCAGCCAACTTCAAACAGTGGGCTTGGGGACAGGGAAGCTGGCCTTCGCCGACCTCCTACGGTATTAGCACGTTCATCAGTGCAGCAGGGTTTATCCAGACTGGAAATACGAGCACCTTCGGCGGCACGCTGGAACGTAGCAATATCATCGGCGATGGTCAAACGGTGTGGAACAACGTCACTTTCAACGTGACTGCCACTCAATCCACGTCTTCAGTCGCGACCTACACTTTTTCCGGATTGACTGGCGGACCAATCCGTGTCGGACAGTATCTTGCTTCGATCTCCGGCACGACCAACGATGGCGGGGCTTTCAACGTTACGATCCCAACGCAGGTGGTAGTAGTCACGGGCGTCACGTATACGTCTACAACCACTGGCACCTTCACCACGGCATGGACGAGCGGTGTGCAGAGCTTGCAAGCTGAGAGCGGCACCGGACAGATTACATCCAACGCCGGATCGTTCTTTATCACCAGCAGCACCACCAGTCCGGCAAACAACTCCGCTATCGGTACCACATCAAACGCTGCCTATCAGACGACGTTCAAAGGGTACTGGCAGAACGGTACTTCGTACAGTGTCGGGGATGTGGTGATCTGGGTCAGCACTGGGACGGGAACGGGTGCAACCATTGGAAACTTCGTTTGCATTTCGGCAACGAGCAGCACATCACCACCGACAACCAACACCCCTAACGCCAACTGGCAGCAGTACAACTATGAAATCTGGCAGACCGCTGATAGTGCGCTGCCGACATTCGTGCAGGCGAATCAACTTGTCGCCTCAGTCGCTTTTACTCCGGTGCAGTATTCGGCACCGAACGTGTTGGGTAACACTCTGATCGCTTTTGGACGCTTCACCAGTGGCTCAGGTGCTCCGGCAATTACGGACACACTCGGCAACACGTGGGTTCAACTTTTCAGTGTCACCAACGGGGCGGACACCAACGTAGCGTGGGCAGCATACAACTGCAAAGCAGGAGCGAATTTCGTAACATTCTCCCAGCCAACGCAGGGCAGTTTGCAGGCAGTCATAGCTGAATATTCGGGCGTGACGACAGTGACACCGCTCGATCAGACGACCAATGCTACGGGCACGAGTGCTACCGCAAACTCAGGTAACGTAACAACGCTCGTCGCGAATGAGTTGATTCTTGGTTTCATCTCGAACTCATCCACCAACGGCTTGACTATCACGCCGGGGTCTGGTTTCTCGGCTCGTCAAACAGTCAACGGCAACACCTATTTGGAAGACAAGACCGTGACGACCACAGGCACGTACAACGCTTCAGCGGGTCTGGGGTCATCTGTGCCATGGTTCGCCGCCGTTGTGACCCTAAAAGGCACACAATTGCCGACATACTACTTCAAGTTTGAGTACGGCAACCGCGCTACCAGTTGTCCGGCTATCGTATTTCAGACTGGCACAGCAATCACGGCTACAGGATCGCTCAGCACGTCTGGTTTACGCGGATTCCGCGAAGTTATCAACTTCACTCAGACGACAGCGCAGGGCTCAACTCAATTCGAAACGGATTTCTATGCGGACAGTACCCCCGGTCTGACGGGCGGCAAATTTGCCATGCTCATGTGGCGCACAGCATCATCCGGCACGTCGCAATTCAATTTCGGCTGGGAGCGCAGCAAAGACAACTTCGGTGTGGATACGGGACTGTACATGACGTACCTGTATTCAATTTCCACAGCGTCTTCGTGGGTTCAGTCTTCGGTGTTCGCGTCTGGCGGCACCAACTTCGGCACGCGGACAACGACGACACCATTCTCGATCTTCATGGGCAACAACACGAGCTTGCAGGTCGGCAACAACTTGCCTGTATCGCCATGTTTCCCCAATGTTGGTTATTTCGGGAATCCGTTAACAATTTTCCTTGGCTTGGCAAACCAAGATACGAACGAGGGTGTGGCTTTCGCCACGACGGTGTATGGAACAACGCGCACGTACCTCATGACTAAAATTGCATCCGCCGCATCATATTTCGGTTCCGCTGGTCAATCCGGTATGGCGATGAGATGGGAGTAAATTAGATGGCAACTGTACAATCATTCTTACCATACTCGAACGCAACCGTATCGAACTACACCACATGGGCACAAGGCGTGGGTTCTGCTCTCAGCACGCTCGGTTGGTCGAAAGTGGCCGATCCTGCTGGTGTGACATGGGCAAATGTTGTGTCCTTGACGAACGTTGCGCAGTACGGTCTTCCACTGGCAGGCACCGTTCTTTATGGAGGAGCATGGGCGGCGGGAACGAGCTACACTGGCGGGACTGTCACCCTTTCAACTACTTCTGCAAGCAGTTTCAGTGTGGTTACTGATTCCGGACTAACGTATGCTTGCGTGCTCGGCACTCAGAGTGGCCCGGTCACTGGCTCAGGCGTGCAGGCACTACAAAACTCAGCCGCTACTCTCACGATTACGGCAGTCGCCGCTGCATCGAGCGGTATCGCTGTCTACACTGTGTCAAGCGGCGTCACTGCTTCAATGATCGGTCAACAGTTTGTAGCGAGCATAGGCGGAAGTAACCTCGCCGGGAACAACGCGGGTACTTTTGTTTGCACAGCCACTTCCGGCACCACATCCATCACGCTCGGCAACCCCAATGCCACGGCACAAGCCTCAGTTACAGGCGGTACCCCAACGCTCGTTTCTTCCACGTCAGTCATGAGCTTTATCAATTTGAACAACAGCACGGCGAACTGGGTAAACCTAACCAACAACAACTCTCCATCCAACGGATTCACGACTGTCAATGCTTTGGTGGGACATCTGCTCACAGTAGCGGGATACAGCGGAGGCGCAAGCGGCAACAATGGGACGTATACGGTCACATCCAATGCCGCGATATCCGATATCTCAGCCAACTCTTGCTTCTGCTGCACATTTACGGGCACCAACGCTACCCAAACGAACATCACGGTTACCGAAGCCACGCACCCGGCAAGTGACCCCATTCACTGGATGCCATACAACTATGAGATTTGGAAAAGTAACGGGCCGCTAAGTACAGCCGCTCCGATCTATATCAAAATCGTTTATGCAGCAGCTATAGCTACGGCGTTAGCTTCGCAGGGTGCTACGTCCCAAACGCCTGCAATGATTTTTGACTTCGGCAGCGCAAACCCCACTACTGGACAGCTTGGAGGCAACCACGTCGGCGAGCAGGTTCACGGTTTCAACTCTGCGAGCGGCGTCGGGGCTTTTTATGAGTGTGATTTCTGCGCTCCAAATGGAGATGAGATCGCTTTTATCATGTGGCGCAACGCCGCCGCGACTAGCGTCAGCATCCCTACGGTTGTTTTCATAGATCGCACGAAAGATCAGAGTGGTAATGCTCTCGGCACGTTCTTTACCGTTGGTTTTGTGACCGCCAATACGTCTCAACGAGAATACACCGTCTTCAATCAACAAACGGGTGGTGTGATAAATTACCAACCGAACTTGGGCAACGCTCTGGGTTGGACATTTCCGATTTTTCCGGTCACGGGAGGAGCGTATCAAGGATTGACACCCGTGTTGCCGATTTTCCCGATTCCGGGCTATGTCGCAAATCCTTGTCTGATGGCTGTAGCGATGAAACAAAACGACTTCACGGATGGGCAGCTAGTCAACGCTGTGTTCTATGGCGGGAGCCACACATTCTTAATGAGCAAGAGCAACACCGTGGATCAACCTCAGCTTAACGCCGCGTATCCCGGCATCCGGTGGGAGTGATATGCCGTTATCTATTTCCAACAACGTTTCGGAAAACCTGCAATCATCGTTCAGCAACGTTCTGACCTACACAACGTCGGCTGTCACCATGACTGTGGGTGATGTGGTTTTCGCATTCACATCGTGGGGAAACAACGTCGCCGGAACGAACAACACGGGGGACATAACGGCGTTCTCGGATTCACAAGGCAACACGTGGACACGTATCGGTTCGACGTTCTATACCTCCGGAACTACTGTTGGAAAAACCGGACTGGCGGTTTTCTATAGCCACATCACCAACGGAGGTTCATCGACTTTTTCCGTCACCATTAGTGCTGGTACGTGGAATGTTGGGTCGAGCACACTCCGATTCGGATGTGCCGGATACAGCAACGTTTTCACTCCATTTTTCGATGCGGCGTCCAGCGGAGCCACGGGGACTGGAACGACGCTCACTACAAACAGTGTCACCCCCACTTTCAATTACGACGCTTTACTCATGTTTGGTACGAATGGAGCGAACGAAGCTCAAAGTATTGCAGCGCCGAATAGTGCGTGGACGCAACGGTTTTCCGGGTCGAGTGGTTTATTTCTTCAGGAGATGCCTTACGTAGGACTCGGTTACAGCGTAGGTGCGACTTCTGGATTTTACACGGGCTTTCTTTCTACATCATTTGCATTTCAGGGCACGATCTCCGGTTCTGTAGATTGGGCGGCGGTTATCATCGCCATTCCCTCTATACAAGTTGCAGGAATGGCGATGAGCGATACGGTTGAAGTTTCAGCAGGAGATGTTCAACCATTCAAACAACTTTATTTCCAAGGCGATATCTTCTTGGATGGATACACCGGGGTCAACTTCATGAAAAACGTTTTCGTACTGCCCCGCGATCACTGGGATACCGCTTTGAGCACACCATACAGCGGTCAGTTGTTCCCGACCGGAGCCGGACAGGGCACGCCGGGACAGGTCTATCCTTTCTAAAAATTCTGTGGTACTGTTTATTTGTGATCGATTTCCTAGACTTTCCGGATAAAACACCCATCATCCTGACGATGCCGAGCTATCAGGCGGAAGTCCGGCTATTGATGAAGTCTTTAATGGCCCGCTATCATGAGCCCCACCGCCACTACCACACCTTCGCTCACATCCAATACGGGTTCCAGCGGTATGCTGAACTGGTGGGCGATGCCATGAGAGCGACTACGTTCATGGCGTGGTGCTACCACGACTCTGTCTATGATCCACACGCGGATGACAACGAGGATCGTAGCGCCAAGGTTTTCATGGAGGACAACAAAATCCTCGGCTTCGCCATGGAAGACACCGAGCGAATCGTCGATCTGATCCTATCGACAACACACACCGGGGAAACCAACGTCGTCACCGATATTGATCTGTCCGGACTGGGTGCACCGCTCGAAGTTTATCAAGAAAACACCCGGCGAATCCGGATGGAGTACAGCTTTGCGACCGCAGAACAGTGGGCAGCGGGGCGCACGGCGTTCCTGAAGAGCTTCATCAAACGGGCTGAAGAAGGAACTCTCTACAACACGCGGGAATTCGCGGCGGCGTATACCGCACGGGCTCTCGACAACATGAAGGCTGAAGTCGAAAATAACGGGTATTTCTGCCTTTAGAATCAACACATTACGGGTTAGCTAAAATCCTGAAGACGAGGTAGAATAAGGGTAGGAGGCGGACTATCCGCACTGACTATGACACCTGATCTTCCGGTAATGTCGGTTCCAATCAACGTAACCAGTCTCCCTACGCGAGCCAAGAACGTTTTGAAACGTCTCGACGCGAAGACCGTGGGAGACATCACCAAACTGAAGCGTTCGGAGATTCTCCGAGCGAAATGGGCAGGCAAGAAAGTGCTTGCCTACATCGAAGAATTCTTATCCATGAGAGGACTCACCTTGACACCAGAAGAAAACGGCCCGGTTGTTGAAAAGGGCTTTCCATTGCTCAACGCATTCAACTCCATCGAAAAACAAATCTTCGACTACTTCGGCTATCGTGAAGACTGGGTCAAGATTCCGATGGAGGATCGCACCGAAATGTACTGGATGCTCCAACAGAACGACAACGGCGGCGGTTCCGTCACCTATTTCGAGGAGCCCATCACTGAAGAAATCCTCAATGACGGTAAGTGCTATCGCGACTCGATCTACACACAGCGTTTCCTGCCGAAGTGGGTTTATCCCGGCAAGGATTACACCATGATCGTCGTGGATACGCACACCGATGGCAACAAGTTCCTCGCGATCTTCGACAACAAAAAACAGGTCACCATGTCAGCCGGACTTGTATCGGCGAATCGCCGTTGGGATTTATACGGCGACCACGGCGTCCCGTTGGATATGGTCGAAAAGTAATGGTCTGGCTCAAGTACCCTCCCGACCCATTGCTTACGCAGGAGCAATGGTGCGAACTCGCCGAAAACGGTACGGACGATCAGTTGTGGGAAGCGATCTGTGCGGCAAGTTCACATGATCTGCTTCTCCACCACGTGTTTCAATCCGTGACGCGAATGGACGGTCGCGACGGGAGGATATACGAGTGCGTACCGCGACACCGCATCCTGATGATCGCGCTTTATCACATGATGCTGCGGAATCGGAAACTGGAAGAGCAGTACAAAGATTTGCTGGATCGCCAACCGCCTCCGATGTTGACGATGAAAGTGCTCAAGGCTAGGAAGAAAAATGAAAAAGGCGATGAGATCACTGTGCTTGAAGTTACGCCCGACAGGAGTAAAATTGTCGCTCCTGCTGGTGATGTTCGCACTGATGATCGTAGCGGGAGTTAAAAATCGGATCGGTGTTTGTGTCGTGCTGACCGTCCTGATGATCGCGGTCGGAGCGAATGGGGAAACTTTTCCCGAAGTGCAGGAATCGAAAGAATTAGACATAAGTCGCGATGAACGTGATCGTCTGGTGGGCGATTACAGCACCTACAACCCGGCTTTCCGCTACTACCGGGCGGGAAATAACAAATGCGATACCTGCAAATTAGAGTTTAGAGATCACCCGGTGGTTCGTATGCCGGAGAAAAGATTTTACGGTTGTGAGCTATTCGTTCTTTGCAACACAGATCGCGTGAAATTGTAAGTCTGACAGGCTTTTCGAGGAGTCTAATTTAACTAAAGGAAGGAAGTCGGCTTTTCCTTTCTTAAGAAAGGTTCCAAGATGTTCGGAGGCACTGGAGTGGGTAGACAACAACTCAACACCAAACTTGACCCCAACAAACGGTCAAACGACGCAAAGGAATTCGAATCAGCTTTACGCCGCAGAATCGTTGGTCAAGATCAGGCGATTGAGAAGGTCGTCGAAATCTACCAAATGTTTCTGGCAGGTTTGAACCCTCCCGGTCGCCCGGTAGGAAACCTGCTCTTTCTTGGGCCGACAGGCTCCGGCAAGACTCGCGTAGTCGAGGCAATGGCTGAATCACTTTTCGGTGATGCGCGTGCTTGCATTAAGATCGACTGCGCAGAATTCCAACACTCACACGAAATCGCGAAGTTGATTGGTTCTCCTCCGGGATATCTCGGTCACCGTGAAACTCATCCTCTACTCACGCAGGAAGCCCTGAACCAATGGTTCACAGAGAAGCTGAAGCTTTCGATCCTGCTCTTCGACGAGATCGAGAAGGCGTCGGACTCGCTCTGGCAGTTGCTCCTCGGCATTCTCGACAAAGCAACCTTGACGCTCGGCGACAATCGTCGCGTAGACCTGAGCCAGTGCATCATCGTCATGACCTCAAACCTTGGGGCTGGCGAGATGCAGGAAATGCTCTTGGGTGGTGTCGGGTTCCACATTAAAGACGGTGGAAACATCGTTGTGGATGAGCGTCTCGACGACAAGATTCAGCGCACGGCGGTTGAGGCGGCACGCCGCAAGTTCACGCCCGAATTCATGAACCGCATCGACAAAACGGTCGTGTTCAAGACACTCCGCGAGGAGCACCTACGAGAGATTCTCCGTATCGAACTCGGCATGGTGCAACAGCGCATCCTGATGGCGGCTGGCACGAACCAGTTCGTGTTTGAAGTCACGGATAAGGTTAAGGGCGATCTACTCAAGGAAGGCATGGACCCGAAGTACGGTGCCCGTCACCTGAAACGTGCCATCGAACGTAAGATCGTTCATCCTCTTGCCAATTTGGTTGCGACTGGACAAACGAAGTTGGGCGACTTCATCAAGATCGACGTGGACAAAGATGGTGAATACACGTTCGTCAAAGAAGCCGAAAACGCGATGGTTCCAGTTCTGATGGAACGCTACGCCGCCACGGGCTCGACCGTGTCCGGCACGGTGGTACGTTCCGGCATCCGCAAGGGCGACCCCGGCAGCAATCAAGGCGGTCCGCCCGTATCCGGCGTTCCCGGCTCCGGCTGGTAATTAGCTTCAAAAGCAGACTATGCGGCTCTTCAATAGAGAGCCGCATTTCGCTTTTTGGAGACTAAAATGGCATTCAACCTCGCATGGGTACCGCTTCGCAATAGCAAAACTTGGGTCATGAAACAGATCGAGGACTGCAAGAACGTCCCGGAGGTCAACTCCCGGTTGATGTTCCTTGCCACGTCTATGGCGATCATCCTATGCATGATAATTCTCACCATCGGATTGTTTTACAGCGACCGCATCAAAGAGGTTTACGAGGGTGGTATGGCCGTCCTGCTCGGCGGACACGGTGTGTCGGCTTGGGGTCGCAGCAAGACCAAGGGCGACGGCGGCGGTGACAATGGGAATGGGAACGGTGGGGGAGATCAACCTGACCCGAACGCTCAACCCGATCCAAACGCCCAGCAACCCGTCCCAGCGGCTCCGGCACCTGCACCAGCCCCGGCACCTGCACCCGCACCTGCGACCGGATCAGCGGGAGACAAGGGCTAATTTCTTGGCCTTCTTTTTCTCGGCACGCACACGGGCGACGTGCTGCTCGACCGCCCACATGTAGAGTCCATGAAAAGAGAACTCGTATTTCTGACGAGTTCCTTTCAGCCGCACGCTACCATGCCAGCCGTTGTCTACATCTACGATCACGCTGCGCATCAAAGGACGGCGACGTGGTTTCTTCTCTATCGTCACTGTGCCCCATGAACGAACTTCAGCATCAGTTTCGAAACTGAGCCGCGTCTTACGTGTTGAAACCTTAGTCATGTTTCCCTCCGACTTACACGTATAGAATATCATGCTCGATTTTCGAAACATGCGTTTTAGCCAGTGTTCATGCTGGTTTGCGTAAGATAAGTTATTTAGATTGACTACGAAGATTTTTCGCTTGACAAAAATTCCGCTGAAGTCTTGGTATCTTCATCCCACTCAGGTTCCCACTTCTCGTACTTTATGAAAATGTGAACGCCTATCGTCTTCACACCCGCCTTCAAAGCAGCGAGCCAGCGGTGGTGCCCGTCCCGTATTTGGTACTTGCCGTCCTTTTCAGGCCAAACTGCAATCGCCTTGAACTTGCTTCCGCCCTGTTTCATACGTCTCGCAAAGCGATTGACTTTCTCCGCGTAATGAGTCTGACCCTGACGTGACATCTGCTCCCCGCCTTCGATCTTCTCAATCGGAACCAACGTAACGTTCGGATCGTAATGGAAGTCCCGGTCATCATTGATGTCCGGATCGGGCACCCATGTCACTTCGGGTGCTTTACCCGCAACCTTGGTACGCTTCAGAATCTTGATCTGCTGCGGAGAGAACACGCAGTAGCTCTTACCGCCGAACTCCGGACTGTTGCCTTCGTCGAGAATCGCGCCATCATACTTCAGGAACCGCAGGGCGTCCATCACGGGCTTGGAATCGATCAGCTTCCACTCCATGCCGGGATCGGTGACCTCTAGCATGTCGATGTTGATGCCCATCTCTTTCCAGTCCTGTTCGTTTAACTGACCCTCGGTGTACGCACGCAGGGCTTCAAGCAATGTACGGGTAGCGTGCTCCGGAGGCGTGGTGCCCATCGGAAGCGGCTGAACATCGACATCCTCATCAATCCAGTTTGGGTTGGTGAAGTCCACCGGGTTGTTCATGGTGATCTGACAGGTCAGAACGTACTTGTCTCGTTTGTTGCCCGGATTTCCGGCACGGTTCTCAGCCCAATTGACGGCGGTCTGATAGTCCGGCGTGAAGAAGTAGGCATTGCTGCCGACCGTGACCTCAGCCAATCCCCAGAGTGTGCGCTTCCCAGTTGTAGGTGCGAACTCATTGAAGACGTGCGGAGTGCCGTGATACATAGTCATTGTCTTGGCAGTCTTTACGGAGCCCTCTTTATAATCTCTCTGCAACCGACGCTGTAGCTCCTGCTTGTGGTACTTGTTGGCGGTGTAGGGGCTGATCTCAGGCTCAACGATGCCCTTCACTTTGACCTGATTGGGTTTGAACACGATGTAGTCATCGTTGCCGAGAGTCTCATGATGGAGTTCAATGACATTCTTGATAATCACCCCATCGTAGCCCCTTTCGTGGGCGAATGAGACGATGCTATCCGTATCGACCTCGTCTCCGTTGAACCAACCCTTCATTGCTTTTGGCGTCGGAATGGAATAATACCCGTTGTTTTTGGCGTCCACAACGAACGGCTTGTTGATCGTCAGATAGCATTCGTACACGAACGAACCGTATGCTTGCGCTACCAGTGGATCGGTGCAGAAAAATTTTCCCACCCGGTACTTGGGATCGTTGTGGATGTTATCTGACCACTTGTAGGTGCCGTGGTAAACAGGGCCGTACTGCTTCGCAACCTTGCCATGCGTGGGATCGAGTTTCAACTGCACACGATAAAGTCCACCATGAACTTTGTCGAGCAACACGGAGTGACCGCGTGATTCCCACCACCGTTTGTACTTCAAAGCATCGCTCTTGTTCAGGAGTCCCTCGTCCGACCATCGCTGTTTCTTCGCAGCGGTATGTTCAGTCGGATGCCCCCAAACCTTCATCATCAGGTGTCCACCCGCAACCATGTCAATGTCTTCGAAATCGTTGTTTTCATACCACTGAATCAGGTTGAACCCCTTAGCTTGCTCCTCAGCAGTGTCGGCTACCAATAAGCAAAGTTTGGCTCCCCGCGACTCGGCCTCATCGAGAAATTTGTAAAGCAGATCATTTCCGTGTCCCTGACCCCGTGCGCTATCGTACACGTTGATATTGTTCAGGACAGCGAAATAATCGTATTGCCGTATGTCAGCGACTAACTCTTCGTTCGTGTAATTGAAACGGTCGAGCCAATTTTGTAGTTGCTCAGCCGTCGTACTGGCAACGTATCCTTCAGCGGTGCCGAAATCCGTACTTACAACAATCTCCCGCACACCCGCCGCTGTCTTAGATGCCGTCTTGTTAAACTCATCCAGATCGAGAACCACAACCGCAGGAATGGACTTGGCTCCTAGAATCTTCAGAGCATCGTAGCGATGCGAACCTTCCACGATGAACGGACCACCGGGGTCAACGCCAACGATCAGGGGCATCAATTCACCCGACTGTTTGATCTCTTCCGCCAGTTGTTTGGTACGCGGCGTCACATCGGGCGGCATATCGAACTCATCGAACGGCACTTCCCGGATGCCGTCGAGGATCAGGTAGTTCGGGAAAGTCGCGGCGATGGAACTCATGTTGTCCACCTGATCGAGAACCGTGCGACCATCTACAACCTGACCTGCCTCCGGGTATTTGACGTTGAACTGAGCTTCCAGATCGTCTTCACTGGAGCCCGTCGTCTCGGATGATCCCTTCCCGAACGGACGATTCTTCTGCTGCCACAATCCGAACCCAGCAGGGCTCCGGTCGCTGTGGGGGACGACATAATGTCCGACCACTTCCTCGGCGTACATATACATCGCCGTAGCCAAACCTTGACGCCGATACTCAGGTTCGACTTCGGTGTTCGCGGACTGGAGCTTATTGTTTCGCAGAACAAAATCAACGGAACCTGCGTACTTTCCCTGCGCGGTCAGCCCTTTCTGAGTCGTATCAAAGGCGCGAACGGTGACTAAATTCCAATTGTTCTCATCGATTTCCAGATCAGGATCGGTTGGATCGCCATATTCATGGTAGCCGTACTCCAGTTCAAGTTTGAAGTTTTTGTACATGCCGCTACCGTAATCAACATCAACAGGTCCGGCTCCGGTCTTCTCACCGTCTTCCCAGCCACGCAGATCGATCAGGTACGCCTTAATCATCTGCCCCAGTTCTTTGGCGGCTGCGGTACGGTGATTGCCGTCGAACACAAACAACCCCTCATCGGTATCGATGAATAGGGGGTGAGCCAGATGTTCCTCACTGGCATTCGCCTTCGGCTCGTTGATAAGCTCCGGGTTCTGAAGGAAGTAATCGTAATCCGCAGTCACCAGTACGGATTGATCGGTCTTCACGATACTCGGATCGAACTCGTCCAATGGGGCATTGGCAATGTCCTGCTTGCGCTGCTCCCACGGCTTGCGAGCCCACTCGTCGATCACCAATGGACGTTCGCCGACATAGTCTAGCGTGGTCGGCATCTTGTCGTCGCCTTCCGGCGAAGATGCTCTTTTGGAATAGGTACGCTGACCACTTAGATTGTAGTTTTGTTTGTAGTCAGCATCGTTGATGTTACCGATTCGTATTTCGCGGACGATATCGTCTAAAGGCGCGGGTGTGCTTCCGTAGGGCTCGTAATCTTCAAATTGATCCGATGTGGCATCGATATAAGTGTTGTCGATAATTACCCAGCTATGTGGAATACCATTACTGTACCCATAAGCGATGGATGGACTGTATCCTGCATTTTCCAAGGCATCATAAACAGCGTCGGAAACTGGTTCACAATCTCCATTTTGAGCACGGCGACTACCTATCACGCTTTCACGAGCATCCAAAACAATTTCTCGAATATCGGATAGGGACGCCTGTTTCTTTTGCCCGCCTGCGTGCTTTTCGATGATGTCCTTGGAGTTCTTAAACAGGGCGATGAGGCCGGGGTGGAAACTGCCGGAATCCTCTTCCATCATCTTGTTGATCTCATCCAGCGTGAACCACTCCAGTCCAGTGGTCTCCCAGTGGTGCTCACTCTGCGGGTGGAAGCTAAACTCGGTGCCCACCAGCCCAATGAAATTGTGGTAGCTGAAGCTGCCGGAACTGAACACGTAAGCCGGGATCATTGTGACGCCGCCGCCGTATCCCGTTTCCTCTTTCAGTTCGGCCTTGGCCGACTGCGCCAAACCCATACCCTCTTTGACTGCCCCGCCAATAGTGCCCCAACAGTCGCCGATGTGCACGTCCGGTGAACGCCACGCGAAACAGATACGCTTGGTGGTTGTGCAGATCGGCAGAACGCCTGATGCGGCGTTGCCCTCTCCAGCCCAAAAGCCCTCATCGTTAAAACCCTCGGCGAGCTTAATGCTAAAGTAGGGCAGCTTGTCTCGTTTATCCCGCTTCTTGGTCACGGGATAGCGTTGCGAGATGCGCTTCCACGCGGCCTTGGCTTCCGGCGTCTGATCGATACTCGAATTGAATTCTTTGTAGCCCCGCTTCTTGGCTTCAACGATAGCCATATCGTAGAGTTTCTGACCCAGACCTGTGCCACGGTAGGCATCCTCAACGTTGATATCGTAGACGTATGGACCTGCGATGACGGCTCCCTCGGTGCCGATGTCGATAAAACCGACCGGGCCTTCATACTGAGCGAAAGGACGAGGCATACGGTCTGGTGCCCATGCTCTAATCGTCCAACCACCGTACTCGTTATCGTTTTCTTCTGTTTCAAAGGTCAGTTTGGAGACATCGCCCTTCGGCACTTCCGATCCGGTCTTCGGGGTCGAGCCCAGCACGATGTAGTAGAGACCCCAGTCGTCGTCGAAATCGGTCTGGTAACGCTTCTTCAGTTTCTCCCAAACACTTGCCGCTTGCGGACTGTGGTCAATACCCTCATACAGGCGCTCATAACCAAGCTCGGCAGCTTTTGCAATCCCGGCCTGATAAATTCGCAGGCCGATACCTTGACCCTGAAGGTGTTGAGCGACAGAAGCGGCATCTACCATCAAGCTGTTCTTTGGAGCACGGGGATTGCCGGGTGCGTCTTCCATCAGTTGGAGGAACACAACACCAACACGTTGTCCCCCCAGTTTCGCGTAGGCTTCCACCCCTTTCGGAATTTCCTCGGCGATAACCTCAACCCCATCGGCCAACGCAGCCGTCTTGACGCGACCGACAATACTACACGTGCGGAACGCCCGATCATTCACTTTATCCAATTCGAATTTATCGACCTTGAATTGGTACCCACGCCCTAACACGATTTCCTTCTGATAGCCGCCGATGTCCAGATGCCCGGTGCCCTTTGGGACGTTGATGATTAACACATCATACTTTTTAAGTCCGATATGCTTCGCAAGCTGATCGAGCCATGCTGGATCACCGTCTAGTGTGCAAGATACAAACCCACGATCAATGAAACGGCTACCTTCGTTTGCCATCACAGCATTATCAGGAACAATGCGGTAGACTGTGGTAGCTTCAGGCAGAGGGTTGCTCTCAATGGCTTCATCCAAATCTAATACGGTCTGCCGATCATTCGTATCGAGATCGTCGTCCTTACGTTTACGTAGCGCCTCGTTGGTATCAACGAACATAACACCTGTGGAATAGTCTTTCTTCAGCCTATCCACATCATCCTTCACAGCGGAAGTCTTCGTCTGCTCAAGGTACGCCTTAGCTTCATCCGGACGATTCTGAAGACGCCACTTTGCACTGCGGAGATACGCCTTCTGTGTGCGTTCCGGCAGTTGCTCCCACGATGTTGCTTCGCCGCCACTCAACCAGTCTATGCTTGGAGAACCGAATAGAATCTTCGCCAGAGCCTCAACAACCTTGGGATCGTTCGGATCGTACTCTTTTGCCGGGGCTGCGGAAGCTTGAGTGGTTTCTTCCTGTCCGGCAACGGGTTTACCCTTGGCGTCAAGGAAGACAACGTCACGGTCGTAAACGTTGTAATCGGTGCCGCCTTTCTGCCACTTTACTTCAAGCAGACGAGTCGCACCACCGTAATATTGCTGACCCACGTCCGGTGCCAAGTTGCGAATCTGCCGGATCACGCCTTTCATGCCATCGGCTTTACGCTGAACCTTAGAACCGATGTCACCCGGCTTCGTCATCGAAGGATCAACTTCATAGACGCGGGAAGGATCGAATACCACGATCTGATCGCCGTCGAGCAATTTGTGCAAGCCCTTACCCTTGAACCATACGGCATCATATTTCGACTTCAGGTTTTCGGTCAGCTTCTTGGTCGCCGCGACACGATCCTTCTTCGCCAGTTCAGGATCGTAACCTTGACTGATCCACCATTTCATCATGGTCTTCGGGGCACCGAAATTGATGGTCTCCAGACGCGGCACATCGAGATAGTACATCTTCATTCCGCGAGTGGTGCCGCCTGCGAACGTCTTTGCGATAGACTTGACAGTCGTGAAATAGACGCCATAACCCAGATGGTGAACAGGTGCCGGAATGCCTTCGTGGTACGCCTGATTCTGATAACCGTGCTGGATGTCGCCGGAGCCTTCTTCGCCCTCGTAGACCACAAAACCCTGATCGCCAATAGCTTCGCGGCGGTCTTCGGTGGTGCCATGATACACCGGGCCGAATAGTTTGCGGTCGATAGCATCCTGCTGGCTGATGCGATTCATCTTCGCCATCTTGTCAAACACCACACTTGGAATCATCTTCTGAGCCGTAGCCTCTTTGTGTGACAGCTTAAAGCTCGCAGTCTGCGGTTGCTGTTCAGGCTGAACCTGTTCGACCTCGGTGGGCTCTACGGGCTCTTCCTTCTCCTCAGGCTTGACATACGTATTTGCGGGCTGTTGCTCACCCGGCTTGAGCCACATGATTTTGTACCCCATGCGCTCATCCCATTGCTTTTTGAAATCCTCAGGCACAGTGCCGTAGTGCACAACGATGGGCATCATGCTGCCCTTTTCCTCACGGAAGGCTTCCGGGTCGTTGTAGTAGAACATGAGGTCGCGACCCTCGCGAATCTCCATCACGCATGTGATCTTGTTGCTGCCGCTATAACCAATGGGCTGCATCGAGCGAGCGTTCTGGAATGACCAGCCGCCTTTCTGCTGAATACGGAGCATGGAACGCAGGGTGCGAGTCAACTGCTCGGCGGCATTACGAAACACCGCTTCTCCCTGTTCGGTCGTCGGGATCACCGTATCTTTCGGTGGAACCTCAACATCATCGCCCATAACGCGGCGATAGGTGCGGGTGTAGTCGTAGTTACGGGCGTCGTACCCGTCCTTTTCGATTCGCTTTTGGTCAGACTTGAATGCGTGAGATGTGCGGCGAGTAATAGACGCCGTGAACACGCCCGGTAGAAGTTCACGAACACGTTTCTCAAGGTTTGCGTCCATCGTTAACTGCGACTCTTCGAGCCGACGCTTGATGGTCGCGACGACGCGATCCACATACCGCTGTTGAGAATCAGCGTAAGCCTGCTTCATCGAGTCGGGCGCATTGGGCAGGGTCATCATGAAATGCTCGCCGATCAGGAACTCAGAATCATTACCGTGCTCAAACGGAGCATCCAACCACGAAACGATGCTGTCCTCGTCGAGGAATAACGAGTTCGGCTGTCCTTCAACAACCACCATCACCATACGATAATCGCCTGCGCTTCTGTTATGGCGAGGAGCGCCGAGAGCCGTCATCAGGTTGCGAGTCAAATAGATTCCGCCGTATGCCTGACGGCTGGGGCTCGTCATCCCGGCACTGGGATCATCCGCCCACTCTTTGCTCTTACCTTCGGGAACCAAACCTTCGCTCAAAATCGGGCGCAGGTTCTTGATGTCGGTGCCGTGGTAGTAAATCTGACGGTCAGCGGATTGTTTCTCACGTGGGGACGGAGAGATGTAATTGATGAATGTGTGCATCTCCATCAAAGCGTTCTCTTGGAACCGAAGCACTGACTGAATCGTGTGTTGTTCGCCGCCGAACTCGTTTTTATAGTCAGCGTACCACTCCTCAGCTTTCGTCAGATTTTCGGCTGCACTCGTCAACCGCTCCTGCAACATGTTCACATCTTTGCGCTTGGAGGTCTTGAGATACTGCTGGCAGTGGTTAAGCAATGTGAGTAGACGGGGCTGCTGCATCTCCACAACCGACTCGGCGACCGCAGGTTCGTTTGTGCGGAAGCGAGATGGGTGATGCAGGATAGTATCGTGCTCTGCAAGCAAGGAAGCATAACTCGTAACTGATCCACGTGGAGCAAATCCGTACCCCGGCTTCCAATCGACCTTGCGGTTTTTCGACGGACCTTTGCGATGAATGATCTTGATCTGCTGCTTGATAAGCGGTGCCAGACCTTCTGGCAGGCCGAACATGTTGCGCACCTGACCCTTATCATCGATCCAGAAAATCGCGTATTGACCTTCTTCGAACTGTCCGCCAGCCCACTGGCTATCCAGAATTCGTTCGCTGAAGATATAGCTGTGATGCCAGTCCTTGCCGTCGCATTCGGCGAAGTCGTGGACTTCCTCGATCACGCCGTCCAGAACTGAAGCGGCACCCATAACAAACGGCTTGCCTTTCCACGTGGCGTTATCCCCAGTGACGGCAGCCGCAGCCGCGTACTTCTTGAACGCCTTCGGCGTCCAGTAAATCTTGTAGTACCCGCCGTACTGATCTTTGGGGTCGTTGTTCGGCTCCTCAACCTTGGAGCAAACGCACTCAGCGACGGGCATCGCGTCGAAAGTAAAATAGACGGTTTCGCCAGCCAGCAAGATCGGGCGTCCCTTGTAAGCGTAGAACCGCTCCTGTGTCTCTGGGACCTCCCGGAAGAACCCCTCGCGGAAATCGGACGGAACTTCGATGTACATCGCCTTCTTTAGCAGGCTGCCAGTCTTGGCATAGGGGTCTACAGTGCCCTGTAATTGCACAGCAAGGCCGCTGTACGTGCGCCATTCTCCCAAGGCGGACTCACGTGTGCCCAGAGCCCCCGGACGCGGCGTAAAGCTCAGAATCGCGATCTGATCGTCCGGCACTTGACCCAATGCCTCTACGTTCGAACTGAAAAAGAGAGGATTGAGCGGTCCACCCGCGTTCTCGCGAGCCGCGCACCATGTTTTGTAAAAGTCGAAGGATCGCTCCCGAAGTTCGGCTTCGGACATCGGCACCTTCCAGTACGACCAGCGGCGATTCCCCTCCGCATCCGTCCAACCATCACCCACGGGTTCGGCATTCGGCATCTCTTCCTGCGTCTTGCCCCGGTAGGATGAACTGCTCTCGATCTTTTTGCCCTCAATGAGTGCTTGTAGGTGGATGGGATAAGGTTTGCCGGGTCTCCAGTCCTTGTCCTGCGTCAAGTACGCCCCGCCCCACGTCACAGCTTCGTACAACCATGAACGCTGTGCTCCCACGCCCTTCTGTGCCATTTCAAGCATCTGAGGCACGGTAAGCTGCCCGGAGGCAACCTTCTTGCCCTCCACGACCGCAAGGTAAATTCCTTTGGCTATTTCGATGTCCTCAGTAAAGCTAATCGCCATACTGGTGCCGCCGCCCAACCCAGTACCTTCCGCCATCTGAAGTTGATAGCGAGTCTTCAGACCGCCCGACTGAACCGCAGATAGAGCGGTGGTCACATGGTAGAGAGTCTGTGGCAGGGGCTTGAATTGGCCCGGCATATAGAGCCCACGTTCCTTAGCGACCGTAGGATCAAGCCGTCCCTCGGAGATCGCCGCCAAAGCCGACTGCTCCCAATCCTGACGCCGCTTGTGACGTTCACGATTCTGTTCATCGGTCTCTTGCTCGAATATTTCTTGTCCCTTTTCGTCCTTGACGATCTTGGGATACGGGGCATACTCTTCCCGATTTTGTTCCCACGGCTCACCTGCCGCCGTAATCATCGTACCGGGTTGAACCTCATTTGGCTCTTCGTCATCCAGCTTGATAAGCTTCAACTGTGCTCCGTCACGCAGAGTGACTTCGTATTCATCGGGATTCTCAAAGTTCGCCACGAACGTCTGCCAAGGATCGACATCATTCTCGCTCTGAACTTCAGCGGTGATGGTCACCAGACGACCCTTCTTACCGCCCCCGCTCTGCCCCGACCAAAGCGAGGAGCCGCCCCAGTAAGCATCCGCCGCATCCGGGTTGGTCGTCCAGAATACTCCGGCACCATCCAGTTGGGGCTTTTGACCTTTTGGAACCTCAAGGGCTCGGTAGACGATCAGTGGAAATTCAAGGGTGTTAACCTGACCGACCGCCTCGTCATACTTCCACTCCAGTTCCATGCGTTCGTCTTTGCTGCGAGGCAGCGGAAGCCCGTACTTCTGCTTGTAGAACTCTTTCAATGGTGGGGCATTGAATCTAATGCTGCCAGTCTTGGATGCGGTCGCAGGTTGGGCTTCGGCTTGAGGCTGTTGTTTGATAATCCCATTCTCGTCCCAAGGCAACTCCTGTTTCTG